CAGTGAAGAGGAAGCAGTATCAATTTAATATAGCAATTATTTAATATTCGTTATACTAGCCACTTTAGTTTTTCCACAAAACTCGAAGCATTCGTTAAACCAACCAATGACATTATTTAAATCGTACGATCCGTATCCGACATCATACTCGTCTTTCCCGGTTTCCTTATATTCAATCTCATAATATGACTTTTCATCAATTTTACGTGTTATTATCCTTGCTCTTGATACCTTTTTTCTCTTCTCCATGTGAGAACGTATGGTGTCAACTACATATTCCATTGCTCTTGCATATCCTTTTACTTCATCAAATTGCAAAGGATTTCCTCTTGCACATCTTCGCATTTCTTCATGCGCTAGTTGTGATTCATTCTCTAACTCTTCCAAGATCTTCTCTAGTACGTTCATTTATTCCATCTCCTGTTTTTCTTATCCATAACACAATAACCTTTTTCGCAATAACATTCTGTTGATTTATAGTAGTTTTTATAATATTTGCATTTAATACACTCTTTTTTCATTACTACGCCTCCAACAACTCTAGTTCCTCGATTTTATCCATTAAATCCATCTCAGGATAATTCTTTTTTGGATATCGTTGATATTTTGCACCTATGCAGCTTTGGGAATTTGCATACAGTAGGTTATATTCTAATGCAAGCCTTAGCGGAATATCTTTGTGTTTTCCTGTTAATGTAATTTTGCTCTTATCGTCATACTCAATAAATATTTTCCACATTGTTACCCCTCATCACTTTCAATTCTCTCTAACCTTTCGTATCCATTCCATCCATGTTCTGCTCCGCATTGTTTGATACAATAATAATCTTCGCAGCAACAATGATCGCATCTATTGCAATCTGGTTCTTCGTCATCTACTGTGTAAATTATTGTTTTCATCACTCCACCTCCAACAGCTCTGGATTGTCAAAAATGTTTCCGATAACTTCCGTTCTATTTGGATTCCGATTATATTTAAAAACATCGTTATTGGTGCATTTTTTATTTCCTCGTCCACATACTGCCCATGATCCCCTCCATTCGCTCCAAAACACAGCACCTACACGATATTTTATCTCTTCGCCATCTTTTAAAAACGGACTTCCATCATAGTCATAACTATATCTGAGAATATCATTCTCCCAGATCTTCTTATCGTTTTTGTCGGTAAGTCCGGTGTACTGGCATAAAGTACTTGGAGCAATCTCGCATTTTAGTAATATATCTGGTAATTCTTTGCTAATTTTGTGTATTTCCACTTTTCCAGAAGGATATGCAACAACATACCCTTCCACCCATTCTCCATTATCTTTTCTCTTTGCTTTAAAAAGTATTTCTCTGTTCATAATTACTCTTTCTCCCATGACCAATTAACCTGTTCCATAACCATATCTCTCATAGCTTCTTCGATTTCCTCATCAGTTACATCATCACCAAACTCTTCTTCAAATGTCATATTTGTTCCAGCAAAACCATAATTTGCCTCCGCTTTTACTTTAATCATTCTTCCACCCTCCTGTTCCATTTCCCTATAGCAGTTGTTTCTAAAGCACATCTTCGCGTTGCGACTCCGCATTCTTCGCAGTACACGAAAGCTGATATAACTTTTTCGTCAAATCCATAATGGATTTTCATTGTCGCTTCTCCACCACAAAACGGACATTTCTTTAATTCTCCCATGTTACTCACTCCAATCTAATCTCTGTCCACAATGATTGCAGCAATCAGAATCCCAATAACAAAACATTTCTATATCTGCCATATTTCCAAACAGTCTTTTGCATCTAGGACACGACGCTTGTCCATTCCAGTTTTCTACTTTTTTCGGCAACTGCTTTTCCAGTGCTTTGATTGCTGTTTCATACAACCCAATTGCCAAATCCAATGTTTCATTATGTACAGGATTGCAATATTCATCGTATTCTTTTTGTGCATCTAATGTGCGAATTTTTCTTTGCAGAAACTCTATCGCTTCTTTAACTTTCTTTTCGTCCACTTTCTGCACCCTTTCTAACCCTAACAACCTCTTTGTCTGTCTCTTTTACTACTCTTCCACTTGCACATTTCACGCATTTTATTCTCCAACCGCCATTGTGTCTTTCAAAGTGTCCAAATCCAGGTTCTATCCATTGACCACAACAATAACAACGCCCTGCATATTTATTTCTTGCCATCTTCCATCACCAAAATCCCTTCATCAATCAAATTATTTACTGTTTTCAACAAGTCTTCCTGTACTTTTAAATCATTTTCGTGCTCGATATCTTCAAATCTAAAAAACTTGTTAAATTTATAAGTACTCATTCCTCCCAAACAATTACAATAAACACGAATTCTACTATTGTAATATGGCTTATCATATATACCTATCCAAAACTCGTTATCAGTGCCGTACTGTATATCTTTATCAGTCCCAACCGTTCCACTAATACACCATGCATTGATAACATTATTTCTCCAAAACAGTGGTTCCTTAATTTGGGACTCATCACCAACTTTGAGTTTTTTAATTTTCTTCATTGTTAAGTTGTATTTATTCTCCACTTTAGGTTTCCTCATTGCTTTTCCCTATTCGTAGGTTTCCCACCTAACAAATTTCCTTCTTCGTCTCTGTCATATTTCCACATCAAATAATCACACCAATTATCATTGTTAAAATCGCTCATGTTGTAAAACGGATCTGGATTATCTATAACATATTCTTTTTCAAATCCTTTAATTTTCACATTTACATCATCTACAATGATTCTTTTCGATAATCTACAAATCCACTTCACAAATTCTTTAAAAGTTTCTTCAAATTCTCTATCACGTAATGCACCATCAACAACAAGAATATATTCGTCTTGTGTATGTAACCAACCACGTTTATAACTTCTTCTTCCTCTTGAATCTCTTAAGTTATTTGTTCCCTCAAAAAATTCATCGCTACTGCTTGAGCTGTTATATCCTCTTTTTTGAATCACATATACTTCCATATCTCTTTCTGATCCAGTTACAACCGGAAGATGATCAAGAACAGTTTCAAGAATATACCTTTTCTCGTGTTGTGTTCTGCCTAATGGTGATACAACAATTGTTCCATGTACATATGTCCAGCTACTCATTTTTACACCTCTTTTAATATTAATCACATCGGTATTTACGATCTTATATCACATGCTGTTCACAAATATTTTCAAATAGCGACAAATGAAATAGTTTGTTGAATCAACGTTTACAGTTTCTAAATATTTGATTTACTGCAGGTGATATTTGATTATAAACACCGATGAAAATCATATGCAGAACTTTATGTATCTTATTTTATTGAGGGTATGAAACATGTATAGAAATTTATTCCGCATATGAATTGTGAATAAAGGATTCGAACCTTTTCTAATGCTATATACCGCATCGTGCTACCATTTACACTAATCCACAACTATCTTTTAATTAAAACTTCTATAGAAATCTCCTGTCTTATCAATACTTCTGCAAACCATGGAGTCAATTTCTCGTTTCATTTCTTCACCACATTCCGGACACATATGTCCTTCGCCTGTATACTCTTTCATCGACATTGTAATAGTTTCTTTGTGCCCACATTTCGGACAATAGAATGGATAATTCATACTGTTTATTTCTCCTTTTCTGACTTTTTATTCCCACTGATGTCGCTCACAAGATTGACCAAATATAATAATTCATCAAGTTTCTTGTCAATCAAACGATTGATTCTTTTGATTTTATCAATACGTTCCTCTTCATCTTTGCGCTTTGCATACGCTTCCATATTTGCAATGCCGACCACCTGCGCTGTAGGATTTTTACCATACTCTTCTAAAGATAAGATCTCTTTTACATTTCCTAATATTCTCCTATCTTTTCTTCTTGCATTAACAACTACAAGTGTATTTTCTAAGTTTGCTGTTCTAAGTAATTCGTATTCTTCCTTATATAAAGCAAATCCATAATCTTTTTTATTACGATCTTCTAGTAAATTCACAATTGCTACTAAATCATATCCTGTCATGGTTTTATTCTCCTTTTTCTATTTGCAAATCACCTTGTTATTAAAATCCCAGCTACCGGATATAACTCCATTCGGATGTATAATAAATTCTCGACACACATTGTCCGGTTCATTCTGCTCTACTTTGGACAGCATATCCATGTTTGAGTAGCTAAATGTGATATTTATTCCATTGTAGTTCCAAATCTCATAGACATAATAGTCTTGTATAGTCTGCTCCACGAATTCGAAATGATTATATGCATAATTGAGCATTTCCATGTATAAGCTATCATTGCTTTCATAATTAACACCATACTTATCCGGAAGTTTCATAAGCCTTCTAAATGAAACATCATCAGCAAATCTAAATGCATCAACAAAATCTATAAATTTAGAAATGCTGTCGATATCATACATAACACATTGAATTCTAATCTTTGTACGTTTTAGCCATCTCTTAATTGTTTTTAACTCTTCGATAGTCGGAACATCAGCTATAAATATATTACGGTTAATGTCATCGTCGATAGCGTGTCTGCTTATATCGATAAAGTCAAATAATCCTTCAATCCTATCAATATGGTCTTTCAAATATGTTCCATTCGTATTCATAGTAAGAAACTTTATATCGTGTTTTCTTAAAACATCACATAATAATGAAAAGCCAATAAATAGAAGAGGCTCTCCTCCAGTTAACGATACTGAATATAAAATTCCTTCTCTTTCCATTTCACTTAACATGCGATCCACTTGTCTTACGAAACGCGCAGCATCTTCGTGACACTTAGAATTCTGTTCCACGCAAAACGGGCAACTAGCATTACAAGCGTTGGTAAGCTTTAAATGTAAATGCCACAACCATTCATTTTTCTCTACTAAAATACTATTGCCAAATAAATTTACTTCCATTTTGTCTTCATAATGAATAGGAAGTTTCTCCACATCAGCAGCGTGTAAATACTCCTCTTTATTAGTAATTGTTTTAAACATTAGTTTCTCCTTAATATTTGCATTTTGTATTTTTTGTACACCATATATAGTATTTAAATAAGTTGTATATTGCTATATATTGTGTTGAATTACGAATAAAATCGAGATTTTAACTTGATAATATCTCATCTATCATCTTATCCATCTCATATGTAAATTTGACACAATTACCATGTGAAATATGATTCTTCCAAGATTCATAAGATTCTAGGAATTTTCCTTTTGATAACTTATTCTCTTTTACCATCTTTGCCATTTTTCGATATTTCTTTTTCGCTTTTCTCTTTTTTTCATTTGTAAGTTTTCTAATTACTTTTCCATCTTTTGTGACATATGTATGAAAACCACAAAATTTAATTCCGTTTTTAAAAGGTATAATCTGAGTTTTGCCGTTCAATTCAAGATTTAGTGTGTTTACAAAATCTTCTATTGCACACAAACAATATTTTGCATATTGCTTTGATTCCACAATTAAATAGAAATCATCCATGTATCTTCCATAATATTTGACACCCAACTCTCCAGTTATAAAATGATCAAAACCAGACAAATATAATAAAGCAAATACCTGACTAACTTGATTTCCAAGAGGCAAGCCATTTCCGCTTGTGCTATCAATAAATTTTTCACATAACCAGTACGTATCTGGATTAGATATAAAATATGAAACAATATCTTTCAGAATATTATGATCAATATTATAGAAAAATTTTTTAATATCACCTTTAATAATCCAACAATCATATCCGTATTTCTGATATGCTAAATACATTTGATATTTCAGACAATCCAAACCAAACAATGTTCCTTTTCCTATTTGTCCGGCATAATTCGTATATATAAATTCATTACTTAAAATAGGAAGAAGCACATTATCACATAAACTGTGCTGCACAATTTTGTCTTTAAAACTTCCTGCTTCTATAATTCTCTCTTTCGGTTCATATACTTTAAATCTGTTATATCTATCTACTTCATATTGCTTTGATTCTAAAAGTTTCTTAATTTGATAAATTCCATCAAGAGCAGATAATTCAAATTTAATTCTACTTTTCGTAAAACCTTTGCCACTTTTTGAATCTCTGTATGCTTTATATAAATTTTCAAAATCAATAATCTTATCAAAAACTGTGCTATCTTTTATCATGATATATTTTACCTTTGTATTTATCCTGTCTAGTAAAAGACAGGAAAGGTTGTTTGCTCTTTTGATATCGGGACTCTAATTTCAGCGTTTCTCTTACTTTATTTCGTCTTCCGACCCAGAACGGACGAACTCCATAATCGTTCCAATTGCAATCGTTGTAGTTCACGTTACCATTACTGTTAACAATCTGAACATAGGAAGTCATATAGCAAACAACCGTTAAGAATCATCTTGTTTTATCTTTGTTTCTCCAGGCTATTGTCATATATTTAATATCACATATCTTCTTCTGCCAATGTTCAACTGTATCAGATCCTATAAGATTTAGATTCATTGACAATTCAACATAACAAGATAATTTATCACATGAAGAAATAGATCTAGTTTGCAAATCTAATCTCTTCTGTTTTTCTGCATTTATTTGTATTCTATTTGCGCTCATCAGGAAATCATATATATTCATACATTCATTCTGAATTCTTTCTATAAGCGTTTTGTATTTTGCCGGATATCTCTTTTTATTCGCTGTCACGGAATATGTATATTGCATTAAGTCGATAGCTTTTGTAATAACTTCCATATAAATCACTCCAATCTTGCTGAGTTTTGCTCTTCGAATACTTACGAACAACGCTTACGCATTGTTCTGTCTTCGTCTCCACAAAACGTTATCGACAAGATAAACAGATTTAAGATTCGGTGATAAAAAACGGACGAACTCCATAAACGTACCAATTGCAACCGTCGCAGCCCACGTCACCACCACCGTAAACAACCTGAACAAAGGAAGAATCTTTTCTTGACGGTGTCTGGTTTGGAGTTGACAGCCAGTATGCATAATTGATTAATGGAAGTTTTTCACCACATTTTCTGAATAAATCAAATGTCGGAATAGATAATACATCATCTTTAATAACACCATAATCATCAAATCCATCCATACTAAGCAAGTTATTTTCAAATGGAACAATACTATTTCCATATTTTTCTTTAATATCTTTTGCAAGTTTGCACTCTTCAAGATATTCTCTTACTGAAGATTCTGCATAATTATTATTCATACCGAAAGTCATTTGTTTTAGAATCCCATACATAAAATGATATATCTTTCCATCCATTTGAATGTTTGTCCAATAGCATCCAAATTCCTCTTTAAAGTGCTTGTTCATAAAATCTTTAACGGATTCTCTAAATTCTTCTTCATATCTCTCTGGATCGTTACTATACCATTCTGGCACAATATCCTGATCGACTTTATAAGTCCACTTTGAAATGTCAGAAGTGATAACATATCTCTCTGGCGGAATTAATTCTGCTCTCACAAATTTCTTAGAAGCATTAAATTCATTATCTTCTATATCCAATTTTTCAAGCAAACTTGAATGACTTTCATTCTCTAAGGGTGCAAGTTCCACCCTATTCTTAAAAATAATTCCACTTTTAAACTCACACATAATTTATTTCTCCTTTTCCTTATTTAGACAATTTCAATTTCTTCTCCAATCAGTTCTTCTAACTTTTCGCGCATCTCTTCTACGGTCATTTTCTTTAGTTTTTTTCGCTCCCAGATGAGTTCGAGGTTGTCATCATGCATGATACTGCTAATTTTTTCCATGCATTTAATCTTATATACCCTAACTATTTCTAAACCGCTTGCCACATTTTTTAAGTTTTCGTTATAGTCTCCCAAATCCGAATATCCATCTTCGCCAATCAAAAAGCCGCCTATAACAAGTCTTTTCCCGAAATAGTTATCATTATATTCGACCACCATTCCGCTTTTTAAATCTGACTTTGTAAATTCTTTCTGCATGTAATCACTCCATTCCAGGATTTTATACCCTTTGCTTTTATAGTACTGATACGGCGAAAACTCTCCTCTGATATAGCACATTTCTTCTTCGCAGAATTTGTAATTTGTCTCTTTCAGGTAGCTTTCGCCTGAACACCACTTCATTCCTTGCTTATGCATTTTTTCGCAAAAGTCTTTCGCTTCCTCTTCTGTCTTGCAGTGTACTGCAATCTTATTGTCTGTATCCTTAAATTCGTCCCAGTTAAATCTCATCTTTTTTTACCTCATTCTTCCTCTTTTATATATTTTGCTACAAACATCAATGCCCCAACTCCTAATACAAACCCGTAGAAAAATGCCTCTTCTCCAAGTTCATATAATCTGGCACCGGCTAAACAGGATGTAATCAACCCACCAATTGACATTATGTTCCAAAAAGTTTTCTCCATATGTAATTCACCACCTTATCCTACAAGTTCATACTTGTTCCTTAAAAATTCACCAATATCATTTACCATGTATGTATAATTTTCTTTTTGATCTTTAATATATGTAGAATTTCTGTTAAAGAAACTTACCATCCACTCCGGAATTTCTAAATCTATGTTTGTTTCAAAGCTGTACGCAACAACAGCAAGTAAAGAATTCATGTTTTCAGGTTCAAGAAGTTTCGATGAGTTATCAACCTCTACTGTCCAGTCATCTAACTGAATTTTATATAATTCGATGTCTTCATCAATCACATCTTCTTTAACATTTTCTTTGATAAATTCAAGAGCGTTCTGGTCTGAAGAAGCATTATCTATTACATTATTCTCTCCCACTTCGACAAGACATTCTTCATCTTCTTTAATATGTAAATACTCTTTCATGAGAGCAGTTAAGATGTTAATTTTCTCTTTTAAAATAGCCTTACCTTTTGTATGACGATCCTCATTTAATTTGTCAAATGTTACTCCATTTACATCTTTTTTATATAAAGACTTTTCAAATTCTTCTACAAAATCCTTAAACTTAATATCATCTAATCCAAATTTAGCAAACTCTTTAAACACAGGGATCCAAACAATAACATTTTTTGGCACAAACACTTCTGTGAAATTATCTTTGCACACAGATTCAATCCTGCTAAAATATTCATTTACAGTATCAAAGTGTTCTTCCGTTGCGTTCTCATTTAGATATTTGCTCATGTTCTTTATTGCACTTTTCCAGTTATCAAAGAAAAACGTTGTCATGACAGATTCACATACAAGTCTTTCTCTAATACCTTTCGATTGCTGCTTACCGGAACAAGACATACAATTTTTAAAGAATTTATTTTTCTCAGATATTGTCCTTATTTTTCTTGCATGTAAATCAATATAAGTAAATGCTTTCTGAGATGTATTCATTCCCAAATGATTGTTGTATCTTCTCACCAATTTACTAATCTGTGACATCGTACAATGCTGATGTATTGTAATGTCAATCTGATAATCATCAAACATTTTTTTCAATTCTGGCGGTAACATTTCATATGTTTTTCTTCTCAAATCATATTCAACAGATTCCCAAATAACTTTTCCGTATTCATCTTTACAGATTTTATTATTTTCATCTTTCTTTTTTCTCTGATATTGGATAATCGGATCTTCTAAAGTAGCTGTAATTTTATAGTTTTCATGCTTAAATTTAACCAACGCAGAACTTCTTTGCATTCCATCAACAATGTATTGCTGCACAACGTCTTCGTCCAAATCTTCTTCTCCTAAGATAATTGGTGGAATATAATCATCAGTTAATACAGTTTTGATTAACTCATTCACCATTCCATTTTCCCAACAAAACAGTCTTTGAACGTCCTGATTATCACTAATATCTTCTTCCACAATCTTCTCTAAATAAGAATCTAGCGATAATGTCTTTTTTCTAATTTTCTTTGCCATGATTATATTCCTCCAATTTTTTATTCGCACAATAACACTTTTACATTTTCATAAAGACGCATAGTCCCAAGTATATTGTCTTTATATTCTCTTTCTGTTATGTTTAATTCTTCAATAATTTCATCTTGAGTGTATCCATCGCATATGAGATCGACCGCCTTTTGTTGCTTATAAGATAAATTGCTCTTATACATTTCAATTTTATCTGTTGTGGGGTGAAGTCTATTTATAATTTCCCCTTCTAAATTAAATCCAGAAGAAATGCCTTCTTCCAACGTGTAATCTTCATCTGGATCAACTTTCATATGTATGGATATATCTGGAATAACTATAGGATTTCCGTCCTTATCTCTCATAATTTTTCCTTTACTATCTGTTACAAGATTACATCTTTTAAACCTTATACAATCTCTTTTCCACGTTTCTTTTCTTCTTACAAGGTTTCCATAGAAATATGTACTAAATTTACAATTTTTCGACTCATCATATGTATCCATACTCTTCAGAAGAATATCGACAGCTTTATCATAATAATCATCCCAATACATTTTCGGGATATTTGTTTTGGAAATGATTTTGTCGCATATTTTACGAATTTTTTTCATATCATTTCCGATATAGTCTTCGAGAATTTTATTCTTGTCCATCTTTATGACCTCTCATACAAAATATTTAGATATCTAATTTTTATATTCGCTTTTATGAATACAACATACACCACATCTGAATACTTGTCAATAAATATATTCACATATCTGAATATTCCTCCATTGACATATGAATATATAATGTTATAATCTAAATATTAGGAGGTGTAATATGTTTTCATACAAACCTTTGCTGAAGCTGCTTATTGATAACGACTTAAGCAAAACTCAATTTCGTTTAGAAACCGGAATAAGTATGGCTACATTAGCCAAGATTGGTAAAGATGAATATATTTCTATGTCCACTCTTGACACCATTTGCAAATATTTCGATTGTAAAATTGAGGATGTAGTCAAATTTATCAATGATGATAAGTAGTTTCATACAACCTGATTCTATTATTACTATGAATCAGGTTGTAATTCATCAAAGAAATCATCGTCTTCAATGATTCTTATCTCAAATCTTCTAGTACCAAGACGATTAAAAGTCTTTTCAATATTCTTAATCCCAATCGTACATTTTGTATTGTCCAGGACAGATTGAATAATTACCAACTCATCTTTAATCTGTCTTCGTTTTTCAAGAATTTCTTTTTCCAACTTATATAATTTGTATCCATCACAACCTGACTTCCATTTTTCTAATTCAATCTGATGCATACAGTTTGACAATTCACGATCAACATTTGCCAATTTTTTATGTAATACTGCTCTTCTTCTCGTAGCGTCTTCCACAAATTCGCTACACTGTCTTGATTTTTCGATCCACTGTACAACCTCGTCGCACGGTATGTACGAATCTTTTCTTATGTATTTCTTCTCTTCTGATTGCACATTATCTGTTTTTGTTTTGTTCTGAGGAACTTCCTGTTCAGATTGTGGAACAGGTTTTACTTTAAAATGAAAGTTCTTCAATACTTTTGGAAGATTCTTTAGAATATTATCCGCCTTGTCCTTTTCAAATACTTGAGCGTTGCGTTTAGAACAAGTTACAGGAGAACCATCAGAACTTAACCTAATGTACAATTTGTCGTTCGTCACGACATAATTCATTTCAACCACCCTTTCTTTTTTACTTTTCATTGCGTTATTCACTGTTTATTTCACTCCTATTTAAAAAATTGCATCAGAAATAAACGTTTAGAAACTTGTCCACACGAATAAAAAGTAAATATCAATATTCAGTTTTCCAATATTTGGAATTTTTAGCTGATACGCTTGACTACTTTGAAAAAAATATGTATTATACTAGTAGGGATAGCGCAAGCTGTTCTTAGCACTCCCATTTTTGGGAAATGCGTTTTTTGGTTTTAGAAGAGCCGGAACCGGAGGTGTTGGCGCACCTGTGATGGATTTCCGTCTCTTCTTTTTTATTATGTTTACAAAAAGTATATTAACACGAACACTTGTTCTTGTCAATAGTTGACAGAACGTTTGTTCGATTTTTTGTTCTTTTCTGTTCTTCTGTATCCGGGAAAGGATCATGAACTAATATTGTACTCATAGTTCCGATAGGTTTTATGTTCATCAAATCTAATTGTTTTTCAGAAAACACTCTTAGCTGGTTTAAAAAGTCATCACAAATTTTTGCTATTGTTTCAGATCGCTCGATAATATCCTTGCATTCCTGAAAAGTTTTTCTTTCAAAACCTACCACCTCATTATTTTCAAGGTCTTGTTCTGCAACTAAAACTTTTTTCCCTTTACAGTGCTTAACAGCTTCTTCAATGTCCATCAATACATATCTCATGCCACATCATCTCCCCACATAAAATTTGCGTCACATGCAATCTTTATTGCACGTTTATCGTCCATAGATGTTATCTTTCCAAGGTATTTTTCTATTCTTAATTCTGAAATATTTCTTATGCATTCGCACAAAACAATAGAATCTTTTACCAACCCTGTACCTCTTCCCTTTTTGATAAGAGTATGCGTAGGTTGGTTTATCTTTTTTAATTTTGTACTAAATGGTATAACGATGGTTGTTGCAGCGAAATGATTTCCTATATCATTCTGTACAATAATTGCTGGTCTTTTCCCGCCTTGTTCACTTCCTATAGTGTTATCTCCAAAGTCAACCATTACAATATCAAATTTTTCAAATTTAATTTTCATAATTACGCATCCTCCTTTCTCCTAATCTATGTACTTCTCTCTTTCGATATCATAAGTATATACTCTTTACAGTATATTGTCAAGAGTATATTCAATAAAATATATTTATTTTTTAAAGAATATATGCTAAACTATATACTGTAAACAATATATAACGAACAGGTGGTGAATACATGCGCTTAGATATTAAAGATCTGGTAGATAAAAAATTTCAGAATAAAAATCAATTTGCAAAAGCGATCGGGGTCGGGTATCCTGCGGCATGTAAACTTTACGATGGAGATACAAGCAAAATAAATTTTGACACACTAGAAAGAATATGTATCGCACTAGAATGTACTCCAACTGATTTATTCAAATCTGAGGATCCAGCGTTAAATAGACTTCTTTTATATTATTGCAAGTTACATGAATCCAATGAAAAAGACGATACAGAATAAGTATCGTCTTACATATATTTATTACATCTTTATTATTTCTTTAGCTTTTCTAGCTGCTATATCCCAGTTTACTTCTATCCCGGAACCAATGCTATACCATGTATCTTGGCTTTCACTGTACTGCAACACATTCCAACACCATAAGTTTGACTTTTCTTTGTGCGGTTCTAAAACTACTTTTCTCACAACATTTACACCTCCCAGATGAAAGTTAAAATTCATCTAATTATCAAGACCACATGCAGCATTATAATCGTATTTTTGCTCACATAATCTTACACTCTTGCCTAAATCAGAAAACCGATTATAATAAACAGGACAGTTATAATCTTGATGAAAAAAACCATCATTTCCATATGAAATTATTTTTTCTCTAAACCATCTCATTTTCCCATGATTTTTATCGTACATCCGATATTCGATGAATTTACCAATTTCAGCCAATTCTGGTACATTTATAACCATAGTAATTACCCCCCTCTATTCTTCCATATACGGATTATCTTTCAACCTATAATCACATCCCTTTGCCAAAAGAAACTGTCTCCATTTCAATAATTCTTTCGATGTTAATCCAAAATCATGGGTATCTATTCCATTTAATGACAAATCCAGTGTATCACCAAATTCGGGGTATTCTTCCATTATATAAATGTCGCAAGATATTTGATTCGATTCTTTGTCTCTTTCAATATTGTTTACACATCTTGTATATGGAAAATTTCTTTTATAATGAATTCAATTTCCTCATCAGTCAAATCGAGAAATTCTCTGTATTTCAACATTATATTCCCTCCGTCCATTACCATCATTAACAAACTTGTCTTTTCCAACCTCTTTTTTTGAGTTCTGAATAATAATCTGCTTTCTCCAGGCACCTACATTTTTCATAAGAAATCATATCAATCGTTGGTTTATGAAAGCATTCTTTTTTCTTTACATCATTTTCAGATAACCATACTTGATGTGATCTGCACCAATATTTTGGGTTAATACATAATTTATTTCCTAATCCCATTCTAGGATGATTAGCATCTGCTATTTTATACTGCAATTACACTCCTCCAATAAAACTATTTTACTCTATGCTGCAATACCCAATACATTGAGGTACATCATATATAACTTTTCCAAACCTTTTAGTACATACATACCGCAGTTCTTTCCAGTTGATTCTCTCGTCTCTTCCGAAATCTTTTGTAACGCTTAAATCTTCTCTTTCAAAAATTTTATCCCAATAATTCCAATATTCTAAAAGATAATCATACATCTGATCTATGGTATCGAATTCCATTTCATCTTTCATTGATTCACTCAACATACCTCTATGCGGTCTATACTTAATCATATGTTCTCCTTCAAAAGCATATTTTATTTATTCAACAATAGCAAAATGTTTTTTCCGTAATATTTTTTCTGAAGTTCAAATGTCGATTCAGACACACTAATATCCGACAATTTAACTTCTTCAAAATTATAGCCTTCACAGTCTTCCATAGTTCTGTTTCCATATCTATTTTTAGTACATTCCATTTTTCCATCAAATTCTTCTATCATGCAGAAGCTACACTCTCGTAAAGCAATTATTTGTCTTTTCTTCATAAACATTTGGCTCATAATTCCTTGTCCATTATAAATGTCAACATTCGTTTTAAGCATCATTTTAATAATATATTTTGCATCTTCTAAAGATTGAATCTGATCAACAGCTTTTATATCATGTTTCATAATCCGTTTATATAACTCATATACGTTTGATATAATACTCCACTCCTTTCTCAAAATGAAACTTAGAATCTATCTAGAAAAATCTATTAAACTTCCACGATCTTTAATAGGTTCTCCATTAGCTGCTAAAACAGGCTCTATGCTATCTGCTAAATCAAGCCAACTGACGCTTACATGTTTCTGTTCTACATATCCATCTTCTTCCTCAAATTCAACATCACACTCATCATCAGATTCCCACGCATAACCAATAAATTTCCCATACTGTTTTAAATTTCTATGATAAACTCTATCTCCTGTTTTAAATTTCTTTTCCATAATATCACCTCATATCATCTATTAAAATGCCTAATCTATCATATGCTTTAAAATATCTATGTGCAATTTCATTAAACATATCAGACTGACATATTGCAATAGCAAACTTTTCTCCAACTTCTGTTTCATATTCTATTGCTAACTCAGAAAATAGTTCCTTTTTCTCTTCTCGTTTGCATTGCACTCTTTTATAACTTTCATAGCATTCCTTCAATTTATCGTTAGGAATGCCAATAAATAAATTTCTTCTCATAAAACGCTCCAATCTGACCAACTTTAGTCATTTAATTTGTCTCAATATTTATCAGAAGTTATGTCTTCATCAATCAATAACATATTTCCATTGTTATCAAAATGATTACACATTAATATATCATTTAATATATGAAGCACACTAATTTCCCAATTTTTCCCGTTATCAAATTTATCAAGTTCTAATTTATGTGCGTATTGTTCAAATACTTCTTTTATATCTTTATCGGACATTTGTGACAATTGATTTCCAATATGTTTATTTGTAGTATCCAATTATAACACCTCTCAATCCAAATAAAACCTATATTTCTTCAGCATATTCACATTGATTTAATATTTCTTTCTTATCAAAATCAATATCTTCTGCGGTGTCGCAACAGATTGTTTCAACTTGACTATCTATACCGTCCATATCTATTGCGCATTTTCGTAATATTCGAAAATACTATTACCATTTAACCATAATTAATATCAACATTTCTTATATAAGATCACCAGCATATTTGTCCTGAATTATATTTTCTAATTATTTCCTTAAATTTCTGTTGATGTTCTTCAAAATATTTTCTTTGTTCTTCTATTTTTAAATTACCATAACCCAATTTAGATTTGCAATGGTTATATCCATTCAATATTTCCTCCGCACTACGTTCTTCAAATTCAGACCATCGAATATCATTTGTATAACTGTCAGACTCTACATAATCATTATATAAATCAATTTCCAATTCAGAAACAGCTTCTACAATAGCCTCCTTATCTGACATAAATTTAAATTTTTCTGGATTATTCTTTATATAGTCTTTTATTCTTTGTTCGTCTTCATCAGAAATGGTACAAGTACACACATTCACACAATCAACTTCTATTTTAAACATATATTTCTCCTTGTATATCCTAGATTATATATTACTCAAACATCTTTTTCGGAAGTATTTTATCACAGTTTATGCACCTTCGCCTTTTACTACAAAATTCTGTAACATCCTCAGTGGCTCCACATGGCTCATTATTGTAATTAAAAAACAAATCTCTAATTACTCTTTCTGTTATATAGTATCCCTTTTCTGAACCACAAAACGGGCATATTTTTTGTTCCTTCATAATTCCCCTCGCTTGAAATCAATCTTTCAAACCGTTTAATATTTCTAATCGTTTTTTAAACATTTCAACATATTCTGGGAAATATTCAAACCAGTTGTAATCAATTTCCTTTATCTGATTCAATCCAATTTCCCCAACAGCTTCTAATGCAGCATCCTTCTGACTAACTCTTTTTCCAAAACATGTCTGGCAATTCGACCCGTCTACTTTGTCATATGCATTAAACGTCTTATTAAAATCCATCAAAGGATGAAGTGAAACCGGCTTGTTATTTGCATTGTTTACTAAAATCCCCCAGTTTCCCCAATGACGATCGGTATTTCCTACAAGATAGTCAACAATATTCATCATATAATAATCATGTTTGTCTAACGACAAAATATATTTTCGGATATTTCGGTTATAATTTTGCGAATACACTTCAAATGCTTCCATAGACACAATGGAAAAGTCCTTTGATGTGATATTTTCACTTATAGTTACCGGTTCTTCAGCAAATACACTTCTGTTGTATATGACCTGCTTTACATCAAAACACTGACAAATTTTACTTGATAGAAGTTCCTTCTCGACAACTTCTATCCCTCCGTCTTTCAACAGAGAAAATCCTTTTTCTGTCCGTTTCCAGGCTTTTGGGAAAACACCATTCGTAGATAAGTCTTTCGCCAGATCTTCATTATTTACCGTATATTGTTTTCCTCGCAGAGCAATATCTATAAAAATATTTTCAAGATGGTTATCATATAAATTGACTTCAGAAAATGTTATCTTTTCACCTTTATTTCTTACCCAGAAAACATCTGTCAATGATGTACACCTATATGATAACGCCACTTTTGCTCTATCCTTGTCCGTTACAGCCTGATTCATTCCTATACTGTTCAAAATTTCTTTAGCATATTTTCTATCCAATGTGAGAACTCTTGTTGCACACCAATAATTGAAATTTGTAATATTATTAACAAGAGTATCAACATCTTCTTCTTCTTCAAGATATAGGTTATACGGCATAAAACTTTTGTAATACACCTTACATCTTCCAGAAGAATCAATTCTTGCAACTCTTCTATCTTTATGCATAATTTCAAAAATATCGCTGTTCATATTATACATTCCTTTTCAAAATTTCCGTTACCTGCTGCGTAGTAACTCCATATACCTTTGCAACTTTTTTCTTGTCTTTGTATTTTTCATATTCTTCTATAATGTCATTCTCTGTCCAGTTCTGTTCAATCGGCTCATTCATAAAGTTTTCCATCATGGTTTCTCCAATTTTCCAATTTTCCAAAATACTCTCTACGGAATCATACGGACAAAACAACTTCCCGCTTCTCAACATAATTACATCAACCTTTTTCTTATCTCTGTAGATTTTCGTAAGTTCTGTGCTTATCTCATATGTTTGTCCTGTGCAAAACCCCATACTTCCGTCTCTACCAATATATTTTCCTCTCAATATCGTACCTCCATTACATATTATTTTAACACATATTACAAATCAAGTACAGCATCTGCTATAGTAGATTCATCCATGTGTACATAGTATCTTGCTGCTGTTTCCAAATTCTTGTGCCTTAATTGTCTTTGAACAAGAACAATATCTTTTGTTTCTTCATACAATTTACTTCCAACCCAATGTCTTAACATATGTGGGTAAATTTCACCTTCCGAATATAAATTAAAAAACCCTGTAATTGCACCTTTACTTAATCTGTTATTTTCATTTGATAAAAACAATGCATTATCTTTAATTTTTCTCTCTGTTACGAAAAAAGTTCTAATTTTCAAATACTCCTCAATATTCATTCTAGCCTGTTCAGACATATAAACTTTATCATATTCTTGTATATTTCCCTTTCCAAGAATCATCATATACGGTCTTTTTTCTTCGTATAGATGTAAATCGGAAATATCCATATTTATTAGCTCTTCTGAACGAATACCACTTCCTTTTATAAGTTGAACAATGGCAATATTTCTAATAATATTAAATTCATTTTTATTTCCATCTGTGATATTTACTAAGAATTTTTCCACTTGCTCATCTGTAGGGATTTCTACTTCTTTATATCTTTTTTCAGATTTATATAGATTGCCAGGTATATGTGAAATCACATTATCATCGACATATTTATTTTGTCGTAAATAATTCCAAAAAGCACTGAATACATTCTTCTTTGTATTGATAGAATCCAGTGAATTTGTTCTTCCTAAAAATCCATTTTTTAATTCGTTAAGATATTTAATAAGATTATTACTAGTAATAATCTGCATATCTGTTTCATTGATTTCTGCTATGCTTTGTTTATTTATATATTTATTATTGATCATCCAATTAAGCATATCTCTAATATATATCCAATTAACTCTCTTTGTAGCCGCTGATTTATATCTATCAAAAAAATCTGATATAAAATCAGGAATATCTTTTAATTCTTTTGCAAGTTTTTGTTCTATTTTTCTTTGTTTTTCAATTTTATAACACATATAATATTCTCCTAAAATCCCAATGCTTCTGCAATATCTATTTTCTTTTGTAAATATTCTAATGCAGACAATCGTTCTGCAAATTCTTTTGATTCTTTTCCATGAAAATAACTAATCTCCCACAATTCTCCATCATCTGTTCTATAATATTTCTGTTCTTGTGGCTTATTATTCCGAGTAAGGTATTCATATACATTTCGACAATACAATTTTTCATATTCTCCTAATAGAATATCTTCTCTTTTAATCTCCTTCACATTTAATACCTTCTTTCTTTAAAATCGTGTTCCATGTAATAAACCTTCGGCTTTCATTTCTGTAGCGAATTCAAAATCAACGTTGCAAATGTTGTAACTGTTATACATGGAGTTCTCCATATTCTTTATTCCCCTTTTTACTCTTTTACTTTGTTCTTTGAACAAATATTCCATGCTATCCTTTTCTCTTCTCATAATATTCCTCCTGTTTTTGCAATAAAAAAACAATCAGATATCCCCGATTGTTTTAATTGATTAGCTTTCTTTTCTTATATACACTACAAAAGTCACCAGGACAATTTCTGATGACTTCTAACTATACATACACTATCTTCCTTTTTTTGCTTTCTTCCATTCATATTCCCATCGTTCATCTTCTGACATTTTACTTGTCTTATGATTTTCCGCCAATGTAAACAAACCTCCAATAACAAGAACAATCAACCCAAAAATAATTCCACCCATAATGTTTACCTCCAAATATTTTTTACTTTAAACTATCACTGAGATTTTCCAAAAACGCACATAGCATCAATAAAAATATTCCTCCAATTAACGCTCCCATATGCATATCCCCACCCTTCATTATCCATTATATATGTAAGCACACTTATGTGCAACACCACTCTGCGTTCTTCCTAACTCTTTTGCAACTTCTCTATAAGACATTCCTCTACGCAACATGGATTTTGCATAGTTTATTTCCATATCTGTCCAGTATTTTCCTTTGTTTGGTCTGTCATATAAGAATTTTTCACACCTTACCCACGCCGGTTCCAAAGCCAATGTCATACAATTATACCTAGACCAGTTGATAATATCCTTATGCTGTTCAGCCCATTTCCAAAAATTTTCAAGATCAATCATATATTTTGTGCAGCACGAACATTTAAATTTCCGACATGGAAGATCATATTGATTTATCCACTTCATGACTACCTTATGAGTAACATTGAAACACTCGGCAAGTTTATTCACGCTTAAAATATCATGTACCTTGCTCAAGCCTATATCCAAAGCCTTTTTAACAACTGCTCGTTCTGTTCTATTAAGTCTTTTTGCTGTAATTGACACAGCCTGATTCAAATATTTCGATTCCAAATACCTAATCTCTCTGTCTGTCCATCTTTGAGCCATATTTACACAATCTCCCTAGGAATATAATCTGCAAGGTAATCTTCTTGTCTCTCTTAGAAACGTATTTTTAAATATCCAACATAGTGGAATTTAATTCCATTCTCTTCGAGCAATCCCTTAAAAATATCTCCAATAGGTTCACATACATCTGTACATGAATTAAACTTTCTAGTTGCTTCTCCGGCAAGACTCTCCACCTCTCTCTGTCTATCTAATGGAATCTGATATACTTCTGGTCTTGCTCCGTAACCTTCTTTGTATTCATTGTTATAGGTTCCATCAAAATCCAATACAAATAATGTCCACATCATAATTTCTTACTCCTTTATTTCCTGCTGCCAATTCTTTTAATATTGTCATTTCTCTCTCAAAAGAAATGTGAAATTCATTATTTATATAATGGTTCTCCACAGTACGGACAAAATTTCCAGCCTTTTTCTTCAACATCATTAAATTCCTTTTGTCCTTCCCAACCTTGTGTTCCTAAGTTTTTACCACAAGAAGAACAATGCATTGTCTGAATTCCTCTTTCTTTACTTGCAAATCCACCACCAGGCTTAAGCATATAATTCACTCCTTTTTCTGTTAAAATGCGACTTTCATTAGCTATTTAATATACCATGAGTCTGTTTCAACAAACTCGATATGCTCCAAGTTAGAATTATATTCCTTTAATCTTTCCTTGTATTTATATAATAGACTTCCGCCTCTACCTATCATAAAACCAGGTTTATCTGTACAAACTTTAATTGTATCTCTTGAACCAGGAAATACTCCTAAGAGAATAATTCCTTTAACTCCTGCTTCTTGCTTCCATTCTTTAAAAATATTTGAAATTTCTTTTCTCATCGCTTTTTCTCCTCTTAAAATGTAATCTTTACCTTCTTCTTTTCCATCCGGTATATCTAAATCTCGTTCCATCTGTCCACTCAAGTTCTATAGAAACAAACCCAAGCGTTAATATAATAAATATGGTTGCTAAAAGCATTTGTAAAATTTGTAAGAATTTCATTATACCTACACCCCTCGTCTTATTTCAATCCGCTTAACATTTCCATTCTAGTTTTATACATTTCTAAACTGATCTTCCCGGCACACCGCTCACATAAATCAAGACCTAAATTATGGCAATTAATATCTGTAAAAGGTTCTCCGTAATTTAATTTTCCAAAACGATAATATTCTCTTTCAATTCCGAAAATATCTTTCTTCTTTACTGTCGGAATTTCTTCTCCGCAGCAATCACAAATAATCTTTTCAATTTTCACTCTTTACCACTCCTTTTAAAATACGAGTTTCAATTTCATCACCATGGAACTGTATTATATAAAATGGATTTCCCACAAAGGATACCTTCTTCAATGATATAACATCCATTATCCCAATACTCGTCATCCGTATATGAAATTTTCCTTTCTGGATAATGATTTTTATAAATTTTATATGCTTCTTCCAGTGACTTTGCAATAATCACACCTTTATCTCCTTCAAAATTATCATAACTATATAGTTTTTTCTTCCTAAACATAATCTTCACCAACCTCTACACAATCAACTCAATCATATAACCTTCAAACTCCTCAATCATTTGAAAAGCACCCCTAAAGCAAATAACTCCTAACACATCATCACATTCTTTCGTATCCGCATCAACTCCAAAAATAAAACACCATGAAGTAAACAACGCTCTTAGCTGCTCTCTTCTTTTTAGATCATCCCACTCTGCATCCATTGCAAAATCAATTATGTAATTTAAAAATTCTTCTTTGCTCATATCAACTTCCTCTATTCCATAAAGTTTCCTTCTATTATAGATAAATTCTCTTAATAAGTTTTCCGTCTGAAATTCTTTGATAAAACCATGCTCCATCAAAATAAATCATTTTATAAATTATTTCTCCCATATTTATCCCTTCATTCAATCAAATTCCCACTTTATTCTACAAAGTATTAGAATCATACATTCTGTACATCGCACCATGTTTTAAAAACATTCCGATATTTTCAATTTCTCTTATAGTTAATTCCTCTCCTTTGTGTCTATCGTCAAGATATACAAAACGCCTCCTTATGATCTCTGTTGACGGTAATGTAGTTTTCATAGTTATGACTCTTATTCCAATTTTTAGCTGCTTCAGAATATTTTCAGCTCCACCATACACAAAATAATTCTGTATTTTCTCTGTTGCATTATCTAAATGAGAATCAGTTAGTGCAACTCCATAAAATAATTTATCTGTCATTTCTCTATATTCAAAATAATTACATGTCATATTATTCCACCTCTTCCTGTCATGAAATTCCGATTTCATTTTCTTTTTTCTACCCTTCTATAACCAATGGATTAATCACATATACCGAATATCTTCAAAAGCATCAGGGACATTTGCAATTTCTTGCCAATCCTCTGGATCAACAAAAACCTTCATATCCGCTTCAATATCATTAAACATACAAATCAAATCATCTGGCTTCAAATCTTCTCTTGTTTTGTACAACCAAATATTGCATACATCTGTATTATTTCCACGATACCTGCATTCATTGGAATTATATTCGAACCACTTTACTTCTTTTCCATCTATATTTTTGGCATACACAAAAACGGAAGGATTTTTGAACGTTCTATTCACAAATCGACCATTTTCATCTCTTGTAGTAACCTCGATCTCTTCTACTATCTCTGCTCGAAAACCATATTTTTCCACCGTTTCTTTTACATGATTTAAAAAAATTTCCATACTTTGTACCTCTCCTTCTAATAAAATCCTGATTTCAATTACTCAAAATCATCATCTACAATTTGTGCATCATCGAAATCTGACCAGTCAAAATCTCCGTCATCCATATCATTTATTAATTCAATTGCTTCACTTTCTGTATCAGCTTCTAAAACTGCATAACCATATTTAACTACCATAATTCTCATTTTTGCCATAATCATTTCCTCCTATAATCCCATCAAATCTTTTGCAACACTAACACCATAAGTTTCTTCAAACCACTCCCAAATTTTCTCTCGGTGTGTTCCTGCGGCAAATCCGTTCCACTCTTCCTCAATACATTCTGTATTAGGGTTCATCGGAACATTGCCAAAGTCTAACCATAAATCCTTAATATATTGTGCGCGTCTATACTCATAACTATCATTCAGACCACGATTGACAATACATACTAAATCATCATCTGTGATTAAGAATTTCCGTTCTGTGCAATAGTCCATTATCGCATTGTATTCCTTGTCACAAAATTCTGCATCATCTTCAATCTGATCAATTTTCTGTTCTTTTAAATATTCTCTTAATGACATGCTATTTTCCCTCTTTCCAATGTTCCATATCTTCATTTTTCAATGCGATCATTTCCAACATTTGCAGCGTACTGAAACATTCATTTTGTTTTAAAATTTCCAGTTCTTCTGTGATACACTTTACTTCTTCATCTTTGTATTCTAAAGAGTCAGCATAGTCCATGTCTAATGACATATAAAATAAAATTTTTGCAATTTTCTGTGTGTCCATGTTATTTCCCTCTAAAAGCGTTCTTTTATTAAATAAACGATAAAGCAGCCGTTAAGCTGCTCTATCAAGTTGTGTTCTAAAATTTATAATATAACTTTCTTCAGCAATATTGATCGGAAGAATCAAGAAATTGTACTCATTTCCATCAATGTACATTGGAGCATTTCTTTTGCTTCCTCTGAATACCGGATTCTCTGAATCAATAACTGATAATACATCCACAAGATAATGTGAATTGAATCCAATAAATAAGTCCTCGTCCATTACAAGATTTTCCGTTTCAATCTCGTCAAAAGTTTGATATCTGGAAGTCTGCAAATATGTGTAAAGTTTTCCGTTCTCACTATGAAAGATAGTAGGCTCCTTTTCTTCTTTTACCATATCTGCGTTATACTTCATAATTTTTAACATTTCTTCTCTATCAGCATTGAATACAAAATCTCTGCTATCACACAACATCTGTTCAATATTGAAATATTGTCCATCAATTCTTCTGATAACGTATGTAAAATCTTTTCCGGAAATTCTGATATATTTCTGATCCTGATATACTTTGACTTCCGCATCTGATTTTTTATCCATGATTTTCTTGAATACCGGCAAGCATTTCACATGGAGTTTTACAGTGTCAAATGGATTTTCCGTTTCTGTGATAATTTTCTGATTCTCAAGTGATCTCGTCCCAATTCTGTGATTGTCCACAGCCTCTACACGCTTCCGCTTTGTGTTGAAGTTGAATACGTTCATCATTTTATTAGCGTCATCTCCTGCCACAAATAAAGAAAGATTAGCGATTGTTTCCAATAACCAACTCTCCGTTGTTGTAATAATATGCGCTTCTGTATCATCCATTGCTGGAAGAAAAATATCTGTATTCGCACACCGTGGAATAGTAACAATCTTTTTTCCGCACTTTATGTTTATTCTCTGCTGCATTTCCGTGCTAACATCTTCTAGCGTAACATCTCCGCTCATTTTGGAAATGATCTTGATATCGTCAATGTCAATCCCCAAAACACCTGGACTTGTGTCAAATGCATTATTTGTTCTTATTTCTGCAAAATGTTCCATATCGGTACCGCACATTTTCACCGTTCCATCTTCTTCGACCTGCATATATAACTTTTTCAAGCTGTCAAGTGTTACTTTCTTATCAATGGCTGCCAATCCTTTTTCCATCATTGCTTTTAATTCTTTTGCGTTCATTGTAAATTTCATCATTGTTTTATCATCCTATTCTTTTAAAATCGTGCTTTTATCTCTCTAAATCTGTTTCCATTGCTTTCGCTAAGTCTTCAATATTATTATATTTTCCGTTCCTACTGCATTCTTTTAACATATTATCTTTTGTCAACAAATAATCTATAATTTGATAATAAGCAAATTTTCCATTAACATTTACTTTACTAGGAATAATAATATGATAATATCCTTTAGTATTTATATAGAAGCAGAAGTTTCCTTCTGCTGGCTTATAATATTTGTTTGGGATATATGATTTCCTATCCCCCAAAATCTTTTTTCTTGTTTCTTCTGTTCTATAATCATAAGGCGATACCATAACCATTCCTCCATATAAAATTATCTTTTCATGTAATTATTTTAAAGAAATTTCCCACCCTATTCCCTTTTCTTCAATCTTAAATCCATGTTTTTCAAAGATATTCTTGACATCACCACAAATTGATACTGCGCTATGTGTAATATCTCTAATAATAGAGTTGTAACAATGTACTAATTCTTCTGCCGAATATGGTACGAGATTATATTTTCTTAATTTTCCATTGTCATAAACTTCTTCCAATATTCTTCTTATTTTTAATAATTTATTCTGTTCTGTTTTAGTAAACATAACTATTTCCTCCCGATAAAATCATTTCATATTTCATGTGTTTTCTCTACACATAATATCTATCATATCCGCATGTTCATAATTCCATTGTTCCTGTTCTTGTGTTCTGTCTTGATATTCACAATCAAATTTATAATAATCAAGTTCACAAGTAGGTTTATCGCTCCAACCATCATTTCCTTGATGTTCACAATGTTCTTTTTTATTACATAGCATTTTTATTTCTCCACAATTTCATCATATACTTGTTTTGCATATCTAATAGCTTCACCAATAGTAATAAAAGCTATCAAATACTCTGCTCTAATATTTCCATCATAAGATACCTTACGATATACTTTGTATTTCGCTCCCATATCAAATTGATTATAAAAAACAAACACATTTTCCTTTTCGCTTTTCCACATTTCCTTATAGTCTTTTACTTTCATTTCTATTTCCTCCCGATAAAATCATTATTTGTTTCCATAACATACGGAACAGCAAAAAGCTGTTCCTGACTGTTCCAAAGTTCTACGTTATTCAACAGATACACAGATTGAAGAATCTAAAGAACAAAACGGACGAACTCCACAAACGCCCCAATAGCAACCGCCGTAGTACACGCTACCACGACCGCGAACAAACTGAACATAGGAAGATGAACACCCGTCTGGTGTATCTAACCAAAACGGTTTTTCATTTTCTGTCCTAAACATACCATTCTTTCTGGCTTTTCTGTAATCATCAAAAGTTCCTAAATGTACCTTACAATCACATGTTCCGTAAGTGTCCAACCCATCCATAGATAGTAAATCAACTGTATCAATCAATACATTTTCTTTTCCAAACCCTTTATAGATATCAGTCAGAATATCCCCATTTTCATCATTCAACACATTCTTGATTTCAGAAGTTCTAAAATCATTTAATTCACTGTCGAATCTATAAGTTTTGTCAAGAAGTTCTTTTCTCCATACTTTGGTTCTATTGTTCTCAATATCCTGTTCTACCACATACCATTCATTTCCAATGTTGTCTACAATCACGTTTCCAACCTTGCATTCATAAAGTGGTTTGCTCTGTCTTATTCCTAAAGATTTCCTTAGTTCTTCTGTTAATTCGATAACCAGATTATTTCCTTCTACTTTTACATTTGTCTTATTTACTTCGATATTCATAATATTTCCTCTACTTTCTTTTAATAATTCTTATTTACAAAATGGTTTCCAGTATGCGATCAGTGCCACACCTAATACAGTAATATATACTTTTGCATCCGTTTCTGTCATAAACAACGCGATAAGAAGCAAAATCAATCCAGAGAACTTCTGAAAATTCAATCTGCGCTTCCACCGTTTAAATTTTTGACTCGTAGCAGCCACAACATATCCTTCTAACCATTCCTTATTATGTTTCTTCCATTCCTTTTCCGTCATAACAGTTTCAATCACATTCATTTCTTATTTCCTCCATTCCTCATATACTTGTTCACTACGTTGTTATACTCCCATTTTTCCACCACTGATACACCGCCTTTTGTTCTTACAGTGCAATACTTCTTTCCGCAAATTGTAAATTCGCTCAAAATCTCCATTGTATTATTCTCCTTTTGTTGTTGTGTTTATTTGTTGTATTTTTTATTTCCCTGAAATCATTCTGCAAGCTGTGACACTCACAGAACGTAATATGTAAGTTTTTCTTATGCAGTCTTTGCTACTGCTTTTCTTGATGTTCTTTTTCGTGTTGTCTTAGACTCAATTGCCGGAATATCAATATTCCTTTCGATCACACCGGAAAGGAAATCGAATAATGAATCTTGCCACTTCTCTGATAAATTATCATTAAAATATTTACTTCCTTTACAGTTATTCAACAGAACCCTTTCCATGTCTGTCTCTCTTCCTGCATAATAAGAATATAGTTTCCTAAACACTCTTAATGTTTTCGCACTAAACGCCTTTCCTTCTCTATAACTTTTCCCGCCGTTCCATTGAAGTTTTACAATAAGTTTCAAAATTCTATCTAATAAATCCGGACAAAATTTAGACATTTTTACACCATCAGAGATAGGAGTTAAAACACCAATAGGATTTTCTACCGGGTTTCTATCTCCTTTAACAGCTACATGGTTTCTATCACAGATAGCTTTTAATCTAATGTATTCCTCTTTCTTTGCCACAAGTGCAGCACTATAAGTATCAACTGGCGTCATATTTTTTCGATCATCTTGTTGTGATAAGAATAAGTCAACTGCTTCTGTAATTCCGATCAATACTTCAACCTGAATCAATTTCATATTTCCAAAATAAGCGCCAATGATTCTGTGCATACCGTCAACAACATAAAATTTATCATTCTTGCACATAATCTTAGGCAAATCCCACTTATAAGAGCTAAATTCAGATCCGATTTTCTTTGCAATAGATACCCTTAATTCTCTTTGCCAATCTGGAACATGAATAAGCAACGGATTGATGCTGATAATTGCTTTTTCTCTTCCATCATGTTTCGATCTTGCTTCTTCCATTTTGTCTGATACGATCATTCTTTCTCCAACTTCAATGATATTGTTTAGCATTCTTGCTTCATTCATCATTGTTTCCACTTCCATAGGTTCAAGTTTTCCGTTTCTACTCATTTTTCTAATCTCCTTTAATATGTAAAATTTTCTATAATAAAAGCACCTGTATAATTACAAGTGCTTTCTATACGTATACATCTATGTTGCATTGTCGTTCTTCATTTTCGATATGAACATCTATTCATGTTCTACCGCGTCTGTATGTACTTCTTCCTAAAATCTCCAATGTTACGAGAGGATTCTCCCGAATCTGCTCATACTCTTCATTCGTTAGTATATTCTTATCCAAGGCTTCCAATTCCTCAAACGTATAATCTGCTAAAGATTTTCCTACTGTTATCATAATCATGACTTCTTTCCTTTTGCTTCGTTCCACTTCTTTCAACCGAGATCAGCTCAATCTGGCGTTTCCTCTGTGTGATATTGATCAACTGTATCTGATGCTTGTTATAAAAATTTTCCATCATGTCTCTTCCTATTCCATTCTTTCCGCTTTCGTATTTGTTGTATATGGCTCTTTGCTGATTACCCAATCACCTACAGATAGATATACCTTTTCATTATCGTTCCAGGTTTCCCAACCTTTTATATCATTTACATTGATATATCCACTATCCGGTGTAACGTCTGTTTCGATATAATAGCCAGTTCCGTCCGAAAAGTTTAACTCAAGCCCCTCTGTCCCTATAGTAACGCTTTCGATTTCTTCTGTATCGATATATGTTTCCGGCATTTCTGCGACTGTTTCCTGAACTTGTTCCGGTACGTTTTCAACCGAGTTTCTTCCTATTATAAATGATGTCAAAGAAATAATTGCAACAGTGCCGATATATAATATTTTCCGCTTCATCATTCAAACCCTTTTCTATAAATCCTTTACGTTTCCGACTACTTCCCAATCTATTAAAGCATAAGTTGTATTTAGCTTTTCCAGTGGTAAACGCTCAATGTTTCCATTTCCTGTATTGTATATGTATCTGTTTGTCTTTGTGTCTACGATCGATTCATTTACTACTTGTTTTAAAAATTGTTTTTTCATGGTTGGTTTCTCCTTACTATGCGTAAATTTTCCCATTTACACCTGTTTTATAATTCTTAAAGATAACAACTGGATTTTTAAAACAGTTCTCTAAATCATCAATATACCTACTGTCAAAGCAGCCATATTTTGATTTTGTAATTTTTACATTTTTATTATCTTCAAGAGTTTCTTTTATTTCCTCTTCTTTTAAATCCTGCCAACCTTCAAAAATCATCATAGAACAGTTATAGAAGAGTTTTCTATATTGTGTTCTTTTTCGGTATGGTGTAAAAATCATTTCCATAACATCACTGTGTTGTGCATATGTGGATGATCTAACAGAATGAAAAGTGATCTTTTCAGCTACCGGAAAACCAAAGTCATTCAAATACACAAGTGTATATTTCTTTCCAGAATGTAATTTATTATAAAGCGCACATTGTAACGGTTCAGCGTATTTCATAAACAGATCATCAAATACTTTGATAGCTTCGATTTCCGTCATTACAGTTTTACTTTCTAACTCTTCGCCATCTTCATACATTGCCATAACTTCAAATTCTCCGAAAATCTCACAGGCATCAATGATGATTTTCTTTCCCATCGAATAACCGCCTTTTAATTCTTCGTGTTTGATTGTTCTTTTAAACATTGTATTTTCCTCCTATTCCTACTCGTTTTATACTTCTACTGTAAAAATCCTACCTTTATCCCAATTTACTTTTTGTAAAGCTTGATCAGATACTGATATTCTTACTTCTAATTCGCCATTATTATTGATATAATAGCTAGTATTATCATATTTTTGATTGAACAATTTTGAAAAATATTTCTTCATTTCCCCTACTTTTTCAATTCTTTTTTCCGTCAATTCCTTGTTATAGTTAAATTCATCACCGTAATTATATCCTGCAAATGTATCTCGTTTCCCATCTGAAAAGACTCTGAACCCTGCCAAATCATCAAGTATAACTATTTCATCAAAATCAGCGTTGCAATATTTATTAACAAAATTCAAAATATTTTCTTTAGTGTATTTAACTTTTTCAATGTTGGAATTTCTTTCGCATTCTAATACAGATTCATTACAATCATCAATTTCTGGATCATCTGTAATATAATGACAATAATCGCAAACTAAATAGCCATCTTCTGAAATTGTTTTCGGATGCTTTAGTTTTCTTCCGTTCTTTCCGTATTCAACAACTGTATGTTTATATCCGCTTATAAATTCAATATAAACTTTTTTACCTTCTTTGTTAGTAAATGCTGTTCTAATTCTACAATTTTCCACGTCATTACATGGTACACAACCTGCGCCTTCAAAATACAATACTTTCTTACTCATAATTTCCACCTTTTTAACCTTTCTTTATGTATCTGTTTTCTTATTCTATCTTCCGTGCTCTGCATTTTAACAGGCTTGCAACTGTCGTTTGGCTGCATTACAGTGCTGGAACAGTGTCCGGCTTATTCTGTTATTTCTTCCTCCATGACAATAACTGTCGAATGATGTCCGTTGTTCCAATCGGTTACCATGTGATCAAAAAGAACTTCCGCTGTAAATTTATCCGTTCCTAAATTTTTAACAAACCATTTTCTACCGTTTCCAGCTTCATATACAATATATTCTTTCATATTTTCCTCTTTCCCCATATTACCAATCCGGTCTTTCTATTACATTCTTATCTTCCACGCATCATATTCCGCCTCTTTCTCCCCGTAGCCGATAGGTCAGCTTCAATATTTATTCAAGGTCTAAAATCAATGTATCTTTGAAAACTCTTAGATCAACAATACGTCTCTCCATCAGATCATCATTTTCCAAAAACCATTCCGCATAGTGTGTTGTTTCAAACTTTGCACCATACAGTTTGATTCTTACTGTGATACTGGTGTCGGCATCTGATGCCATTATGATATCGTATAATTTCATTTTCATTTCCTCCTATATATGTAATATCAGTCCACTTCTCAACATGTCAAAAAACCATTCCTGAAAGTCGTGATATTCTTCTTTATCTACAATGTCTCGATAAACTTCTTTCAATTGATTTTCTGTAAATGATCTGTCCATTATTTCCGGAAGTGATTCTCGATTATCTTCGGAAAAGTAATATCTGTTTTCAGCTTCTTCATAATTTTCAACAAATTCTTTCAGTTCATCCAGCGTATCAAAACGTTTATAAAAATCTGTTTTAATCCATTTACCATCTTTATTAACATATTTTGTAGCTGTCCATTTGTGTTTACAACAGTCACAGTAAACTGCCGAAAATACGATATTTTCATTTGATGTTTTAAAAGTATACATTTTTACTACCTCTCTTTCTTAATATCCATAAACTACCCAGTAACCAAACATGCCAACTGTTAATACAATCGGCATTAACAGAGTTGTAACTTCGCGGATTTTTGTTTTCATGTTTCTTTTCTTACTTCTCATTTTGATTACCTCTCTCATTCTTATTTGATTGTTTATTCTCTCTTTTATTCTCAGCTACGCAAGCCATGTGTGAAAACATTAGAAGTAAAGTCGTTTCTACTACTTTCGTACTCGGTACTAGCTTTCTGATTTTGCCCGAAACTCAAATCTTTCTTTGCTTGTTCTCTATGCCTTGCATAGTCAAAATAAAAAAAATATATATGATGTATTTTAACCTAAATAGATTATATCCATCACAACACCAACAACTTAATAAGACTTATTTTTGTTATGCTTAATTAAGATTTTATAGAAAGTGTTTTGTTATTCCGTCCTATAATTGAAAAGGACTTGCCAACTTGACAAGTCCTAATTTACAAGTTACAATATTCTTATGAGTTGTCGTGTATATATTCTTTTGCTTCTTGTTCCGTTGGACACTTTACAAGTTGCTTATGGTCGGAATTGTACACGACAGTTTCATTGTCATATGTTATATAGTACATACGTTTTCACCTCCTTTCTGTTGGAAGTGAAAAGTTATTTTTAATTTGACTTATGCAAAATCATGTTTCGCTTGTCAATCCTATATACGTTTGAAAGTCTACTTTTTCAAAACCGCCGTAACCAGTGACTACAACTCAAACACTCTGACTATTTGATTTATAATTTGATTCAACCCTTATGCACGTCTGCGCTGTCTGACTAATGATGCTATACGCGTGGAACGGTCTATTTCGCTTCTTTCTTTCCCTTATAAGATAGAGAAATCACTTTATTTAGTTTTATTAAAAAGGAATTTTTCACAAGAATTTGTGAAACACGACTTGAAAAGCGAATACTAAAATGTTAGAATATATATAATCACTTTGCAAGAAGTGTGTTTTGTTGAGCAGTTGTTTTGGTTGGTAGCCTTGTGACAACTGCTCTTTTGTTTTCCTTTTGTGATTATATAATATCATATGTTTTTATGTTTGTCAATCGTTTTTTGATTATTTTTTTAATCTTTTTCGATTATTATTTTTGCTTTATATCCTAATGGGTTTATGATGTCGTTTGTTTCGTCTAAAGATAAATTTTTTTTATTTATTTTTCGATTCAAATTTTGATTTACAATACCCATTTTTTCAGCAAGCACTATTTTTTTTATGCCTGACTCTTTAATTAAATTATTGATTTTATTGGATAACTCAGCATTATTATTTATATCCACTATATCACCTCCTGTTAGGCTATATTATACAATATACTATGATAAAAAACAAATGTTCTGAATGGTATATTTTGTCAATTTATGTTACCATAAAAGAAAAAGGATTTTATATCATGGGCAATTATAGAATACAGACACAAGATTTTTATTTCGGCGCTTGTATGTTTTCTTTTTTTAAACATAATTCTGATACAACACCTTCTATAATAGAAAGTACCGATGAAATTCAGGTTATCAAAATGACAACTAATACAAGCGAAGACTTTTATATTATAATGAAATACACGAAAAACTGTCAAAATAGGAAAACCATTTATAAAAGTTGGACTTTCCCAATCACAGACAAAGACAGAGAAATGATAAAAAAATATCATGATATTTGTGAAAATATATATTTCTTTTTTGTCTGTGGTGAATCGTCAATTTCAGGCAAACCTAAAAAATTAGAAAACGGCGATTTTTATGTTGAAGAAATAAAATCCGGTGAAATTGCTATATATCGCTATTGCGACTACTTAAAAGTAAAAAATAAAACAAATATAACAATAAACATATATAAAAGCCGAGAACATTATTTTAGTTTACACACTGAAAAATCTCGTGACAACATTATAAAATCAAAACGTAATAACATCGAAAAGAAAATCTCAGACATTGTTATTATATGATCTAACATTTCACTATTCACTTTTCAAAGTGCAAATTCCTTTTGTAGTTGGGTATCACTCAGCCAGAATTGACTTTGCTTTTCAGATATGCTACACTTTAGTTGTTTAATTATTATGTATCGTGCAGTAAATCTGTACACCCTATAACAAAAACTTAGTAACCCGTGTAGACTTATTGACTCTGCTTTACGGTGTGCATCATGGACTTATTGACTCTGCCGTGATTGCGTTGCTTTGTTTTGATGTACTTATGGTATCATAGGTTAAGCTATATTTCAAGTAGATTAATCTATATTTTTTATATTTAGTAATGTACCACAATTTGATATTGTTTTATAGGTTAATCTATTATATAAAATAAACAAGAAAGTTGGTGTTTTATGGCATATAATGCAGAAGCTCAAAAAAAATACAGAGAGAAAACAATAAATTTTTTAGTAAAATACTACCCTACGGATATCGAGTATGGACAAAAGTTAAAAGAGTATCTGGCACATACCGGACAGAGTGCAAACAGTTATTTAAAAGAGCTTATAAAGGCAGATCTGGACAGTAAAGGGATATAGGTATTTATAGGTATTATGGCTATACTTTACTTTTAAAACGCATATAATAGGAAGTAATACGTTTTATTGTTGCACCTTTAAATAACTGCCAATATATGATATAATACCTATATAGTAATAAAGTAAAGGATTGTATACATCATGTTTAAATACAAGATAGATATATTAAAATCATTGTCAGATCATGGATACAATACAAGTAAACTGCGAAAAGATAAAATTATGAGTCAGGCTACTATGCAAAACATACGACAGGGTAAAGGTATTACTACTGATACAATCAATACGATCTGTCTTATTTTAAGATGCCAACCGTCGGATATAATCGAGATTATACCGACGACAGAAGAAAAGATAAAATACTTTTGACACTGATTTTAGTGCTTGACTTTGCACTGTTTTTAGTGTTATTATAATTATAGTCAGTAATGGCAACAATATTGAGAAAGGATGATTGTATTTGATTGATATCGAAGTTTTGAAAAGGTTAAATGTGCCTAATAAGATAGTTTTAACAAGACATGCGAAAGAAAGACTAATAGAAAGAAATATTACTATCACGGACATTATAAATGGTATTGAGACAGGAGAAGTCATAAAACAGTATGAAGATGACAAACCTTTGCCCAGTTGTTTGATACTAGGATTTTCGGTAAATAATAAATATATTCATATTGTGGTTAGTCACGATTGTGATTACATTTATTTGATAACAGCATACTATCCTAATACAGATCAGTGGGAAAGTGATTTTAAGACCAGAAAGGTGTGATATTATATGTTATGTATTGAATGCGGCGCAGTCGCTGAAAAGGGATATACAACAGACGTTACGGATTTAGGAAACTGTCTTGTTATTATCAGAAATGTACCATGTTATAAATGTACAGAATGCAATGAGATTATTTATACCGGTGACGTTGTACAGGAAATAGAAAAGATTGTTAATATGGCTAAACAATGTTTACAAGAGGTGTCAATTATCGATTATAACAATTATAAACAAGTAGCATAAGTATGATAGCGGTGCTGATATGGCGTCGCTATTTTTTTGTATGTTATCGTGTCAGTGTGTATGTTAGTGTATATTAACTTGTGTTATGACTGTATAGTTATAGTATGTTATATGATACACATGTAATACTTGTGTAATAATAGTGAGTATAGTTGTGTGTTTGTGTGGACTGCATCACGTTGTTGTGTAGGATGTTTAGGTAAACTAGGAATTATTACTATTATTAGTGTAGTATTGTTTTGATGTATATTTTTTGATGTATATTTATACACAAATTATTGCATAGTTATACACATGATGTGGATAAGTTTGATTTTAAAAAATGGTATAAAAGTGGTGATGTGGTACTCATTTGTAGGTTATTTTGGATTGCAAGTGGGGAATATGTGTTGGTTTTTGTTTAATTTTGTGTGTCTGGTGGGAAATTTTGTTTTGAGGTAAGTTTTAAGGCAAAAAGTTATCCACATATTATTTTGAGTTATCCACATTATGTTGATAACTTTTTTATTATTAAAAATTTTCACCAAAAATCCGAACTTGTCCAGAAATCCATGAATTTGAGTCTAAAATCCCACCTGATGCAATGTTTCATTGCTACGTAAAAGACACACACAAAAATCAACAGATTGTCCATAAAATCTCTATATACCGCCCCCTGTTTTCAGATCTTTACAATCAAAACTTTTGCACTTTTCATCAATGTGCCAAAAGTCCTTAAAGCAACATAATAGTGTAGTATTATGCCACTCCATAATAGGGGCGGTATTAAACATTTTTAGCGCCTGTTATACATCAAATATAGCAGGTATGGGTTCTATCCACACCTCACTACCAAAATTTCGACCTCCGATTTCCACACCAAAATTTTCATCTTCCACTTCAAAAATCCCCAAAATTACCCAAAAATACTTCGGTGACTCTCTCGACCAACAAAGCATAAACACTGCATTTCTACCATTCTAAACAGTCCAAAAATAACCAAAATCCACCACAATATCCATTCAAACCCCAAACAAACTCTTACCGTTACTGCATTTTCCCGAACTCAACTTATATTCCAAAAAATTACATATAAAACACACTATCAAAATCCAGAAAACCACGTCACCTTACCCCTAAGTGTACCCACATAAATACTGGCATCCCCCGGTATAAAAACATCACACAAAATTACCTCTCTACCGAAGTACCTTATTTTCAAAATTACTGACACAAAAAATAAGCAGCCAATTCCTAAGATAAGTCCTTAAGAACCAACTGCTATTATTTATAATCACCCTATAATCATCCAATACCGTGAACTACCCACGAGCTAAAGCTAATGGGATTGCGAGCCTAATTTTTTCAATAATATTTATTAAATATATCCCCATCTATATCACTAATATCATGAACCGGTACCTCAGTTCCATTTTCAAATATTACAACATTTCTGTATTCGTGTACCTTCTTCACTCTCCCACTCATTGTAATATACTTTCCACCATCTTTCTTTAAATCTTTTTCAAAATATGTGATTCTGATATCCGGATCAACATCACCGTCATCTAAGCATTTTCTTAAAATATTCAATCTCTCATTCAGCCTATCCAAAACATCCTCATCAAATTCAATCCTTTTATCTGTCAATCTTGCAGTCTCTTTAATTTCTGCATCATAACCTGTCAATGCAGCAAATGGAGAAAATTGAGCAGCTCTATCTCGCATACTCATTTGAGGATATTTTTTAGAGACAAAATGTGGCAGATCAATAATATCATCGTATTTACCCATAACACACCCCTATGCTTTATGTCCACCAATTTGATTATTCCTATCTATTGCAGTAGCTCCTTCTTGTAAACTCATACCTTTTAAAATTGCATTTTTCCCAAATTTTTTCTTGATATCCAAGATAGCTTTCTGAATATCTTTTTCTTTTTTAAGTTGTTCCTGGTCTACTGCATCTTCCTTTTCAGAAATCATATCAAATAAATTAAGCTGTTCATATCTATCCTGTTTCGCTTCCTTTTCGCTGATCACATGATTTGCAGACATATTGATTCTTCTGACAAGTAAATTTTCGTCTACAATTCTACTGAATAAATCAAGCACAGCTCTTACAATCACGCTAGTAGAAGACGTATAACTATCTAAATTTACTGTTCCATGAGCATGTTTTGGAATTTTTCTCCCATATTGATCAAAAGAGAACTCTCCCTTATACTTACTCATTCTGGAAGAATCTAATAGATTTTCTCTATCGTAGACAATCGTTAATACAATCTGATCCGTTACAAGATTCTTACTAACCAAATCTAAGACCAGCATCTCAGTCATTTCACGCACAATAATTTTCGTTTTATCAAAATCAGTTCCACAGTGTAAAACCTGTCCGCTTCCAATACTATTGCTCTCCGGCTTATATGCTTTTATATCTGAAATTGTAACCGGTTCATAACCCCATGCATGGTCAATCAAAAGCTCTGTATTTTTACCAAACATTCTACGCAGCAAGTCTTCATTATAATAATCTGACTCTTTTCCAAGAGAACATCTTGCGATATCGCCCATTGTATATAGTCCTACAGATTCTAATTTTTTAATATACCCTCTACCTACTCGCCAAAAATCAGTCAATGGTTTATGTTCCCATAGCTTCTCTCGATATGACTTTTCATCCAATTCTGCAATTCTCACACCATTTTCATCTGCAGGTATATGTTTGGCAACAATATCCATTGCTATTTTACAAAGATACAAATTAGTTCCTATTCCTGCGGTTGCAGTAATTCCAGTTGTATTCAAGACATCCAATATCATCTTCTGTGCAAGTTCTTTTGCGGATAATCCATACGTATTCAAATAAGAAGTCACATCCATAAATACTTCATCAATAGAATATACATGGATATCTTCAGGAGCAACATATTTCAAATAGATATTATAAATCCTTGTGCTATATTTCATATAAAAAGCCATACGTGGTGGAGCCACAATATAATCAACTTTTAAATCCGGATTTGTATCAAGAATTTTTTTACTATATGACTGTCCGGGAAACTCATTCTTTTTCAATCGATATAATCTTGTTGCATTAATTTCTTGCACCCGCTGCACAACCTCAAATAATCTTGGTCTTCCAGATATACCATATGATTTCAAAGACGGCGTTACTGCAAGACAAATTGTTTTCTCTGTACGACTGTTGTCTGCAACAACTAAATTCGTATCCATTGGATCCAAGCCACGTTCTATACACTCTACTGATGCGTAAAAACTTTTTAGATCAATCGCAATATATGACTTATTATTCATGCAGCACACCTCCTACTATATGTATCATAACAAAAAATTTAAAATTTATCCATATAAAATCGAAAGTATGTTTGCTTTGTTATGTGTCTGTATCAAATAAAACAAAAAGAGCAGATTAGAATTCTAATGAACTCTTCTGCTCTTTCTGTTTTTAGCAACTATAAAATAAATTATAATTACTATTTATTACTACTCTAAAACACCTACAATTTACAATTATAATACTATACTTTCATATTTTTATCAAGATATTTTTACATATTTCGACAAAATCCCCTTTTTTTTCTAAAAACACATCAAATTAATTAGAATGTACTACCGCTATATTTAAAACTCAATTCTACAATGCAACATTATCTTTAATGGTTTATACATTTTTGAATGAAAAATTTGCGGATCAGGAAGATCAAATTCTTGATCCACTCCTAAATCTGTTTCTCTAAGTACAGTCCCTACAACCTTCATTGACATTCCATTTTCTTCAGCTAATTTATTTATATGATGAACATAGCCATCATAATATCCGATTCCTTCAAATTTAAATTGTACTTTTGTTTCTATCATTCTGTTTTCAGAAAATGACAAATCCTCTACAATAGGACGAGAAAATTTATTTAAATAACATTCCTCATAGAAAGAAATAATCCTTTTGCCATCTTCTGTAATATACTTACCCTCTTTTGCCTTTTCTTTTATATCGCTTTTAACTTCCATGAAATCATATTCAGCAAACTTCATACCATATTGATAATCATCTTGATACTTTTCTGTAGCAGCTTCCTCCGGTGTTTTTGATATTTCATTTAATTCATCCAAAAAACTCATAGTACTACTCTCCTATTCCTTTTGATATTTACATAGTAGCACAATACTATGAATTTTTATAGAAATTTTTAAATCGTTAAGAGAATTAAAGTATGAAACAAAGAAACCGTTCAAATATTTTTAATAATAAAGGGAGAAATGATATGAGCAAATTGTAAATAATGATTTAAGAAAATAAGGATTTAATGAAGAAGCATAAAAGAAATTATAAAAAATTTTTCTATTTCAATTTAAATTGTATCTTTGCGTCAGCAAAGACTTTGCGAAGCAAAGTGAAACGGAGACACGAAGAAAGGGTCGCCTGCGGCTCTTTCTGAAGTGGATCCAACATTACCTAGATCTCTCTATATATAAGGAATTACGAATTTATATCAAAAAAATTATTTATAAAGAGAGAATTATTAACTGGGGGAAGGAAGACCAAATTCATAAGTCTTACTACGCACCTTGTTCGCCAAGGCTCACAATCTGCTAGTGCGACTAAATGAATTATGCTCTTTTTTGCACTTCCCCCAGACCCCCTTCGCGCACTATAAAATGGATAAAAAATTCAATTAAAATCTCTCTAAACCCTTATAAACACTGGGTTTTTGACGAAAAACATCCTTTAAAGTCTCCCTATATTATATATATATTAGGGAGAAATGAAAGGATGCGAAATCTCTCTAAACCCTTATAAACACTGGGAAAATTGGCATTTTAGGTGTGCAAAAAACGATAAAAAACTAATTTAAGGAGAAAACACGTGAACAAATTAAATATCAAAAAAGGGAAAATTACAGAAAAAAAATTAGTAGAGCTATATGGGAGTGATGCGCAGAAAAAATCATATAAAGAAAATGGACGTTTTATAAGTAACTATAAAAAGACTTTACTTACAAAAATGTCTCGATATTGTAACATTGAAGATTTAGGTGGCAGAACATATAGAATCAAAAAAGTATATGACTATCCTCTTCCATCAAATTTCAATAAGATGACAAAATCATTATATCAATATATTGTTCCTCTTCTACTTACTAACTTAATTAATGGTCACGACGAAAATAACAAAATAGATATAACAGTTGGAAAATGGGCGAGAGAAATTAATATGGTAAATAAAAATTATAATCTTGTTAAATACAACAGAGAAGATACGAGTAAAGAAACGCAGTGTTCTTTAGATACTATAAATGAATTTTATGACAAAGCTGATGACATGATTGAATGGTACATAACAAATGCACTTGATTATTTAAAATCTGCAGGATTAGTTATCTGGAGAGAGGTTTATAGAGTAAACGAAGAAATATCAAGCGGCAAAAATATTATTGATGAAAACGGGAATATACACGTTGATATTTCTATTGATAGTCATCAAGCATCTGAAGATGAAATGAACTACTACTCTCATTGTGTTTCAATTGCTGATAAAGCAGCAAAAATAGAAAATGCTGGAGAACGATATTATAGTAAAAAATCAAAATTATTTGGAGAAGTATTAAAGAAAGAACTATATAAAAAGAAAATCAAATGTGTTTTCAAAACATATGAAGCATATTATGTAGATCTTGACAAATGCAATTTTATATTAAAACAGTTTGGTAAATTCAAAATGAATAATTTAATAAGTGAATTCAATAAAGAGTTTACAGATTTATTGGTTGGAAATGCGGAAAAAAGGTTTGATAAAAATCCGGATAAATATTTTTCTTATGCAGAAAAGGATGATTACAGCTTATGTTTTCAAAATTTATGCGAAATAACAATTGATAAAAATACAGAATATCTTGGAAACAGAATAAGAGAAAAAACAATTAATGATGATTATACTCTAAAAATCACATCATCAAGGAAAGGAAAATAAGACATATGAATTTTAATAAACAACAAGAAGAAACTATTAATACAATAGAAGGAAACGTGGCGGTTATTGCCACAGCAGGTTCCGGTAAAACAACTGTTCTTACCCATAGAATTAAAAAAATGGTTGAAGAACATAATATATTACCATCTTCTATCCTGGCAATTACTTTTAGCAAAAAAGCAAAAGAAAATATAAACGAAAAACTAATGGAACTTAATATATCGAATGTATCTGTAGAGACTTTTCATTCATTTGCTTTGAAGATTATCTCCTCTGTGTATGGAATCAAAAAATTTAAAATATGGACAACACCATGGGAAAAAGAAAAAACAATAAAATGGATTTGTAGTGACTCTTTATTACTTTGCGATTCTGATAATGTCCCATACAACGAAATTACATCGTTTATTGCGTTGCAGAAAAATAACATGAAAACCCCAAATGATGATTTAATTTACACTCCGGATCCCCCATTTAAAGAAGAGGATATGAAACAAATATATAAAACTTATGAAGAGTATAAAGAAATCAATTCACTTATTGAGTTTGATGATTTTTTGAACATGGCAAATAAAATTTTTGATACTGATTATTATACTTTAGAAAAGTATCGAAATATTTTTCAGTATATATTAGTTGATGAATTTCAGGATATTTCAATTTCTCAAGCATTACTTTTAAGAAAATTAAACACAAAAAACACAATGATCGTCGGAGATCCTCTTCAGGCTATTTATTCATTTAGAGGTGGTGATAGCAGATTTATTCTAAATTTTGATACTGATTATAAAGATGTAAAAGTTATTAATCTAAATACAAATTATAGATGTAGCAAAGATATTGTATTTACAGCAAATAAACTTGCGTTAAGTATTCCTGATTCTCAACACAAAAATTATGTAGAGAGTATTTCAAATAAAGAAAATTTTCAAATTCCTGAGTTAAGACATTTCCCTGATGATTATGAAGAATGTTTATGGGTTGCATCAAAAATAGGAGAATTAAAATTTAAAGGATACGATTACAACGACATTGCCATCCTCGCCAGAACAAATGCTCAATTACAAAAACTAGAGTCAACGCTGCATGATGAAGATATAGCATTTGAAATTGTTGATGGTAAAACTTTTACAGAATTACCAGAGATCAAATTGATAATTTCTTACTTTAAACTTGCGTTAAACACAAATGATAATGAATCGTTTTCTTATCTATACAATAAACCAAATCGATGGTTAGATAAAAAATTTTTAAAAGAAGTAACAGATAACAGTTTTAAAAGAAATATATCATTATACAATTCAATGTTCACGATTGACAGGAGAAATTGGAGATTCAAAAAAGGTATCGATGAAATCATTGAAGTAATAAATTATTTACAAAACAATCAGAATTCCAACATTTCAGATTTGGTAAGATTTTTGAGAAACAGATTAGACATTGATAAATTTGTTACAAAAGGAAAGCAATCAGATGATGGAAGTTATATTGAACAAATCGACAACCTTAACAGTTTTGAAAATATTTGTTCCAAATACTCTTCCATTAAAGAATTTGTTTCATACATAGATGAGTTAAATACAGAAATGGAGAATAAAGATAATGATAAAGTCAAATTACTTACAATTCATAAGTCAAAAGGTATGGAATATCCTGTCGTGTTTATCATTGGATGCAATGAAGAAATCCTGCCACACTATAAGAATGAAAATGTTGATGATGAACGTAGGTTATTCTATGTCGCAATTACAAGAGCCGAAAAAGAATTATATCTATCATATGTTGATTTATATAATGGTCAAACAAAATTGATAAGCTCTTTTATTAAAGATGTTGAAAATACAATTAAAATTATAAAAAACGAAAAAATAAGTGGTGAATAATAAGTAATCCTACTTTATGTATTTTGTTTCTAAATGGTGAATTAAAATATGTCCCACATTCAATAAACATCATTTAGGAATTTGTAACTTGAAAATCAAATTTCATTTCATTTAAAGAAAGGAGTTATATGAATGAAAACATAATTATATTTTCTATCACATTAGAATTGCAGCGAAGATATCCCTAGAAAATATCTTCCATCGCACAAGTTTTTGTGGATGTTTCATCCACGGTTGGTTTGGATTATTGCGGTAAGTCAGAATCTAACGTTCCAGACTGCTGCTCTGATCCAAAAGAAATGATGCAATTAGTTAATAGTCAAATTTAAATAAAGAGAATAAATATATGAAACTTATAGTCATCACTCAATTAAAGGAGCGAGTCCAATGACAAACAAAAATTATGAAAACAGAGGAGATTTAATTTATGAAAACAAGTACATATGTAACACCAGGAAGCCATAATCTTCAGATTCCAAATCGGAGCGAATTTCACAAGTATCTAATTGAAAACATTACAGTTGGTGATTTTAGTACAGGTGGTTGTGCAGATGGTGGAACAAAAATTAAGAAAATTGCACACGCAATCAATTGGTCAAAGGCTATGCATAATAAATACTATATTAAGAAATTTTCAGAAGAAAATAAAAAATAAGTTTAACTACATAAGAATGAGGTGAGTAAAATTAGTAAATACGGAATTAAGATTAAAAATATAAAAGCAGGTATGATTTATGATGTAAATATTGGAGTGAGAGACTATTTCACTTACACTGAAGCGATGTTAAATAATAGCTTGTTTAGCTATCACCTTAAGAAAAATGGTATAAAAATTTATAAAAAACCAAAGTCTGATAAAGAATCTACGCGTGATATAATATGTTTAGACTTTGATTTTGGAAGTCGTTCTTACGAAGAAGAGAAAAAAAGACTCGAAAAATTAGAAAACAATGCAACGACAATAGATGATAAAAATAAAATAAAATATTTACTAAAAGAAATAGGGAAAAAAGAAAAACTATACAATGGTAAAAATAGAGATAAAATCAGAGAAGATTTTTATCAGAATGGAGTAGATATTTCATATAGACACACCGATAAAAAAACAAAAAAAGAAGTTGTTGAAACAATACATTATCTTATGCTATTTAGAACGAGTGCAAAAGCTAAAGTTGGACAAGTTATTTTTATAAATGAAAACTTATATGATGATGCATACGATTGGCTTACAATCGGATTAGGAAAAAAAATGTCTTATGATAACGCAAAAATAGTTGAGATGTCTGCTTATGCACCACTTACCACATCTACTATTGTTGGAACATTAAAAATTCCGGTAGAAGACATTTTAATATTAAAAGATCAGGATTCATTTTTTTCTACATTTACGAGTGTAGTAAAAGCTGAAGAGTATATTGATAGTTCTGGAAACAAAAAGAAAAAATGTATTGTTGAATCAGAAGAAAGAGAAGTTAAAAACACACTATGGGATGGTATGGGTATTATTGAATCATCAATTTTGCCGGGATGGATAAATGGGATGGCTTTATTACGAAATCATTTATTTAAGATGTGCGGTTTTAAAGGACATGTACAATTATTCTTTAAAGATTGGTGCAAAAAAAATAATCATGACTATAATACATATCAAGTTGAAGATATGTTTGGATGTAAACATTATTTAAAAGACATCAAGATTATCACAACAGATAATTCTATAAAGTGGAAAAAATTTATTGATATTATGGGCGGAACATTATCTTCTGCTTATGAATATTGGTGTGATAAAATTCGCGAAGATGGCAACATATGGGGAGTTGTAAAAACAGATCATCAAAGTAAATTTGAAAACTCGCAGCAGTTAAGTTATCAAATGATAAACACTCTTCCGTGCACTAAAGAAGACGTGTATGACATCGCATCAGATACAGTTAAATATATCGAAACATTGAAAACAGATAATGTTGAATTTGAAAAGTTTTTACGAAAATATGCAAATGAAATAAACCATTATCAAATGTTGGCTGATTTATACAGACATAATCCTGATTTCGCCAATTGTGGATGGTTCAGAAATGAAAAGAAAAAAATTATTTTTGAATATGTTAACAGAATGAGAAAAGGCAAAATATTAGTAAATGGAGATAATTTGACTGTCTGTGGAAATCCTTATGCTCTTCTACTCTATTCAGTAGGTGAAAATTGGGAAGAAGATCCTACATTTTCAAAAGAAGAAAATAGTATTCAATGTTATACAAGAAGATTTAGTAACGATGAATATCTATGCGGTTTTAGGAATCCACATAATTCACCGAATAATGTATGTCACTTTCATAATGTATATAGTCAGGAAATGTCTAGATATTTTGATTTTAGCAAAAATATTATGGCTGTAAATTGTATAGGAACTGATGTCCAAGATAGAATGAACGGGGAAGATTTCGATTCAGATTTTAATCTAGTCACTAATAATCCAGTGATGGTTAAATATGCCGAAATTTGTTATAGAGATTTTCCAACCATTGTTAATGATCTCAAAGAAAGCGGAATCACATACAAGAATACATTATTAGAATATGCACGTATGGATAATAAATTTTCTAAATCCAGAATTGGCATTGGCTATTCCAGTAATCTTGCACAATTAGCCTTGACTTATTATTGGACAGAGTTGCAAAAGGATAATCCTAATGAAGAACGATTGCATGAGTTATATGATAATTTTGTGATTTTATCTGTTCTTGCTCAAGTTATAATTGATGGATGTAAAAGGGAATACGAAATTGATGGAATGAAAGAAATCGACAGAATCAGCAAAATGCCATGTATGAAATTAACAAAGCAAGTAGTTGATGAAAACGGTAGAATTAAAAGTGCTAAATTTGATTTTCCGAAGTTTATGAAATATACAAGAGCTATAAAAACAACAAAAAACGGGAAAGAAATTCCACAAAAGGAAATACACGAAAAAAAAGTGAAATTGAAAAATAGAATCAACCCATCTCTTGTTTGCCCTATGAATTGGTTAGAGGAATGCTTAGACACTATCAAACCTGCGGCAAATTCACACTCAACCCCTATTAGTGATTTTTTTATAAAAATGCCTGGTAAACCTAATAACAGACAAATGACAAAAATTAGGAGTCTTATTGAAGAATATGACTTATTTGTTAAAAATTTACATATAACAAATGACGATGACGATATAATAATCGAAGAAATGATTTCTAAATCCGAAAAATTATTAGACAGCCTATGCAAAATTAAAGTTGGAAATATAGTAACTATAAATAGAATGATAGAGGTGGCTCTAGGTCTCGATAAAGGAATCGGAAATGGATCCAAAACGAAGAACATAAACTTAAAATATTCAAGAAAAATTTTAAATTATTTACACAAAATGGACAAAGATAAATTTTTATTGAATTTTAAACCAAAACAAATTTAGTGTTTATGCACAAAAATTGCCGAATTATTTTGTCAAAAGTTACTAAACCCCTTGTAAATAGTGGGTTTTCAAGAAATCAACTTCGTCCGTAATATGGAAGGATGAGAGTTTTGCTTATATTCAAAATTCTTGAGATGAAATCAAGACTCTTAAGACGACAAACGCTATTGTCAAAGCGTTTAATAAATATGGAGATATATCTATAATAAAGCCCCTATTGAAAGGGGCTTGGGCTTTGCCCAATATAAGCACTTGCTTATAAATACAAATAACTCAGTGTAGATTGGCTTGTCACCATGCTGAGAATATATGAATAGTGAGTTGCGGTATAATGCGATAGTTTTATACTGCAGCTTCTGGAATGATGTGAATCATAAACAGAAAGACGGAAACCGTCAAAACTAAATATATGTACAATAATATATTGCCGTAAAACGCAATTGCCAGATCGCTGACATAATAGACGACTCCAGTGGAGTAATAATCGTGATGCCTGTATCGGTGGAATGTTACAGAGAGATAAGTAGCGAAAATCCAAATAAGTCAGTTACGTCGTTGATCGGAAGAAATTCCAGTATAAGATCTGTCGAATGTACGAGTAGCCCAAAGTGACGTGAGATTAATACATAAAGAACAAAAAATTAATTCTTATTATGAATTTTTAATACGCTGAATGACATGGGTGAAAGTTTCTCGTAATCAGTCGAGGCTACAATTGCTGTTTATCAGATGTAAAGGAAGTCTAAGGGTAGCTCCCTTATTCTCAGCCCTTTACAAGTAGTGGCGGAATATTATGACGATATATTTGAGTAGGAAGAAGTTCCATTTGTATTTATAATCAAGTGCTTATGCGCGCACTTGACGATTTCTAATCTCCTTTTCAGTTAGTAATAGCATTGCTGTTCTGGTAGTGCTGTTGCTAACATCTTAGGAGTATTTTAGCCCCATCGCCAAGCGGTAAGGCACAGGACTTTGACTCCTGCATTCAGTAGTTCAAATCTACTTGGGGCTGCTATCATCCGAAGTGTTGCGCTGACCGTCAATCAGTGGCGCATAAAAACCTATCCCAGTATAAATCCAGGTGACACTGGTTTATATGAAGATACGCTCTAGGTTTACTACGTTTTATATAACTATTCACATAACAATTATTTTGTCGTCCTTGTGGATGGGTGTTTTGGACGAGCAAACAATAAGCTGCATTAATCCTCTGTGGTAAGGGGGCGATTTTGAAAAATCGATAGTAGCCGCTTATGCGGTGTCTAAGTTCAAATCTTAGGTGCAGCGTTATATGCAGGCGAGTGGAACGGATTACCACGTCAGACCCATAATCTGAAAATACTGGGTTCAACTCCTAGGCTCTGCAATACTCTCCCACTGTGGAGAAATATACAACGAAAGGAATGTTTTATCATAGTTCTTATTACAGACAAAGAATGCAAATTTTTGTTAAGCAAAGGATGGAAATGGAGAGATCATATTCATCGCACTGTATCCGGAGCAAACAAAAAATATGCAACAGAAAATTATCGATTGATGCAAGATCTGGAGAATTTTAGATCACAGTCGATTAAAGAAACAATTCAGATTAAAAAACGTAAAAAATAACTAGAATTAAAACTAGAGGAAAGGTGGTTTTTACAATCGCCAAAAAGAAAAAAGATTCTATAAAAATTTCTTTTATTGATTCCCCATCATCTGAAGATGTGACGGGAAGTCTTATTTTCATATCTACTCCAAATCATAAATTCATTGTAGATGCCGGGCTTTATCAAACAAATGATAGATATGAGGATTTCTTGGTAAACAATCGCAAATATAAAGAATTCAAACCAAAAGAATTGGATTATGTATTTATCACTCATAATCATGGAGATCATTGTTTGTTGCTTCCTAAATTGTTTAAAGATGGATGTAAAGCAAATGTAATTATTGCAGATGGTTCTGCAGAAGTTTTAAAAGATATGGCTGAAGATTGTGCAGAAATAAACGAGCGTGATGTACTAATTATCAATAATCAGCACGATAAGCATTATGAATCTTTATATGATCTAAACGATGTTCATAATATGACAAACCATACTGTAGGATTCCCAATGGAAGAAAAAATTAAAATTGATGATGAATTATCATTTGAATTAATTCCAAGTGGTCATTTACTTGGAAGCTGTCAAGTGATGTTATATCTTACAGTTAACAATGTAACTAAAACAGTTTTAATAACTGGAGATATAGGAAATAAAATTGTTGGAAATCGATTTGTTGGAGAATACAAGCAAGTTAAAAATGCTGATTATGTTATTGCAGAATCTACTTACGGAGATAAACCAGATATTAAAACCGGTAGAAAAGAAAGAAAAAATGATTTAGAAAAGTTTAAATCAATTATCGATACGCAGATTCATGATTTAAAAGGTCGTGTGATCATACCAAGTTTTGCACAGTCTCGCAGTGCTCAACTTGTGCTTATGGTTTATCAATTATATAAAGATAGTGATTGGAAACCGAAAGTGTACATCGATTCACCATTAGCAATTAAATTGTTTAAGGATTATGAAAACTGTCTGGATGGAAAAGATAAAGAAGACTTCGATGAAATGCTGCATAGTGGAATGTTTCATTTTGTAAAAGAACCTGTGGATAGCAAAACACTTGTAGCAAGCAATGAACCATGTCTGATAATCTCAACGAGTGGTATGTGTCAAGTCGGTCGCATTCGCCACCATTTAAAAAAATGTGTAATTGATCCAAATGCAACTGTTCTGTTTGTAGGATTTAGTACAGATGGAAGTTTAGCTTCTTTACTTAAAGATAATAAACGAAAAACAATTACAATTGATCAAAAAGAATATCCTTGTAGATGTGCATCGTATTCATTGAAATCTATGAGCGGACATGCTCCGTTCAATCAACTTGTTGAGAATTATACAGAAATAAATTGTCAGAAAATAATTCTACATCATGGTTCAAAAAAGGCAAAAGAAGTTTTAAAACAAGCTTTAGAAAAAGAATATGAAAAGAAATGTAAATCAACTCGTGTTGTAATTGCAAATTCGAGTCTAAAAATTACAATTTAATTTTATATTGCAGGGTAACGCATATGAAAGAAAACAAAACGTTATTATCATATATTTTAGGTGCATGTACAATTGTAATATTTCTTCCGATTGTTGAAGAATTAGTTAATGTTATTCTTTCCTGGATTGAATATCTGAAAATTCTTCCTGGAAAACTTGTTATAAAAGGCAATGCAGAATTACAAGAGTTACAGTCAAATTCAGAGACTGAAGAAGTTGATACATGTGCTATCGGGTTTCATTATGAACCAGAAACTGAAGAATATTATGACGAGGAAGAGTAGATAATCACTACTCTTCTATTTTAGTTTAAAGGAGAATTTGAAATATGAAAAATTTACAGTATAAAAAAGTTACAACCACAACATTAAAAGTTGGTGGAATTCTTGATGCAGATAGAATGGTGATTGATGTTGATGGAGTTGAAAAAGATATCAAAACACTTCTCTCTGATTTTGATGGGGATTGTATTGAACTTAATATAAAAATAAAAGATGAAATGGAACTAGAAGAGCCAACAGACTCCGAAGAAGAATAGAGAGTAGGTGGGCATTATAGTACATAACTATAAAAGATTTGATGGTGAAAGCGACGATGAATTAATCCTTCGAATCTGCAATGAAAAAGAAAATATCGGAACTTGGAATGATGTAGCTACAGTACTAAATTCTCTTCTTAATTGTGATTACACTGAATCAGCATATAGAAAGAAAGTGCAGTATTTTAAGAAGGTTCTTGATGCAAACCTGTCAAAATTCTCAGACGGTGCAGCGCAATTAAAAGAACTAAAAGAAGAACGAATTCTTTTGGAAAAGGAACGTGTCAAGACACGCGATGAACGAAATGAATATCGTAGATTAATTCGTGAGGAAGCTCGAAAAGAATCTTATAGAGAACAGATTTTAAGATCCATTTCAGAATATCACGGACAACCATTAGATTATGATAAGAAAAAACAATTTACAGGAATTTTGAAGGCAGATAATGATTTGGTGATTTCTGTAACGGATATTCACGCAGGTATTGAAATCGATAATTGGTTCAATAAATACAATACAGATGTTATGTATGACAGATTTAGACAATATCTGGACAAAATTTTTGAAGTTTATTTGCGACATGGATCAGAAAATATTCATGTAATTCTAAGTGAACTGATTTCAGGATTAATTCACAACTCACTTCGTATTGAAAGTAATCAAAATCTAATTGAGCAGTTCTTATCCGTATCGGATTGTATTTCACAATTTTTATCTGAACTTAGTTATAAATTTAATGAAGTTCATGTTTATGTTTGTCCTGGAAATCATTCTAGGTTGCATGCGAAAAAGGAAGAATCTTTAAAAGGTGAGAACATGGACTGTCTCGCTATTCCATTTTTGCAAGCCAAATTGCAGAACTTTAAGAATATCGAATTTCACGAAAATAAAATTGATGAATCAATTGCAATGTTTTCTGTTAGAGGAACAAAGATTTTTGCGGTGCACGGAGATAAAGATGACCCTAAAACGGTTGTGCAGAAACTATCGCTTATGACACAAATACGTCCAGATATTTTATATATGGGTCATCGTCATGTAAATGCGATGTCTACTGTTTATAATGTGAAAATTTTACAATCAGGTTGTATTTCTGGAACAGATAACTATTGTCTGGATAATCGATTGCAGAATAAACCAGAGCAATTGATTTCTGTTATTACTGACAACGGATTAGATTGTGTATATGATGTTAAATTTCATTAATGAGGTATATAACTATGGAATACAAAGATGGATTACCGGTATTGAATTACGAAGAACTTGTTTCTTATATCATGGAGGAAAGTCAATATCCAAAAACAGATATTGAGAGAATTCTGGATTTAGAGACAGAATATATGGAGAAAATTGGAATTATTTAGAAAGAAAGGATATCGGCTATCTGAAGTGTAGAAAGAACTTTTAACGAGAGAGTTCAATCCGCGGCTCAGGATAAGCAGATTTACAGATTACCTGCGGGGTAATCTACGCCAGTGCTCACGTACATATTTCCACTTATTAAAGCGGAATCTGTCGTATGCACTAACATGTACAGGAGTTTCTATAGAATAAAAACTTGCCATACGTATCACCTGCCTTCCAAAATAAACTACATCATCTTGGAAAACCGATATCCTAGAATGTGGAGAAATCCACGGAATGAATTATATCATAAATTATAAAAAATTTACAAATTAGTTGATAGAAAAGGAGATATTTTAAAAATGACAAGATCAGATTTAATTAAAACAATTGCAGGAAAAGTAGACGGAGTAACACAGGAAAAGGCAAAAGAGATTGTTGCTGTAACTCTTGATTCAATTGCAGATGCACTTACCGCTGGAGATAAAGTACAGTTCGTCGGATTTGGAAGTTTTGAAGTAAGAGAAAGAGCTGGAAGAACTGGACGAAATCCACAGGATGGAAGTGAAATTTATATTGAGCCATCTAAAAATGTAAAATTCAAAGCAGGAAAAGAATTAAAAGATAAAGTAAATGCTTAAGATTGGCGGTGTATCTATTTGAAAAAAGAAATGATTAAGAAAACATATGATAATATCTATGAATTATGTGAAGATGTTGTGGATACATATGACGTACTAGAATCAAATTATGACAATAATATTGTTTCTATTATTGCTAAATACGATGAGGCAAGTCTCATTGTTTCGGAATTATGTACAATGGACTTCTCCATTTTTTCATGTGAATTACACGATCCGGAGTTTGCTGGATATACTGATGAATATTTGATTGAGATTATTGAAGATAAAATCTTTTGTGAGCCAGCAAAACGTAACGGTGATTACATTGGTTCTGGCAGTTCTATTGTATATGTATTAGACGACTGCAATTCGAAAGTCATCTCTAAATTTGAAGCAGACTATGCATATGAAGTACATTTGTATGATGAGAATGATGAAGATAATATGGAATATGATTGTGATGGATGTATCTTCTGTGATGAGTGCGACGAGTATGATGAGTATGGTTTTTTGTTGGATGATTGTGTAGATAACAAAGACATGCATGGATTTTCTGCCAGCAAGAGTGATGATTATGGTTATCACTCCGTATCATTTTATTCAACAGAGCGAGTTAATCATGATGATATGATGGATTTACTTCGTATTTTTGGATTATAAATTTTCTGTTATATATGTACATTTCAAAGATCCGTAGGTGTCAAAACTTACGGGTCTATTTTTGTGTTCTCAGTTAGGAGAATAAGAATTAGAAACATCAGCGAAAGGAATGTGTCGGGTAAGCTCCGACCGCGCTGCATGTTCCAATGCAACATTGGATTTTCAGGAGAGATACGGTGGTTTAGCTACCTACCGGATAAGTGTAACCTCATTCGCACTTCTCTCCTATTTCTATGGAGTGAGGAGAAATAAAATATTTGAATAAAAGGAAGTGAGATTATTGAGTGAAGAAATTGCAAAGCGTTCAGAGGACATAACTGATGAGATTTGGAATCAGGTTAATGAATTCAATAGAGAAATGGTTCAGGATTATCTTGATAATCAAACTGACCTTTCACTAAAGACTCGTCCGGCGTATCGCTCTGGATTAAGAGTCTTTTTTGTATATGTAAAAGATCACTTGAACAATAAAGATTTTACACAAATAAAGAAAAAAGAATTTCAAAAATATCTTAATTGGTTGACTAATAGAGGTTTATCTGATTCAGCAATTAAATTTAAAAAATCATGTGTAAGTGCATTTTGTAATTATATAATGTTAATGTATGAAGAAGAATATCCTACATTCAGAAATTTTACTGTTGGATTAAAAGTAGTACAAACAGGATATGTTCATGAGAAAAACCCGCTGACACCGGAAGAATATTTAATGCTATGTAAAGAATTAGAAAAACGTGAAGAATGGCAAAAATTAGCATATTTAGTTTTTTCTTATAGCACAGGATGTAGACGAGCTGAGGCACGTCAACTTTTGAAAGAAGTTGTTGAGTATAAACCAAAAGAGAAAGAAACAAAAATTAAAGGTGAAGATGGTGTAGAGCATGTTGCAATTTCTCGCCAATACTTAACACATACAATTAGATGTAAAGGCGCATCGTTGGTTGGAAAACAACGTAAACTAAAATTCGGAGAAGATGCTATGTATTGGTTAAAAAAATGGATTGAAGCGCGAGGAGAAGATGAATGTCCTTATATGTTTGTTGTAAAACAAAGAAATGGAGAAACTCGTCAAGTTGGCGAGAATACGTTTAATGATTGGTGTAGTGGACTATTTACAGAAATAGTAGGTAGACGCGTACATCCGCACCTGTTTCGAGAAAGTCGCGCAACTAATCTAGTAGTTTACGAAAATAAATCTCCAGAAGTTGCTCAAAAACTTTTAGGACATAACGATGTTAGTACAACTACAAATCATTACATAATCAGAAATGATGATTTTGACGAGTCTGATGAAGCATTCATCTAACCATCTTTAATTTCCCATAATTTACCAGATCAATACTCTTCTATTCTGTGTTATACTGTTTCCGAGAATCATAGCACCGGAGGTTTATAGAATGGAAAGACTGGTAAAAACAGGATACGTCAAAATGATTGCAATTGATGTTCATGATTTGGAGTCAAAAATCTTAGATGAACGGAATACAAATTTTCTGTGTGATATAGAAAATTTTCAGAATAAGTATTCTAATATATCTACAGTAAAATGTGTGTACATACATATGGACGATAATTATGATATCACTTTCTTAGATTATAAGAAAGTCCATCCACATATACATCCATTTGATTATATGAGAGACATCGTCAAAAAGCATGATGGAAAGTTAATCAAGGGAAGTGATTATTTGCGGATCACACACGAAGATGATTATGTAGAATTAATCGAAATAGATTTGAGAGATTAATGGAGAGCTGTGCTGCTCTCCTATTTTTGTATTTGGCTCCATGGTCAAGAGGCTAAGACATCGCCTCTTCACGGCGGTAACACTGGTTCAATTCCAGTTGGAGTCATTTTAAATTCCGGCTTTCAAAAGAAATGCCGGTTTCATATCGGCAGAAAATAGAAAAAGAAAGTGAGGAAAAATAATGGTAACATTACAGAAAATTGGTGGGGACATGAATCGTAATGTATTAGAGATTACTGGATTATCTACAGACGAAAAACCTGTTGAATTTATCGAAACAACATACATTACCAATGGAAGCACATATGAAGAAATTGATACTGGTACAGTGTATAAATATAACGAATCTGGCAAGAAATGGGTAGAGCAACCTGCAATTGGTGGTTCAGGCGGAAATATTTCTCTTGATTATACTGCATTAACAAATAAGCCACAAATTTCCGGAATTGAATTAACTGGAAATAAAACCTTGGATGATCTTGGTATTCAGAAAAAAGGTACTTATATTACAAAAGAAACTGATCCAACTGTACCGGCATGGGCAAAAGCAGAAACAAAACCTACTTATACCGCAGACGAAGTTGGAGCCTTACCAAAAACTACGACTACACTTCCAAATCCTAAAAAGATTAAGTTTACAGGTGCAGTAACAGATGAGTACGACGGTTCTGTCGAAAAAACAATTAACATTCCGACAGGAAGTTCTTATACTCTTCCACAGGCAACTGACAAAATTCTTGGTGGAGTTAAAGCAAAAACAAAGACAAACGAAACCGTAGAAGTTGCAATTGATACTACAACAGGTAAATTATTCGTTCCGACTTATCAAACTGGAGCAGGAGTTGAACTTGACAAAACACTTGCTGTGGAAGGAAAAGCTGCTGATGCAAAAGCTGTTGGAGACGCATTGAAAACTAAGATTGGATCCGATGCTCTTACTCCATATATGAAGACAGTTGATGCAGATAAAAAGTATACATTAAAAACTGAATTGCCAAAAAAAGGTGTTGCAGTTGCAGACGCTGGAGATGCAGATGTAAAAGATAAACTTAATGCTTTGTTGGCAAGCCTCAGAACTGCTGGGATTATTGCTCAGTAATATATTAAATTATTAAGGGCGGTACTACTACTGCCCTATTATTATGCTTAGATAGTTCAATGGTAAAACGACTGACTTTTAATCAGTTGCTCCCAGTTCGAATCTGGGTCTGAGCATTGAATACGAAATAGTTGAGAAAGGATGTGAGATATTTGACTCAAAAATTAAAACGATCAAGAGATGAAAGAATTGAAGAATCAATGAAATCTCCACAGAAAATAGATATCTCTGTTGATATGCGATTTCCACTATCTAATTCGACAAATACAAAAAAGTATAAATGTTATATGTGTGGAGAATCTTGGGATTCTCAGAAAAGTCATTTTTCAAAATCTGCACATCCCAAATATCAAGCAAATAACGGATATATTGAAATATGCAATGATTGTCGTGATAAATATTATAAAAAACTTATAGATTTTTACTCTGGAAACGAAGAACATGCAATTAGACATATGTGTATGGAATTTGGATGGGTATATCATATTGATGCTTTAACTGCTTCAAGACAAATATCTGCGGATAGGAGCCGTATCAGTCACTATTTGGCAAAGAAAAATTTAGGGCAAACTGCAAGAATTGGAACTACATATTTTGACAGTATGAAGTTTGAGTTTAATGAAAAACAAGGTGAGATTGTAAAATCCCGTGAACAGGCGAAATCTGAAGAGTCTACTATTACTGCAACAGCCGTTGATCGGTGGGGGGTTGGTTTCACAGAGTCTGATTATAAGATAATGGATGAACATTATAAAATGTTAAAACGGCAAAATCCAAATTGTGACGCCAATCAAGAAATTTTTATTAAAAGTTTGTGTTCGTTATTCATGCTTCAGACAAATGCATTAAAAAGAGGCGATTCAGATAAGTATATTAAACTAACTGATCAGTATAGTAAGACATTTACAAAAGCCGGACTATCTACAATTCAAGAAACAGATAATAGTGCAAATGAATGTCTCGGAGTAACTCTTGCTACTATATCTCAGTATACTCCAGAAGAATATTATAAAGATAAGGAACTATATAAAGACTACGATAAAATTGGGGAATATTTTGATCGATTTGTAAAAAGACCTCTTAGAAATCTTATGACAGGAACAACAGATAGGGACACGGAATATTTTGTAAAGGACAACGCAGATGATGTCGATGAATAATAAATATGCTGATGAACGTCAACAAAATCTTTACAAGAAATTTCCTTCAACTCATTTTTTAAGCAATCCTACAAACGTTCATAATACATTTCTATGGTCTACATTTTTCTCAAGAAATCTACATAGGCTCGCTATGGATTATTTGGGAATTAGGCTACATTTATACCAACAGCTTATTCTATATCTTATGGGCATCTCACAGCTTGTTTGTATCGTTGCGTGTCGTGCTGCAGCAAAATCTTTTATAATTGCTCTATACGCTTGTTGTAAAGCAATTATAAAACCTGGTTCAAAAATCGTACTTGGTTCTGCAACACGCGGACAGAGCAAACTTATCATATCGGAAAAGATAAAGAATGAATTGATGAACATGTCTCCTGCTTTAAGAAAAGAGATAAAGGATATAAAGGATAGTGCAAACGAATCCATAGTGTATTTTAACAATGGATCAACTATTAAAGTATTTACAGCAAATGAATTTGCCCGTGGTCTTCGTAGTACGGATGCTGTACGAGAAGAGTTCCGTCAGATTGACAAAAATATTGATGATAGTGTCATTTCTCCTTTCCAGACAATTAGACAGGCTCCTTTTATGATTGACCCATTTTATGAAGGAATTGAATGTCTAAAAGAAGATCCAAAAGATATATACATTTCAAGTTCATGGTTAGATGATGGACATTGGATGTGGAATTTAGTTGATCAAGCTTATACTGATATGTTGAATAATAGGACTTCTGTAATGCTTGCTTTTGATGAAAGTATTACTCTGAAACATAATATTCGTACTCAAAGGCAGATGCAGCAGGAAAAGAAAAAGCAAGATCCTATTACATGGCAAATTGAATTTTTAAATCTTAGAGTTAGAAACAACTCTTCTGCTTTCTTTACTTATTCTATGCTTAGTGATGTTCAAACATTACGTCAAGTATTTTATCCAAGAAACCATAGAGATGTAAAATTTAATAAAAAAACAAAACATTTTGCTCCAAAGCAAGAGGGTGAAATTCGTGTAATATCTTGTGATATTGCTTTTGTAGAAGGAAAGAAAAACGATAACTCTATATATTCTTGTATTCGTGGAATTCCAGAAACTATGAGGTATGAAACTGATGACTCGGAAGTTGTAGTAAAACAAGGATATAAGAGACAGTATTCTTATATTGAATCAAATCAAATAGGAGATACAACAAAACAGGCAATACGAATCCGGCAATTATATGAAGACTATGATGCCGATTATATTGTGCTAGACTGTCGAAACGGCGGAACACAGGTCTGTTATTCACTTGGTAAAACACTATATGACGAAGAACGCGGAAAGGAATATCCTCCTCTCAAATGTATGAACAACGATACCTATGCTGATGTTGTTAAAAATCCTAATGCTCCAGCCGTTATCTATGCAATCAACGCCACTCAGAAACTAAATAGTGATATTGCATACAGTTTCAGACGTTCTTTAATGGAACATAGAACAGAATTACTTGTGAATTTGAATACAGCAATTGAAGAAATATTGTCTGAAAATGATAACTATAAAAATGAAACAGATTTAAATACACAGTTTGAATTTGAACGACCATTCCTAGAAACTCAAGCAATGATCAGTGAATGTGCAGAACTGTTGTATGAAAAATCACCGCAGACTGGAATTGTAAAAGTATATGAGCAAGGTTCTAATTGTAAGGATAGATACACATCTTGTAGTTATGGATCGTATTTCTTTGATCAGTTAGAACTTGATTTACTTTCAACAGATTCCGATTACGAATTTACGTGTCTTATAAATTAACAGAAAGGAGAGACGGACATGCCAGAAGTTAATAAAGAGCAATCGGTAGAGATTCAAAACGAGTCCTCTCCTACTGCTAATATATATGAATTCAACAGTTTTGTATCGCCGATGGACATAAGCAGCTTATTCTCTTGCGGTATTTATGACTATTTTTCTAAAGAAGAAATAGATTCTATTTTACGTGATCCTATTGGAAATCACGATACTGCAATTCGATTATCAAATTTTGTATATACAAAAAATGGTATCGTGTCTAACTCAGTCGATTATATGACTGCTCTTCCGTGCCTTGATCGTATTTTAATAAGTAAAAATAAACGAAATACAAAGACAGTCCAGGCGAATAAAGCACTAATGAAATCCACTCTTGAAAAAATTGATGATAAACAGTTTATTAGGAATGCACTATTTACGTGTATGTTAGATGGAATCGCTTTTTTCTATTTTGAAACGAAAAAGAAAAATTATGACAAATCCAAATTTATGACAGACTACGATGTAGAAAACATTGTAGAAATCAATGAGGTTGGAATCAATGCTACTATCATTTCTCTTCCATGGAGATATACAAAAATTGTTGGAAAGAAAAATGGTAGGTATGTGCTTGCGTTCAATCTGAGATATTTTGATGATTATACTGGTGAAAAACTGGAACGTAAATTAAGAAAGTATCCAGAAGAAATTGTAAAAGCATACAATAGTCGAAAAAATGGTACAACTGGCGGAGACTGGGTTGTGCTTGATAACAATCATACAATGTGCAGAAAAATTAAGTGTAAAGATTCTGAGCCTTGGGGTCGAAGTTTAATTATCGCTGCACTTGCAGATGTATTATATAAAGATTATTTCACTGACACAAAGAGAAACGTGTTAGATGAAATTAACAATAAAATTATCTATCAAACATTTCCAGAAGGTAAGGACAAAGGGACAAGTTCTCTTACTGGAAAACAGCAAGAACAGCAACATGCTACTGTACGTCAAGCTGTAATGAACAAAAACTCTCGTGGAGGAATTTCTTTCTTTAGCGTTGCTGCTGGAACGAAATTAGACTCTATCGATGTTTCTACAGATATTTTTGATAGCAAAAATGAGTCTGATTTAAATGATCAAATTTCACTTGATTTAGGAATTTCTTCTGCTCTCATTGGTGCAATGACAACAGGAAACTATGGTGCATCACAGAGCAACTTAGAGATGATTACCGCACAGTTATATACGTGGGTGTATGAATGGCAGAATGAATTGAATTATGTGATTAATAAAAATATTATTCAAAATGATAAAAACCGTATTGAGGTTTACTACTTTCCTACTTCATTCGTAAATAGGAAGAACTTCTTTGAAATGATGTCGAAGTTGTATACGGATTCCGGAGGATCTATGAGTTTTCTCGTTGCTAGTACAGGTGTGGATCCTGACGCATATTTTTCAGTTTTAGATGAAGAAATTGAAAGTGGAGTGTTTGAAAAATATAAACCACATCAAACATCTTGGACAATGAACGGATCTAATTCTGATAATGCTAAAAAACCGGAAACAGATAATCCCACAGAAAATACAATCAAAAGTAGAGAAAGTGGTGGAAACTTAAACCCAAGTCCAAGTGATAATAAATAGTTAAAAGGAAAATTAGTTTTATGTTAAAGATGAAAAATTAAATAAATTGTTAAACAAGTGGTCTGCTAATAAGTAGATCACTTTTATTTTATGTAAACAAAGGAGGATAAATCTTATGTTAAATAATATCCTCGAAATTTCTCAGCGATCTAATAAAAACGGACGTGTTCCAATCAAAATTGCCCTTCTTAAAATTCATGACGATCCAAATGAAACTAACAAAAATGGTATCCATTGGAAAAAGGAATATGTATTAAACGCAATTGATTCAGTTAAAGGAATGCCATTGTGTTGTGAGTTTGCATCAGAAGATAAATCATGCCCTCTCGGACATGGGTTAACAGGAGAAGTTGTGGATTCAAATGGGGTTCATGAACCAGTATTTGAAAACTCTGAAGTCGTCGGAACTTTTGAGAAAGCAGAAATCGAAACAATTAAAGATATCAATGGAGATGAAATAGAGGCTTTGTGTGGGTACGGGTATCTATATTATCAGAGATATCCTAAATTGGTTGATTGGGTGCGAAAGGGATTTGCAGTAGGTGAAGTGTGTACTTCTATTGAAATTATGGGACTAAAAGAAAATGATAACAAAATCATATATGAAGATGGATATAACGAAAATATGAGATCACCCATGATTTATTCATTTTCGGGGTGTGCGCTCTTAAGCATTTCTCCAAGTGACGATGCGGCTGTGGTACTTGAGATTTCGCAGAGAAAAACTACAAACAAGGAGGAAAAGAAAAACATGGAATTCGATAAGAAAGAATTTGAGGAAGTTCTCAAATCTACTCTTGCAGAAATTAACAGTGAAAAGAAATCACACGATGATGAAGTTTCTGAGCTGAACAACAAAATCACAGAACTGAATTCACAGATTGAAGCAAAAGATGTTGATATTGCTGCTAGAGACACACAGATTGCAGAACTGAATGCAAAAGTTGAGCAGATGGAAAAAGACATGAAGAAGAAAGATGATGAAAAAGAGGATCTCGAAAAAGAGGTAACAAAAGCAAAAGCATCTGAAAAACTTTCTGAGGTCGAGGCTGCTCTGAAAGACTTTAGCGATGAAGAAAAAGAAGTTGCTAAAGAGGACATTAAAAAATTAAAAGATGAAATTAATGCATGTAAAAAGAAATCAGAGTTAAATAATGTCACATCTGAAATCAATTCTATTAAATCTAAAATTTGCATGGAAATTGTTGCAAAACAGAAACAGGCAGAATCTGAAGCTCGTATTTCTGAGCAGAATTCAGAAGAAGTAAAAATTGAAGATATTTTCTCAGAAGTATGCAGCGAGAAATATGTCGATGATGACGAAGAAGTAAACATTTTTTAAGAGGAGGACGAATTAGATGATTAAATTCAGAAGAATTTCTCAGATCGAGAAATTATACCCATTTATGGATGCAGTTATTGATAAAGATGCACTGAATGGAGATTTTGGTGCAGTCACATCTGGAAAGTTTGCTCCAAAAGCAGACGCAAAACAGGCGATTATGCAGGTCGAAGTTGGTGATGATATGGACATGCCAGAATATAAAATTCCTGCTGGATCTCATGTAAGAGTCGTAGACTTTGAAAAACTTGAGGGACAGGAAATCGAAGTATACGGCGCTCAGTTACCAGCAACTTTTGCAAAAGGAAATAAACTGAAATCTGATGCAACAGGAAAATTAATTACAGGTGCTAGTGTAGCTCCTTATTTTGAAGTAACTGAGATTATTGGAAACAAAATTGGTCTTGTTGCCAAAGTTGTTACAAAACAAGGCTAATTGAAGGAGGGTATATAAATGAGTTATACATTTGAGTTAAATAACGAACGTAGAGATGCTTCTTTTGTAAGTGGAAAAATTAATGCCAATTCTCCAGTTGTAGAAGTATTCTCTGCTATGACAGATGGTAAAGAATTAGCAAAGTTTGGTAAAAAGGGAGATGCTGCTGCTAAATATATTAAAGAATTAAATAGCAGAGCTGCAACAAATGATCAGGTAGCAATTTCCGAAATCAACGAATTAAGACGTTTTAAAATGCAGCCAGTTCTTATGCAGGAAATTAAACTGCTTGGAATTTATGGAAACTACAAACCAATTGGATACAATGAGTCTTGTGAAGTAGAAATTACAGAGTATGTAAATACTGGTGCTGAAATTCAGGCTGCTGGACAGGATGTAAAATTCCCGACAATCAGAAAGAGACGTGTTCCGATTGCAACAACTACTATTTCTGGTGGTTATGCAGTTGACTACAGAAAAGCAGCACTTGGAGATATGAGTGATGAGAACGAGCTTCAGGAACAGGTTCGTACAGATATTAGAAATAAAGCTGCTAAATATGTAGTAGATGAAACATACAAAGCAGTTAAAAATGCAAAAGGTGTGAAATATTTCTTCGAGGGAGCAGGTCTTACAAAGACAGGTGTTGATGGTGTTATCGCAAATGTTAGACGTTTTGGTAAACCAACAATCTCTGGTGATTATGCTATGATTGCACAGTTTAATGGATTCGCTGGATATGAGGGAACAACACCGACTGTAAACGGAATCTCTCGTACAATCATGGATGAGATTCATAATACAGGACTGATGGGCGTATACAATGGAGCCACTCTTGCAGAGATTCCAAATCCGTATGATCTGACAACTCTGAATAAAGATGGTACAAACTTTGAGACAATGTTACCGGCTGGACTTGCATTTGTAATTCCGCAGGGTGGACAGTCTCCAATTCATACTGTAACAAGAGGTGGACTAACATCATTCTCTGGAAACGATGTTACAACAAGAATGCAATTATCCAGATTTGACATGGAGTTTGGTTGTCTTGTAGTACCTGGAAGAGAATATGAAGTGGGTATGCTTCATGATCAGAACCTTGATTCTCTTGGAAAATAATTTCAAGTAAATCTAAGATAGTTTTCGCATTATTTTAAATGTGGAAACTATCTTATTTTAGTTTAAAGGAGAAAACAATTAAATATGAATGAATATTTCTATTGTTATTCAAAAAAATTATCATACTTTATTATGGCATATGATATTCCATATGTTTCAAAATCTGTAAACAAGAAAAATGGTATGCCATATCATACATTCAAGAAGTCAGAACGACTGGATAAAGTAATTGCATTATATAAAGAAATTATACATACTGTTTAAAAATAATTAGTTGATAAAATTACATTAATTGCTATGGAGGAAACAGAAAATGATTGAAGACAAAAACACAGTACAGGAATTAAATCTTGAGCAGAAAGTAACTATTAAAAGTATCGCAAATTGGACAACAGGTTTCAAGAGAATTGAAACAAATGGCGATGTAACAATTCCTGCAAATGGGACAGTTCGCTTACAAAGAAGTGAAATTATTACACAGATTCAGAACGGTAATAGATTATTGACAGGAATAGACGACAGAGGTTCTCATGCAACACTTTATGTTGATGATAAGCCAACAAGAATTGAAGTTGATTTTGAGAGTGAAGATGGAAAACAGGTGCAAAATATTCTTACAGTAGATGCTGTCAAGAAATTGTTTGAATACAAAACCTTAAAGACATTCGAAGAGAAACTGAAGGATCTTGTCGTTACACGCGCCGAAAAATTTGCAATTTTAGAAATTATTAAAAGAGAAAAACTTAACGATTTTGAAAAAATTAGAATCGTAGAAAATTACGTAGAACATAAGATTTAGGAGTGATTTGAATGGGTAATACAACAGCTAACGAAGTGATACAATCATTTGAGTCTTCTTTTGCAGATAAAACAGTATTGCCTTTATCACTAGAAATGGAATGGTTTAAGAAGGCAATTGGAAGGTATTCTGCAGAATTAAGTGATTTACATTTTGACGTGGAATTAAATCAATTTGATTCTGAATTGGATAGATATGTTATTGATACTTTGGCAGAATTTATGAAACAATCATATCAAGAACGTCAGTATTCTAAAGTCAATAAACGAATCAGCATAACCGGAAAAGATATTGGAATTGATGGGTCTAACGGATCTAAAACTGCAACAAAAGCGGAACTTGATTACGTCGCAGAAAAGGCAAATACGATGGTTGGAAACCAGAAAGTAACTGCTTTTATTTAGGAGGACGCGATATGCAAGAATGGTATTTATTAAGTCAGAACACTCGTCCAAATGTAACCGGTGGATTTGAGAATGACATGTTTGTAGAAAACAAGGATGATGCTTTTGCGGAATCGTTAGAAACTGATATTGCGGTTTCTGTTATTCTTTATAATAGCGATTTGAGCAAAGGTAAAAACATTCGTTGCATCGTACAAGGAAATACAGCAGATACACAATTGAAGTCACTGGAAAGAACAGTACTTTTTTCTATAGGAACTGTAAAAGCTGGAATGTATGTATTTTTTGAAAATAGGTATTGGCTGATAAATGGCTATCCGGGAAATAACGGAATATACGAAAAAGCTACAATGGTATTGTGTCAATATTTACTGCGATGGCAAAATTCTGAAGGAAAGATTATTGAGCGTTGGTGCAACGCAGTTTCAGCCAGTAAATATGATGTAGGTGAAAATGGGAATTATACGATTACGCTTTCATCTAATACATATACGATTCTCATACCGGGAGATTCTGAATGTCTAAACTTGGATAGAAAAAGGGTATTTATTGACAAAAGAAAAATAAATCCGGAAAAAGTGTTCAAAATGACAAGAACAGACGATATCTTATATGATTATGGAGATGAATATCATGGTAGTGTTTTAAGTTTTATTGCAGATAAGACAGAATTAAATCTTAAAACAGACAGTCAGGAACTTGGCATTTGTGACTATATAGATATTGATCATTCAGAACATGACAATGATAAAGGAACTGTTTTTGCTAAAATTATCGGAAGTGATTCTATAAAGATTAATAGAAAAAGAACATATTATGTTAAATTTTACAGCGACGAGAGTTGTACTGAAGAAATTGAATGTACTAATTATACTTGGCATGTATCTGATGATATCCAGGTAAAAAAAACAATCTACGAAAATTCAATTGAAATACTAATATCTGATGAACAGTATATCGGAAAAATTTTATCTCTGAAAATCATTTCTAACTCACATCCAATTTCTGAAAAGAAAATCGAAATTAGTAATTTATTTTAAGGAAGACATTATGAATAAAACAGTATTAAAAGATATTGGAATTTTTAAATCAAAGCTTCTTTTATCATTTTTAGATTCGTCTGATATTTGTGAATTACTATTAGGTGATAATTATATGCCAGATGATGTTGACGATCTGGTGTATTCTCAAATCTTTCCTTATTTATATATAGAAGATACTCAAACAGAGGTTAAACCATATCTTTGTTTTGAAGTAAATTTCAAACAACAGACAAGGACTATGAAAACTCTTCAGATTATTGTCTATGCGTACTGTCATAAGGATTGCATGAAATATCACAAAGACGGATATTCTGGAACAAGAGCTGACATTTTAGCTGATATGGTTGAGCGTCAATTACATGAAACAAATAAATATGGTATAGGAGAATTGAATTTGGAATCTGTAAATTACTACTTTCCAAATAGTAAATATTACGGAAGACAATTAGTTTTTACAACATCAGATTTTAAATTCAAAAATATTTAGCGAATTATGAAATTAGATTATTTTGATCTAATCTCCCCTCTCCCACTTGATCTTGTTGGAATTGGAAGAATTAAATCTCCAAAGCTCATTGAGATTGCTGACATATCTTATTACGTCTATGCACAATATGTGTCGTGTCTAAGAATGACTCCAAGTGATTATATTGAAGATTTTAAAATAGAAGATCCAGATATTAATTTGTATACAAAATTTGACCTTATTTTGTATGATTCAAATTTTAGAAATATGATTAAAAATGCTCTCAATTTTTTCTTTGTAGAGGATTTCGAATGGTTTGATGAATATAAATCATTCCTATACACAGAGGAAATTGTTAGAGAAAATGGCGATACTGAACTTCTAGCAAAAGGAATTATAAATTCTAAAAATTATTATGATGTGTTGGATATAATTCTTCAACGAGTGCATATTACACCGGACAATACAGAAGTGACTGATATTACAAAGATCAAAAATAAACGTGGATTAAAAATATACAAGAGGTTGCAAAAGGTAAAACGTGAATTCAAAAAAAGTTCTGGCGGAAATCCAGATTTGTCTTTACCTAACATCATATCGTCCGTTGCTGTAAGAAGCTTGTCATTAAACTGGATAAATATATGGGATATTACAATTTATCAATTATTCAATGAATTTGAAAGGCTTCAGATAATTGATCAATATGACATTGCTTCTACACAGGTGTCTGTATGGGGAGATAAAGAAAAGAAATTCAAGTTTGGTGCTTGGAGTTCAAATATATATAACAAAAATGACGCTGAGTAATTCAGTGTCTTTTTTATTGCAAAAAAAACAAATCTTATATAGGAGGAAATTAAAATGGCAAATCAATTTGGAAAACAGATGGCAAACCGAGAAGTCTGTGACATGGTGTTTGTAGATTATAAAACAAAAGAACCATTTCTTTTCTGTGATTACGCAAATACATCAAGTCAGGAATTGACAGGTGAAAACGTATTTGCGTACGGCGGGAAAGGTCATCCAAAGAAAATTACATTCTCTGGAGAACGTGCTGGTACTCTTACGATTGAAACGCAGATTCAGACACCTAAGCTTTGGGAGCTGATGACTGGAGGTAAGAGTTCTAAAACAGCAGAAATTATGAAGAGAGTCAAGGTAAAAGTTGGCGAAAGCAATAAAGTTAGTATTACTGACACAAAAGTTACTCTCACAAAAGAAAATGTATGGGTTTATGACGGAGCAGATTCTAACATGGAAACAAAACTTGGGGTAACTACTGTTTCTGGTCAGGACATTACATTGAAAGATTCAAAGGCAGAAGGAACAGAAGTTGTTGTATTCTACCTTGCTACTAGAAATGATGTATACAATATCAGTATTAGATCTACTGACTTCCCGAAAGCGTTTACTGTTTACGGCGATACATATATGAAAACAACAGATGAGGATGTGCTTCCATATCTGTTCAAGGCATATAAAGTAGTTCCGCAGGCTAATATGTCTCTGTCTTTTGCAAGTTCCGGAGATCCGGGTACTGTAACACTTACTTGTGACATGATGGTTGACGATGATGGAAACATGCTTGACCTGACTCTGTTACCGGACGAGGACGAACCGGGGGAATAGAACCCCCTGAAGATCTCGCCTTGATAGGCAGGGGGAAAATCGGAAAGGCAAAAGTCGGAAAATCAGAATGAATAAGGAGTGAGTAAAAATGGCATATACACCAACGACATGGAGCGATGGAGATGTTATTACTGCTGAAAAGATGAACAAGCTGGAGCAAGGTGTAAAAAATGAACAGGTTGGCGCACCTGGAGCAGCCGCAGGATTCGGAACACCAACTGCAACGGTTGACGCAAATACTGGAGTTCCATCTGTAACTGTAACAGCAAGTGGAACAAACACAGCAAAGGTATTTAATTTTGCATTCAAAAATTTAAAAGGAGCAAAAGGAGATCCTGGTGCGACATACACTCTTCCGGCTGCGAATAAAACAACACTTGGAGGCGTAAAACAGTCTACTTTGGTTCCTGAAGCTGCAGGAGAAAATGTCACAAAGGCTGAGTTCAAAGCTTTGCTGGACGCTTTGAAAGCAGCCGGTATTATGGCTACATCTTAAAATAACGAGTGATAGATATTTAGTGTGAAGAAAGGGGTAAATATCTATTATCGGTATTTACCCCATTTTTTTACTCTGCTCCGAATAAGTGAGGAGTGAACTCGAAATTAGAAAGTTAGACAATGAATACCGTACAGAATCTTCTCACGAAGTCTGTTATTTATCAGAATACGGAATTAAATATACATTTGTAAAAAAAGAAGATGGTGTGACGGTATGGAAGTACAAAAAGACTAAAGAACTTGGACTTGCTTTAGCTAAGTTCTGGGAACAAAAATGAAATAGGTTGTTCAAGATGATGAACGTAAAAGTGGGTGTCATATTTTTGAGCGCAGTGTCACGCAGTACACAGGCAATAGTATTAAAGGACTACCACTCTCCTATTTGTATGAAAGGAAAAAATTATGGAATTTTTGAATGAATTTATGATGCCGGTCGTACTTGGCATTTGCCTTTGCGTCGGATATATTATCAAGAAATGGATTAAAGATGTTGATAACAAGTACATCCCAACAATCTGTGGAGTATTGGGCATTGTGATAGCTGCATGGATTAATGGTTTTGCATTTAGCCCAGAAATTGTTTTAAGCGGTTTGATTAGTGGTCTTGCATCTACAGGTTTGCACCAGGCATTTACACAATTTATCGAAAAGAAAGAACAGAAAACTGAATAAATATGGAATATTTAGAAATGTTTTTTGAGCTAGATTTTGTTTCTATTATTCTCGCAATTGTTACCATACTTCTTGCATGGCAGTTTTTAGACAAATTGCTTGTATGGTTTTGGGAGAAAACAGGGATTGAATTTAGACATATCAGAAAAAGACGAGAAGAACACGAGCTTCTTATGAAAACCGCTGAGAACTTATCAAGACTACAAGAACAACATCAAGAAGACGTGGAACGTGTTACTCAAAATGATAGGCAAATGCAACAGGAATTTTCAGAATTTGTCGAAGAGTTAAAGTCTGCTCTTACTGCTCAACGAGAACAGATGGATATTTATGCTCAAAATCGGATTAACGATAGAGAGAAATCACGAGAAGTTCAGAGAGAATTGAGTGAATCTATAGATAAGTTAGCAGAAGGGGCAGAAGAAAGAAAAAAACAAATCAAGGCTCTTATGTGTGGAAGTATGGAATTGCTTGGAGATAAAATTGACCAAAGATTTAGTAAATATGTAGCAATGAATGGTATACCCGAAAATGAAGTTTCAGAATTTGATGGATTATTTTTTGCATATAAACTTTTAAATGGAAATCATGGTCGTGAGCAAAAGTATAAATATGTAAAAGAGCATTTACCCGTTCTTCCTGTTGAAATTAACCCCGTTTATGATGAGCAAAATACAGAAAAATAATAAGAATGGAAGTTGCTATATGTGATGTGGTGACTTCTCTTCTTATTTAAATATATTTGTTAATCAAAGTTCAGTAGTTTAACAAATATATTTATGAGCAGATGAGCACATACTGAACCACTACTCTACTGCTCTTAAATATTATATAAGGAAGTGACAATTATAAAAATTATTATAGATAATGATGTTGTTAATAGATATAATGAATACTATTTTAAGCAGCATCCAAGAGCAAAAAAGAAACAGATTGAAAAGTGTATACATCCATCCATAAATATTTGGAGTATTAAACCAAGAATTCAAATGAATGCACTAAAGCAGTCGTGGAAAAATTTTATTATTTGGCTTGTTGATGATTTAGGATATACAAATATGAAACTAAATAATATAGATGTTATTTACGACATATACCATCCAACAAAAAGAAGAACCGATCCAGATAACTACAGCCCTAAATTCATCCATGACGGATTTGTTGAATCAGGATTTTGGGAAGATGACGACAGGGAACATCTACATAGTCTTATGATAAGATGTCATGTTGACAAAGAACACCCAAGAACAGAAATTGAAATTATAACGCATTAATTTTGTCGGAATCTGCGTAACAAAATGTCTTTACTACGTTCCTATTCAGTGATATGCTTGTACTATAAAACAAAAGGAGGTACATGTCATGGAAGTGAAAAGAAGACGTAGACGTAAAACTGCTGTAGAAAAAGATTTTGATCTTTTACTTCAGCAAGCAAATGACGAAGTTGATTCCATTCAAAAACAAATTGAGGATTTAAAAACACAACTCAAAGAAAAAAGATATGAAATCAAAAAGTTAGAAAAAGAAAAAGTCATCTATGATGAAATGAAAACTGAACAGGAAAAACAGGAACGTATTCATGAACTTGCAGAACTTATTGAAAAGTCTGAATACACTGTGGATGAAATCAAAGAGTTATTAACATCCACTCCGAAAGACGAAACTGTTTCAGAATAAAATACCATTAAATATAAACCAAAAAATGCCAATAAATTGAGTCGATTTACTTCGGCTCTTTTTTGATGCAATAAATTAAATTTCGTTTTCATTTGAAAATGGAAAGAGAATAATAGATATACCAATCACCTATCTTTCTGACGGATTATATAGTCATGGTGATTATTAATGTGTTACATATGTAGGAGCGTAACAGCCGTGGTTACGCTCACGGCTTCCTACATAAGAACATTATACTACTTATGAAAAATAAAAACATCCAGAACATTTGTTTAAAGGAGATATATTATATGAAAAAAAATAATTTTAAAGTAAAAGAAAATATTACATTCGAAGATAAAGCAAACGCTATTGAATATATTTGTAACAGTTTATTTGATTTCGATGAAGAGGGAGAAATTATTGATTACTCTCCTTACTATATTGAACCAGCACAGGTTTGTGCAATTCTCAATTATTTTGTAGAAGGAATTGAATTTGAAAATGGTGAATCTATTTATGATGTCGCAGTTGCAGATAAAGAAGTAAATGATGTTGTAAATCAGTTCTTCTTAAAACCTACAACTGCAAAGAATCCAAAACTTACATATCCGCAGGAAGTTATGAAGTTTGTTATGTCTCATGTTGTAGAAAAAGTTGAATACATGAAACAGAAATCTATTCATGCTCCATTATGTAGAAAAGATATGGTTGGCGAAGCAATTGTAGAATTGATCAATGTTTTAGCAGAGAAAGCAAATGAATTGAATGTATCTGAGGCAAATAAATTTATTGAAAAATATAACAATCCAGATTCATCTCTTGAGGATTTTGCAAAACAGTTTATGAAAGATGAATATGAAAAACGTATGGAAGAATTAAAAGAGAATAAAAATGAATCAAGTTCTATTGTAAAAGATAATGATGAATTTCCAGAAGAACCAACTGTTCCCGCTGAACATAAGCCGACACAAGCAGAAGAATTTCTTGCAAAATATAAAGAGATTGAGCGTCGCAATAAAAGCAAGTAGGAACAATTATGGCTAAAAAAGTCGTGTCAAGTTTTTTAGAAGTAAAGAACTTAATTGAAAAAAATGTACGCTCTGGTATGGATGCTGCAAGAGATGAAGTCAAACCAACCTTTGAAGATAATGTGACAGAATATTATAGTGTCGGGAATCCGGTAATATATGATAGAACCGGTACTTTATTGGAATCTCCTAACACTACTCCTGTTTCTGGAGGCGGAAATCATTTTGAATTTAAAGTTGAAATGCAAGATAGTATTTCTTATCACACTGGAACGTATACAGGTGCACAAGTGATTGATGCAACAGAACAAGGTCATTCAGGAACACTTGGTAAACATGGATATTTTGCAAAGACAGAAGCGGAAATTCCTGAAATTGTGGATAGGAATATGTCGAAGTATTTGAAGTGAAAATAATTACCCAGGATGCGGCTAACATCCTGGGGCTTTAAGGATAAAACAAATGATGAAATTTAGTACAAATCTCTCAGATCGAAAATTATAATTAACTGTTGATGCCGTTTCTAAATGACGCAAAGATTTCAAATTTTACATTTTTAGTAAACTGAACCTTATATTTTATTTCTTTTACATTTCTATGAAATGAATTAGAAACAAAAATGAGAATAATTGTAAAAGCTAATATTATTGCAATTAGACTTAAAATTATAATCGTCGTCATTTACTTCCCCCTTTCTGTACAGCAACATGAAAAAGGGATAGAAACATATTTAATGTAATATTTCAAATTATAATTTCCTTTCTGTGTACTATTTTTCATTTCGTATACAAGATGTATACTTCCACAGACGCTTCTGCCAGATACATACCCGTGGCAACGGATTGGTTGTGGTAGATCCAATCGATATGTATCCAATTTCATTATAACAGAATATTGATAAATTATAAATAATTTTTATTACTGCTCTCCTTTCGTGAGGGCTTTTTTGATGTCCAAATTTGAGAGGAGTGATTTTTAAAAAATGAGCGAATATGAAGTACGGGTTAGTACGAATGTTGATACAAGCGAACTAGATGCCGCCCAGAAAAAATTAGACAATTTAGTAAAGAACGATAAACAGATTAAAGTTGATTTTGATATTCAGGGAATGAAGAGCCTGAATAAGATCAACGGAATGTTTAAGAATATAGAGAAATCATTTGGTTCTGCAGGAAAAATTGCTGGACAAAATTTTAATAAAGGATTTGAAAATACACAAAACAAATCTGGTTCAAATAAGTTCTCAGGAATAGATAAAGAATTAGAGAAGTTGAAAAAAGGTTTAAGTACTTTCAAATACGATTCCGCTTCGGCAAAAATGGAAAGCCAACTTAATAAGTATGCAAAGCAGAGCGGAAATAAAATGCTTGAAGAAGCTCGTGCTGCAAAAAAAATATATGATGATTCTCTTAAATCAATAAAAGAATTGTCCTCTAAAGGAAAGTTGGACTTTAATGATGTAAATGTTCAGAATACATTTTCCGATTTGACCAGATCTAGCGAAAAATTTAAAAATGCAATGTCTGCTGTTAATTCAGAATTATCAAAGACAATTTCTGTATCAGAAGCACATTCTGCTGCGAATAAGACTTTATCTTGGTTGCAAGCAAACACAAAAGCAGCGGATAAATATGGTGATCAATTAGAGGAATTAGCAAATAAGCAACGGAACGCATTGACAGCTGGAGATTCAAAAGAATATACATCGCAGGTAAGAGCTATCCAGTCTGCTGCAAGTGCTGAAGGATTAACCGGAATGAGTAAAATCGCAGAATTGAAACGTGCGGTTACTCAGATTAGTGAATTTGTCGGAGTTTACGGCGTATTACAGAATGTCGTAATGGATGGAAGTCGAAAGATGGTTCAAAATGTTATTGATGTCAATGATGTAATGACAGATCTTAGAATGGCTACATCTCTTTCTAATGACGAAGCATACAAGATGATGGATACTTATTATGAACTTGGGGATAAATTAAAAGCAACAGGTTCTGATATTGCCAAATCATCTACAGAATGGTTGAAACAGGGTAAGGCAATTCAAGAAGCATCAAAATTAACCGAAGATTCAATCATTCTCTCAAAGATAGGTGATTTATCACCAGAAAATGCAACAAAAACCATTACTGCTGCTATGAAATCATACAAAATGTCTGAAGATCAGGTTATGGGATTTGTGGATCAGATTAGTGCGATTGATATGGCAAGTGCTACAGATGTTGGAGGATTGGCAACAGCATTTAATGAAGTTGCAGCCAATGCAAAAACAGCCGGAGTAGAAACAAAAAACCTTCTTAGTTATGCTGCTGCTATCGGTGAAACAACTCAGGAGGGAATGGCTTCTGTTGGAACGTCTCTTAACGCAATCTTTTCTCGTATGGGGAATATTAAATTATCACGTCTCAAAGATTATGAAACAGGCGAGGATTTAAGTAATGTAGAAACTGTTTTACGAGGAGTTGGTATTTCACTTAGAGATACACAAGACGAATTTAAAGATTTTGATGTGGTACTTTCTGAAACAGCAGAGGGATGGACAAGGTTTTCAGGTGTACAAAAAAGAGCCGTTGCACAAGCTTTCGCCGGAACCAACCATATGAACGAATTTATGGTTCTTATGGAGCAGTGGGATAATGTTGAAAAATATATTGACATTGCAAACAATGCATCCGGTGAGTCCATGAAAAAGTATGAAGCTTACCAAGATTCAATTTCTGGTAAGATAGAAGGATTTAATAATAAAGTTCAATCATTATCTACGTCTTTAATAAGTTCAGACGTTTTTGGATTTCTTGTTGATTCTGGATCATCACTTATTGGAGTACTGGATACTATTCTTAATAAATTCGGAAGTTTTTCTTCTTTATTAGGGCTGTTATCTGGAACAGTTCTATCAAAAAATGGGTTGGGTAATGATAACATAGTTGAATTCGCCCCTTTCTATAAGATTGCATAATAACGCCATGCAATTAACGTAGAGAGTGTTCATATTATATATCGTAATGTAATATGACCATCCTTGAAAATATATTTTCTAAATTGTCGAATATCGGGGGAAGCCGTAAGCCTATTTATATAGGTGCCGGATCGATGCAATAAAAGCGTATTTATTATAGAAGAAATACGTTCGTGAAGGAATAAGCATTTAATGCGAAAATGGTAGTCCCGACGCACTATAACTAAAACATGGAAGTGTAGTTCCATATATGGGGCGCGAGAGACTGACAAGACATGACGTGATACAGGCGTAATTGTATCATATGGTACACAACATACAGTCCGTACCTGGGGAAAGCCCAGGGTAGTCAATATGAGATACGACAATATTTACTGCTGCTCTATTGACGCAAACTACACAACCTGTTGCTGACTTGCAAAAACAGGACAGGATATTCATAGTGGTATTCCACTCGGCGCATCTCTCGTCGTTTTCTAATAGAGATAAAAAAGACACAAATTGTTTACATTCTACTTGACTTAATACAAAAAGAGTGTATAATAATACATGAGTTAAAAAATATAGCTCGAAACACCACGATGTAAGGACAGGGGATTACCTCCTGTCCTTTTGTTATGTTGTGGAAACAAATAAATAGAATAATTTTTTATTATAAAAACACAAGAGATATTTTAAATATAGAGAAAACAACTATATATAGGAAAAATTTATATAATTAGTGTGTTTTTTATTTTTCCGCACTATATCTAGCGGTTGAACAAATTTAATAAAAAATGTATAATAAGATACACAAAAAATAGTCTAATTTATTTCTCACGTTATATTTCGACATTTTGTTTAATTTTTTTGATGTATAATTGCTTCAAATACCAAGGGGTGATTATATGAAGTTAGGTAAAAAAGGATCCATACATACAAAAGAGGAGGTAAGACATATGGCAGTCTCAATGGCAGTTGTACCGTTATTAAAAGGGGAAGCGGCTACTAAAATCGTAGATGATTTTAAAAGCAGCAAATTAAAACCATTTACAGACGATCAACGTAAGAAGACTAATGCTAAAGTAGCTGAGATACTCAAAGGTAAACGTAATGGATAACACAGAAAACTTTCAATATAAAGAAGAGTTACTAAGCAAAGAGTCATTAAAACATTTTATGTTAGTAGGTGATTTTTGCTGTGGCGCAGACAATCCATTAAATACTTTCTTATCAGATGATGCATTTGATTATGCAGAAGAAAAGCAAGGACACACATACATTTTAATGGACAACGAATACACTTGTATACTAGCATTTTACACAATTAAGGCTAATGCAATTCATACATTTAATACAGATACAAACGAATATATGGCGTTGCCTGTTGTGGAAATAGCAAGAATTGCTGTAGATTTTGACTTCCAAGGGAATGGTTTAGGAAAAATATTATTTTATGATTATATAATACCTAAAATAAAAAAAGTAAGTAAGATTATTGCAATATATGGTATCATTGTATTTGTAGAATCGGAAAATGGTCAAGGAATACAATTTTATAATTCACTAGGATTTAAAAGAGCCAATAATGAAATACAAAAAGCAGTTGGTGATTCTTATAACGAAAAATGTGAATTGTATGTGCTGAAATTAGATGATATAAAAGAGTAGGGAGTAATCCTACTCTTTTATTATATTGGCTGATGTTTTTATTTTATAGAAACATATGTTCAGACTACTCTTCTATTCATTATTGGTATATAATGGAAATACTAAAGATGAATAGGAGTAATATAATGCCGAAATTTAAAGCCAGTTCTGTTATTTCGATGCTGAAACGGTTTACAGATGAAGAAAAAAATAAAAAAACTCAGTCTTGTCCGGAATTGAAGAATGAGATTAAAAATGTATTAGACGATACAAAGATCATTCTATATAAACAATCCAGAGAGGACGCGATTAAATATATTTTATGGCAAGGATTATTGAATAGATATGGGATTTTTGGGAGCAACAGAAGACAACACCGCTTATTTGGTCAAGATAAAACAGATTATTATGCTCAAGAGTACCAACATGGAGATATTGTAAGTATAGACTTCGGAACATCGAATATTGGAAGCGAATTTTCGTTTACTCATACCGCACTTGTTTTGCATGAATTTACTGATTTTTTAATTGTTATACCTATTACTACTGCTAAAGATGGTAGATTAGAGAATAAGCCATTGGATGAACAGGAATCAACATTTGTAATACATAAAAGTGATTTTTCGTTTATAGAAGCTGATTCATATGTATTAATATACCAGATAAAATCTATTTCAAAAAATAGAATCACGAAAAGAATTGGGAATATAACAGGGTCAAAGTTTTTGTGTGACGTTGATAGCGAAGTGTTTAACATACTATTAGATCCGCTTTCAAAAAAAATATCAGAAGAAATAACAAACCTAAATATAAAGATATCAGATTATAAAAATATGATTGAAGAAAAAGATGAAAAAATAAGAGAATTAAATTGCTTGGTGGAAAATTTAAAACAAAATATTAAAAATAATGATAAAAATGTGTTGACAAATCTGGATTTCCATGATACCATATAGGCATAAAAGATAGATATTTTTAGCAATGGCTATTAAATATAACTACATGGAGAGGTCTTTACGAATAAACGTAAAGACCTTCTTACTATTTAAAAATATATTTACGTTTTAATTAAAAAAGACTGGGTTATCATACCTAGTCTTTTCTCATGTATATTTTTAAATTCCAACTACTCTCCTCCCCACTAAAAATAGCTCTTACAGTTATTACGCTTCCACTGTTTACCGATATTATTTTGGTATATTATTGATAATTGCACTAATGTATTCCGGATCATTTATTATTGCATTAAAAATTGTACTGGCGAGTGACATAATTCCATGAATAGACGCAACCCCCATTTTCTTCGCAGATTTTTTCGTTGCATTCCATATTGTCTCTGGTCTAACCGTATTTATAAAATTATGACCGCTCCATGAAATGTCATCAACATGACCTGATAATTTTCTGTCTTTCCCATTATAATTTTTATATCCAGTAATATAGCCAGCGCTCATTAATTGTGTCAGTGTATATGCAACATCTTCTTCGGAATATTTATTGTCTTGTGATAGTTCATTTATTATCGTTTTAAAAGAAATACCTTTTATAGAAAAATATTCACACATCACAAGATTATCCTCTAAATATATTAATGTGTCTCTTACACATTCAGGATTTAGTTTCATAAGTTATACCTCCAAGAAAGGAATGATTAAATGAAAGATATTACTATTCATTATAAAACAGATGATGAAATGACAAATAAAGATAATCCTCTTTATGATCTACGCAGCCGAATAGCGGTTCTAGTCGATGGAAAACCAATTGAAAGATTAAAAAGGTTCTCAATTGATTTTGATGTTAACGACATAGAACCAACTTATTGTGTGGAGCAATATATGGATTTTCCCAATAACGATCAAGACTATACGATATAAGTCTATCACTCTCCTCTCACGGTTTCCATGTATGACCACAGTTAGAACATCTATTGACTGTTTTATTACTTCCTAAGAATCCAGTCAGGATTGAGTAGCCTTTTTGCCCGGCGGTAATTGATGTAGATCCACATTTCGGACAACGTGGTTTAGATTCTTCTGCTTTTTTACGTTCTGCTATCTCGCGGAATTGAGCCATTTTTAATTCATACCCAATTGGATCTTCATCATGCAGTTTTATCATTGCAAATAGTAAATCTCGATTACAATTGGACGCATCACGGATGGTTAGGAAATCGTCAGTGGACATGTTGATGGTTTCCAGATCGTTATCGCAGTATGGACAACGTTTTACATCATCTGAAAATCCGATTATCATTCCTTTGCCAAATTCAATAAGCGATTCAACATCTGAATAATTTGTATTTACTGACTCCATATTCTTTTTTGTTTGCGAACATTTTTCGCAGAATTTAATTTTTGAACTCATATTTTCCTTCCTTATATAAAATATTGCAAGTATTTAATATAAGTGTACATCAAAACTATACGGTTTTCAACTATGATAAGGATACTGGGTTCAGCTTATTTGATGCATACAAAAATAAAACTCCACAAATAAGTGAAGAGTTTTTAAAAGCAAATAAAGTTATTTCAGGATTAGGCGATAATCAACCTGAGAAATGGGTTGATTGGGCAAAATCTATGGGATACGCAGACAAAGAACTTATTACATTTTTAGGTGACGTTGATTCTGGGAAGAAGAACATTAAAGATATGGATACGCATATCGAGTCAGCTTCTAAATCCACATCAAAATTTGGTAAAGTAACTTCTACTCTTAAAAACGTAGGAGGAATGATCGGTTCAAGTCTTTTAAACGCAGGTATCGGTATGCTTGCCGGTGTAGCGATTCAAGGCGTTATTACTATGATTGATGACTACATTCATCGTCAAGAAAAAATGATTGCCAAAGGAAAAGAAGCGAAAAGCTCTATCGATGAGACATTTGCTGAGTTCTCTAAAGGCAAGAATACTCTGGACACACTTGGTCAGTCATTTGCAGATAATGCAGATGATATTGAAACGACAGGTGATGCAATTGATTCTATTGCAAAGAAATACAGCGAATTAAGTAAGAACGTAGATACTGTAACGAATAAAAATAAAGGATTATCTTCTGATGAATACCAACAATATCTTGATATTAGTAATCAGTTAGCATCACAATTCCCATCACTTGTTGAGGGTTATGATTCACAAGGAAATGCAATTCTTAATCTTGGAAGTAATGCTGATTCTGCTGCAGCAAGTCTGAGGAACTTATATGACTCACAGATGTTGTCTGCGAATGTTGAGATTGGAAATAAATTACAAGATAACTATAAAGGCACAGTTGCTCAAATAGATGAGTACAAAGATAAAATTAAAGATCTGCAAAATACCATTGATAAAAATGATAAAGCGATGGCAGATATGAAAATTGACGCTGATGAATTATCTTCTTCTGGTGATATAACATTAGGTTTAAAATCATATGGGAAAAACAGAGCAAAAGCACAGAGAGAAATTGCAAAGATTTTAAGTGATAATGGTGTTGCAATGCAAGAGGCTGTTGATGATGCAGGCAATGTGACAATATCGACATCAGGATTCGATAAAAATGTTGCAAATGAGATAAAAAATACATTGTCAAAATATAAAAGTGAAGCCATTGATTCAATGTCTATTGAAAATGCAGAAGCTGAAAAAAGTATTGCAGCAACAGAACTTCTTATTAAAGAACAATGGTCTAAAATGGGTGAGTCACTCGGACAGTATTTACAAACGTCTGATACTTTTACAAAATTAGATAAATCAATTCAAAATGCATTTCTCGGAAATACAGACAATATAAATTACGAAACTGTTTCAGATAAATATGGCGGAGATTTCATGTCATTTATGTATGGAGAAATCATTCAGCCATTATCTGATATGAAACCTGAAGGTCAAAAAGCAATTAAAGATATGCTTACACTGGACACTTCATCTCTGAATTTTGATGAATATAAGAATTTCGTAGACAAGGCATTAAAAACAGCTTTTCCTGATGACAACGCAGCACAGGAATCATTCAAAAAATCTTTAGGTTTTGATAAAATTATCGATGATTCTGAGGTAAAACTTGAAAAACTTAAAGATGTCTTTGGGTCTGCAGTAAACGAATTATCACTAGAGGATATTGAAAAGGGATACGATCTTGTTGTCAATGATAAATTTACAGGAACATTCAACCAACTTAAATCAGAAATCAAAAATGCAAAAGCACTTGCTGCAACAGGTATTGATTTAGAAGCAAATAAAAATTTCGAAGCAATTAGTGCTGCTGACGAAACTAAAAATGCCGGTGATGACTATGTTCAGGCAAAATCATATCTTGAGCAAGCAAAAGAAATGTTTGATAAAGGGTTGATCGGAACCGACGACTTTAAAAAGAGAGCCGCCTACTTCTCTCCTACTGGTGCAGAGGATGCTGTAAACTTTGCTGAAAATTATGCTAAAGCTGCTCGTTATCTTACAGAAGATGCATCTGGCGTACATAATTTCTTAACTGACCTTGAAAGTAAAGGAATGGCATTAAAGACAGTTGCCGACGGAACAGAACAATGGACATATAATATAGAAGATTTAGAGCAAGCTGCGACAAATATGGGCGTAGGTTTTGAATTTTTTATGGACATGTTTGGTCGTCTTGAAGATTATGGATTCAGCAATAACTTTGTTGGTTCTGTTGAACAGGGTGCAAAACGTGTATCTGACTTAAGCACAGAGCTTGTAAATGCAAAATCAGAATTGGCAAGGCTTGAAGCAACTGGAGCAGATAGTACAGCGATCGATCAACAACGTGAGAAAATTAAGGGACTTGAATCTGACTTACAGCAAACTCAAGCTAATCTTGGTCAACTCATAACAAAATCTGCAGATGATTATGCAAAACAAGTTGAACAGGCAAAAACAGCAATCAGTAGTTTAAAAGAAGAACGAGATAAAATCCTTAGAGAAAATAAATATGGCGAAAATACGGATGAAGTAGCTAGTTTGATGGAAGAACAAATTCGTCAGTTAGCACAAGAAAACGGTATTGAGCTTGATGCAGAATTAAAAGTAAAAAATAAAGAAGAATTACTTGAAGACATAAAAAATCTTTCTCCGGAAATTGAAGTTAAAACATTTAATTCTACAGAAGAAATGAATACGGCTTTAAATAATCTTCAAGCAAATCAGACCATTAAATATAATGCTGATGTTTCTGGGGTTGAATCTGTAGTTCAGGCTGTCAAAGATGAGAATGGAAAAGTTACTTATACTGCTGAGATAGATGGTGTAGAAAAAGCATTGAAGCCTGTTATAACTGCGGATGGAACGATTACTTATGAAGTAGATAATGATCTACAGTCGGTAATGGAAAAGGCAATACACGGTCTTAGTCTTCCTGGTGTTCCTGTACATTTAGATGCTGTAGATAATGCGACTCCTGTAATTGATGATATTAATAAGAAAGAACTCATTCAGAAAACAGTTCCTTTAATTGGAGAAGATCATGCAACAGGTATTATTACTTTATGGAATGGCTTGAGTGCAAATCCAAAATTTACATCAATGACTGCTCAGGATCAAGCAACTTATGTAATTGGTCTTTGGAACTCTCTTACGCCAGAACAAAAGACGGCTGTTATCACCGCAACTGATGCTTCTGCTTCATTAACAGCAGAAAATGTAACTGGAAGTGTAGAAAGTATTCCTGATGAATCAAACACGAATATCAAAGCAAATGATAACGCAACTCCTGTAATTTCTGGAGTGCAGAGTATGTTGTATGGATTAGACGGAAGTGCTGCTCATACTTATATTTACACACATAGAGTTACAACAGAAAGCACTGTTCCCGGAGGAGGCGGAAAACCAAATGTTTCTATGCCGCGTTTTAACGGAACGGCTCACGCAGAAGGCACAGCTAATTCAAAAGCAGGTCATGCATTTTCTCAAGGAGACTGGGGAGTTAAAGAAGACGAACGTGCTTTAGTTGGAGAACTAGGAGCTGAATTACTGATCAGAGGAGGAAAATTCACAACTATTGGAGACAATGGTGCTGAATTTGTAAATCTAAAACGTGGAGACATAATCTTCAATCATCTTCAGACTCGCGATTTACTTTCTAAAGGATATGTAAATTCTCGTGCAAAAGTATATATGGGTGGCGCTTACGCTTCTGGTACTGCTTTAGCAAATGGAAGTGGTGGCGGAAGCTTCGGCGTTGGAGGCTCAGGAAGTCAATCTGGCATTTCTGGAATAGGATCAAATCTCAACTCCGCATCAAATAATCTTGCCAAAGCTGCTTCTGATACTTCCAAAGCAGCATCAGACACATCAGAAGCTGCCGAGAAATTATCAGAAGCAGTATCTGGATACACGGACTGGGTTGAGGTGTTATTTCAACGCCTAGAATCACAATATGATTTATTGATGAGCCAAATGGAGCGTATCGCACATCTCCCAGATAAGCAGCAGAAACTGTATGAGGCAATGTCTAAGAACAGTGAACTACTGAATAGGACTCAGCAAGCAATTGGGACTTATCAAAGTCATTTTGATTCTATTGTACAACAGAGTGGAATAAACCCACTTATCGTCCATCAGATTCAGAACGGGTCTATGGATATTTCAAAATACGACCAGGATACTCAAAAAATAATCAGCGAGTTGCAGTCTTATTATGATAAGCTCGTAGATTGTAATAAACAGTACGATGACCTCTTAAATAAACAGAGTGAACTGGCGCAGACAGCATTGGATAATATTGAAGATTACATCGATATGATGACTGGAATTGAGTCCTCTGCTGTAGATTATCAGGAGGCATTACGTGAGTTAGCAGCTGCAAAAGGAGAATCTGCATATTCCGATAATATGTATGGCTCTCTGCAAGAATCTATTAAAAATCAACAGGACGTTGCCGGTAAATTACAGTCACAGATTAAATCATATCAAGATGAAATCAATAAACTCATGGCAAATGGGTATATGGCTGAATACTCAACGGAATGGTTTGAAGCTCAAGCTGCATTAAACGGATTCAGACAAGAAGCTGCTGAAGCTGAGAAAACACTGATTGAATTACAAGATCAGTTAAGAGAACTTGATTTACTGAAACTGCAACAGGTTATTGATGAGTTAGACAGAACTGCAAAACGACTGGAAAACAATTCTGACCTTACAGAATCAAAAGGTGAACAGGTATCTGAAAAAGATTTACAGGCACAGCTTGACAATGCAAATGCACAGATTCAGGCAAATTATAATAAGAGACAAGAACTATTACGAGATCAGGCAAAATATGATGTCGGTTCTGACAAATATAATGAATATGCCGAAGAGATAGAAAAACTTGATGATTCTATTTATGATGCAATGAATAATATTGAAGACCTCAAAAATAAAATCTGGGAAGTAAGATGGCAACCGTTCTTTGATGGACAGGAGGCATTAGGTGACCTGATTGACCAGACAGATGATTTAAGAGGACTTTTAAATAGTGATGCTTTTCTTGATAAGAACGGCGGTTTAACTGTAGATGGCATTGCAAATTTGGCTTTGATTAGTCAGGGTATGAATGCTGCAAAACAGCAAATCAAGAATTACAACGAAGCATTAAAGAAACTTGATGAGGATTTAAAGAACGGGAATATCTCAACAAGCGAATATAAGGAACAGCAAAAAGAATTTCTCGATCAGATTTCAAGCTCTGTTGGCGTTGTTGAAGACTACAAAGATTCTATTGTTGATCTCTATACAAAGATGCTTGAGCAAGAGAATGAAGTTGCTCAAAAATCGATTGATAAGCAGAAGGAATTATTGGATATCAAAAAGAAAAATGCTGATTACAATAAGACTCTGCGTAAACAGGCTAGAGATGTGAATACATTGAAAGCTCAAATTGCTGCACTCGAAGGCACGAATAATGCGAGTGCACAGGCTGAATTAAAGAGGTTAAAAGCACAACTTAGAGATGCCGAAGAAGAAATGCAAGACACCCGTGATGACCATGAATATGATGTTCGCCAGAATGGTCTGGACGGTTTGAGTGAGGATCTCGATAAGCAGCTGGAGGAAACATTATATGATGTTACTCGAAATGCTGAAAAGCAGGAACAAGTAATATCTCAAATGCTTGGAAATATTGTTGGAAACTACCAACAGGCTTATGACAAAATTCAGCAAATCATTAACAGTACAGGATTTGTACCGAATAAAGATTTATCCAATAATCTTGGAAATCTTGGTACAAGTAATGGAGCACAAGATCAAGTTGACAATAGTATGACTAATGCTCCTAATTATAGACCGGATGATTGGACGGATGTGAATACCGGTCAGATTCAGAACGGAACAACACAGGATAAGAATGACCAGATTCAAGGTGATATCAGTAAGAATCCAGACTTATCAAACAGACCAGTTGCAGAAATTACATTAAGTCCGGGGACACTTTCTATACAGGAAGGTTCTACAGGCACAGTTTCGGCAACAATCAGACCAAATGATGCAAAAAATAAAAGCTTGCAGTGGGTGTCATCAAATCCAAATGTTGCTACAGTTGCAAATGGAACTGTTCATGCTGTCAAAGCAGGTAGCACTACCATTAGTGCAATTGCAACAGATGGTGGAGGAGCTACTTCAACAAATAGTTGTGCAGTAACTGTCACACCAAAACCAGAACCACCAAAACCAACTACACCACCACCGAGTAATAATGGTGGCGGAGACGGAGTACCAAATGTTGGAGACAAAGTAATATTCGCAAGTGGAGATTACTACTACTCTTCTGACGGTCAGTCCCCTGCTGGAAATGAAATGCGTGGTCAGGAAGTATATATTACCAGTGTTAATAATGCTAATTGGGCACAGAAGAAATATCATATTAGTAGAACACCTCGTTTCGGAGAGCGTGACCTTGGTTGGGTAAGTCTTGACCAGTTAAGAGGTTATGCGTCTGGAACAAAGAAATTTGTAAATGGTTCAGAAATTGTTCGTATCAATGAAGGAAACAATCCTGAAATGATGGTTAGGCGTGGTGCATTGACAGGAACAGCTACGACAATTACTTATGGTGATGCTGTTGTAAATGCAAGACTGTCAAAGAACATTATGGATCTTGGTGAACACAAAGATGATATTTATAGTTCACTGAACATTGCAAACAGCCTTGGTGAAAGACCTAATGTAACAAATAATTACTATGACAAGATGATAGAAGTTCAAGGAAGTATTGACAAGGAAACCTATCCTGGCATGAAGAAAGTAATTGAAGGAGTCACAAAGGAATTTACCAAAGAAGCCAAAAGAGCTGGTGTACACAGATCATTTTAAAATAAGCGGTGGGATTTATTATCCTGCCGCTTGTGATTAAGAGAATATGAATATAGGAGAGATGCCTTGGATATCCAAAAGTAAAAGTGAAAGAGACGGCTCACTTTCTCTATTGGGGGACGATAAACTACCATAGAATAGCCTGCTTTATCAGGACGCTGTCTAATTAAGTAAAATCTGGTGTGATGCAGCGTAATATGACTGCTATAAATAATCTTTGAAGTGTACGCCGGGTTAGGAACCGGTTTACATGGAGATTTACAAAGGTGCGAGGATTTCCCATAGCCTAACTAGGAACTATGTTCTGAAAGAAAGTCCTTAAATGAATAGAAAGGTCATCACCAGTGACTCTTCTATTCTATTATTTGCTGTGACCGTATATATCAGCAGTCAAAAAGAAGGTACGGGGTTAAATTATTTCCGCTACCCAGTATGTGGCTAATAAAAGGCTGGGGTTCAAATTATATTTGGTTTCGCAATGTGCCATTAAACATTGTTTGTTATTTAAAATATGCTTTGCGATGTGCAACAAAGAAACATTGCAATTATATTTGTTTTATATTTACTTTTCGAGTAAAATAAGCTATAATAGGTGAGTATAAAAGAAAGTAAGAAGCCGTTAATGCGGTTTTATCTATAGGTTGAATGAATGCACATTGATGTGTGCAAAATAAAAGAGAACAGAATCCTATAGACGGTTGAGCCTTTAGTGGAATTAAGGCTAATAAACTAAACAATTAGCAAGAATAACCGCTTTACTCATGGCGGTTATTTTTGCGTTTCTTATCGATAAACTTGACTATGTAAGAGGAAATGACTCCAATCACAATGTCTGCAATAAGTTCGCAAATTATCACGTTGTATCACCCTCCTTTCTTAGCAAGGGTATCTATACGATAAACTAGATGTCACCATCCAGACGTGACTCAAACCGCCTACCATCTCTATCTAGCCTGGAATAAAAATGTTTGATTCTGTTCTCTAACCTACATTATAAATAATTTGGAATATTCTGTCAAACGAATATTCCTGCCCTTTATAAATAACGAATACACAAGGAGTTGAGAATTTTCTCAGCTCCTTTTTTGATATAAAAATTTAAGAAAGTTGAGGTGAATTTATATGATTCTAGTATGTAAAGATTTTGAATTTGATGAGCAAACATTGAAGCAACAGAATCTTTCTTCTGTTAATTTTGATGACGATACTTCTCTTCCATCGTCTATTGTGAGAGAAATGGAATCTACTACAATGAATAAATATCGACCAGAGGTGACTGGATTCGGAACAACATATACAGAAACACTTGTATTTGAAATACACATCACAAAAGATTACGAGGTAAATACATCTCAGGAAGAATTAGAATTATCTACAGAAGAATACGAGGAGACAGTTTCATGGCTCACATCACCTCAAGAACATAGATGGTTAAAAATTACAACACAACAGGGCGAGATTGTAAAAGTAAAAGGCTACTTCTCTTCTGTCACTCCATATGAGAATTGGGGAATTTGTTACGGTTTACGATGTACATTCACATGCAATTCGCCATTTTCTTATGTAGAAAAACAAGATCAACAAATCATTACACGTAGTAAAAACTTTATGTTGCAAAATACAAGCAGCGACAAATACGGATATGTATATCCAGTTATTAATATTTATCCCAAAGCAACAGAACAAATCTATATCCATAATCTGTCAGACAGTAAAACACTTGAATCTGGCACAATCTCATTACAATCCACATACAAATTGACGTTACAATTATTGATGAATAAAATTGAAAATTACGCAAAAATGAATGGGTGTACTCTTGAATATGTATATGACAAAGATAGTCATGTGGTGTCTGTATGCAATAATACTGCTATCCTATTCTATCTTACTGATTCTTACGGAGTGAAGAATAAGTATGGCGCGTACTATATTGAAAACGGGCAGTATTATATTTTTCAGGGCGGATTTTTCTACTGCCAGGTGCAACGAGATTTACAGTTAAAATTGGATTGTAAAAATCTTGCATTATATGATGAGCTTGGACGACCTGTCGTTTTTGAACGTGTCGGGATTCAGTCAGAGGATAATATTTACTGGATTAGATTAATCAATGGATATAATACATTCAGGGCGTTTGGAAATGTTACTTTAGATATAACTTACTTGGAACCAAGGAAAGGAGCGCTGATTTAATTGCATTTTAATTATGATATATACGGAAAGCACGAAAAAACAGTCGCTTACCTTGCCACACCAAGCAGAGTTATCTTGTGTGCTATAGATGGAATTGATGAATCAACTGGGAGTTTTGAAGGAGTTTGTAATGATGTCTCTACTATTGCATTTGACGTGAATCGATATATCGAAACTGATGATGGTAAGATGACAGAATCAAATGCGTATAACTGGCTGTCCAAATATATGAAAATGTATATATCTGGATTAGGTTGGTTTATTATGGATAGTCCGGAAACACATGGGACTGGAACAAAAGAATATAAAAGCATAACGGCGAATTCCGCCCAAGGAGAGTATGGACAAATTCCATTAGATGGATGGAAAGTTAATTGTGGAACAACTGATTCGTTAGAAATGTTGGTAGATGGAAATGTAGAAGAAATTGAAGGTGTTGAATTTGCAAAGGAACAAATTAAATTCTACAACGAAAAAACTCCTCAATTAAGTCTGGTTAATATTTTAGTAGATAAAGTACCTGGATGGAAGGTCGGATATATCGATAATATTCCAAAAGAATATGAAACGATTGAAAACGGCGAGGTTAAAAAGAAAATTGTTTACTTAAAAGACGAAATCGGAACATTCAATATTGATTACAATGATGTGTACAGTTTTATCACACAGGATTTTGAGAAATTTTTTAGCTGTATTGTTGAATTCGATTATAAAAATCTTGTTGTTAATTTTTATCGCGTAGAGAATTTTGGAGAAGAAACGAACGTCACAATAGGATATCGAAATGTGCAGAATTCACACGATATTACTGTAGATGATGAAAATGTGTATACAAAATATCGAGTGTCTGGAGCAGATGATTTAGGAATTGAACAATGCAACGGTGGAAGCAACACACTCTTCTATCTCGATCCATTCTGGCTCAACAATAAATATCTTAGCAATTCTACGATTGAAAAATATAAAGCTTGGTTCAGTTTCTGCGAACAGGCTAGAGTTGACTATTCAAATATGTCTAAAGAGTGGAATACACTTCAGGACAAAATAACTGAAATTTATATTCGCATACCGACCGGAGACTGCGATCCAGATAATTGGCATAGCCTGTCCGATACTGCTCTCGAAGCCTTAAAAAAGGACTATGAGGCGCAGAAAGTTGGATATGAAAAAATATATGTAGACGAGGACGGAAATTTTGATATCGATGCTCTTAATGCATCTCCCGATGCAAATATGTATCATCAGATTGTGGATACGATCCTTCCTAATATCCAGATTGAATTTGATAATCGAAAATTACCAACATCGGAAGGTGAAAAAGATTATATTGAAGACTATGAAACAACATGGAAATATTATGGTATCAATGAACTTGAAGTAAAATTAAAATCTTATCAAGACCAGGCAAAGTTATTAGCCAAAAGTCATTATGATTTGACATGGGAAAGGTATCAGGAACTCACAAAAGAAGACCCTGAAAAATATCCGGCTTTAACTGAGGACGGGTTTAAAGACAAACATGAACTCTATGAAAAAAATGCATATCAAGCAGACGAAGATAATTCTGATTCATGTGCTGCTGCTTTAAAAGAGCGTAGAGAAGAAGCTAAAACAGAGGAAGATAAACAAAAAAAACTCGGAAAGAAGCGCGCTTCTCTTGGACAAGATATGGCATTAGAATCTTGGACAAGTGATACTCTAGGTGGTTTTGAAAAGGAAGAATTGGCGGAGCTTTATCACATAACAAACCCTACTCCATATACGAATGAAAATATATTTGTAGGAAGTCAAGATTCTCTCACAGATATTGTAACTGTACAAACAGAATTATGTAGGATTGCAATGGAAGAATTAATGGCATCTTCTGTTCCTCAAACAACATATTCTACTGATGTGGATAATTTACTTTCTGCAATAGGATCTGAGCTACACGCTCTGTCTTTAGATTTTGGAAACTTCATTTGGTTAGGAATTCGTGATGACTATTTTGTTAAATTGAGGGTCATGACAATTTCATTTAATCCATTTCTTTTTGATAATAATTTTTCTATTACATTCTCCAACATGATAAAGTCCAGATCGAAAAGAAATGACTTTATTTCAATTCTTGGTTCAGGATCAAACCTTGGTGGATCAGGCGCTCGAAATAATTATGTCGGAAATCTGCAACTTACAGACGATAATATTTATCAAATCTTACAGAAGATACTTCAGTCATCATCATTCACTAATAAAGTGCAAAATATTGTAAATGGATCTGGAGGAAGTATTATTGGAGGTTCTGGTGGAAATTACATCACACCAGGAACCCTTGAAGCAGAAATGATTAAATGTATTAATATACACGCTGAAAATGGATTCTTTCAATATTTACAAGCTGAACTTATTTCTGCTGGACAAATCGTTGCTCAATCTGGTGATTTCAAAAAACTTGCTGCTTATGTTGCGAATATTGATAACTTGATCTCCGGTAATGTTTCGGCAGAACTCGGTCACATTATCAATTTGACAGCACAAAATGTGATAATTGATGAAGCTGTTATTAAAGATTTGATTGCAGCACAGATTACAGTATCAATGTTAAAAGCAGGTACTATTTCTGCAGATAAATTTCAGATTGAATCTGATGACGGTGGAATGGCAATTGCAGGAAATACAATGCAATTCAAAGACAAGAACGGAACAGTTCGTATTCAAATAGGAAGAGATTCAAACAATGATTTTACGTTCTGTCTGTATGACGAAACTGGAAAAGGTGTTCTTATTGATTCTACTGGAATTAAAGAATCTGCAATTGAAGATGGTTTAATCAAAAATGACATGATTGCAGATTCCACAATTGCTAAAGAGAAATTAGCTTTTCAAGCTGTAGAACAAGATAACGATGGGAAAATACATGTGTCTGATGTTGTTATTAATGGACAAGGTATCAACGCATCATTCACTACTATCGAAAACAAATTTTCTAATATGCAAACACAGATTGATGGAATTAAAGTGTCTACTCCGTACACAATGAATATCTATTCCTCTAACGGAACGATGTTCAGACCCGGAATGATAAATACTACTCTCTCACCGACGTTATATCTTGGTCAGAGCAATATTACAGATATGTACGATGAGACACATTTTATATGGACAAGACAATCTCCAGATTCTGATGGGGATCATTACTGGAACACAGCACATGCAAACGGAACGAAAGGTTTGCATATTACAAACGAAGATGTATTCGGAGGAGCAAGTTTTACTTGTTCCTTTTTTAATGAAGATAAAGAACTCGCAAGAGCAGTTTTTTAAAGGAGGTATTTTATGGCTTTAGCAAAAGCATATAGTTCTATTACAATTACTGATGCTACAGATGTTGGTCGAATTAGCTTGTATATCACAAGTAGCTTACCACAGACTGTCATCGAAAATCCGAATGAAGCTACGACTGTATATACTCCAGATTGGAGTAAAACAAATTTGGTTCTTACACCAATTATGTATTTTAATGATCAACAGCTTACACTGCCAAAAACAGGTCTTACTGTAACATGGAAAAGACAAGAGGGATCATCTGCTCCAACGGATTTAAAAACAGGAGAAACTGTAAAAGATGGAGTTCTTACAGTTTCACAGAATTTTCTTGGGACAATTCAAAGCGGAATCCTTACATATATTGCAAATGTACAGTATACAGACCCAAGCACCAATGTAACATTAGAGACACAGGCTCAGATGACTTTTTCACTGTCTAAGCAAGCAACTGAGGCAAAATATTGTTCAGTTTCTGGAGAGTCTGTATTTTTATATAATTCAAATCAGACTTTAGTAGGTGTTGATACTATTGTGTTAACTGCTACTTGTACAAACGTAAATATTTCACAGTGGCAATATAAAAATGCAAGTGGTTTATTTGTTGCAATGCCAACGACAAACAATCCATCTATTAACGGATCTACTATCAATATTAAAGCATCGGAAAATATTTTATTTAACAATGATGTAGCAGTAATTAAGTTGGTAACAAATGATTCATCTGTATATGACTTACATACAATCACAAAAATCAGAGATGGTGCTGCCGGAAACAGTACCGTAGCAGTTGTATTAAGTAACGAAAGTCATACCCTTCCTTGTAATTCAAGTGGTGTTGTTAATCCAGACACTGGTTATAAAGGAGCAGAAACAACTGTAGGCGTATTTGAAGGTGGTGTTGATGTAACATCTAAATGGACTATCAGTGCAGTTCCAAGTGAAGGAATTACAGGTACGTTTGTAGGCAATAAATACACGGTAACAAAAATGGATAATAATATTGATGTTGGTCATGTTGAATTTTCATGTGTGTCAAAAGCAACAACTTTGAAAAAGAGATTTTCATTAATTAAACAGCGTGCCGGTGTTGATGGGTCTGATGCGGTTATTTATTCTGTTGAAGCATCTACACTTTCTATGAATCTTGGAAAGAATAATGTATTTGCACCAGCTAATGTAACATTTTCAGGAATGAAGCAAGTTGGAGCAGCAACAACACAAACCGTATATAATGGTAGATTTGTTATTTTAGAATCAACGGATGGTTTAAATTTCGGAACAGCTAAATATACATCCTCAACAGATGAGCCTAGTAAAGTATACACACCGTCCAACACAACTGTAAGAGCAATTAAATGTGAGTTGTATGCGTCAGGTGGAACTACAACAAAATTGGACTCACAGACTGTAATGGTTACAAGAGACGGTACTGATGGTGGAAATGGTAAACCGGGTGAAGATTCTATTTCTGTAATTATGGGTAATGAAGCAGAGGTCATCCCATGTAATGCAAATGGTACTGTTAAGATTTCAAGAGATATCAATATCCCATTTTATGCATATAAGGGATTAAGCAGAGCTGCAGTAACATGCACTCCTGGAACTTTACCATCTGGAGTTACTGTAAAAACAAACACAGCCGGTACAACATCTAATGATGGATTGCTGATTATAAATGTTCCTGCAGGAAATAACCTCGGTTCTGCTTCTGATTTATCAGGAACATTCTCTCTTACTTTCACTGTAGGTGGTGTTTCTGTTGTTAAAAAATTTGGTTGGACAAAGAGTATTCAAGCAACGAATGCGGTACTGTTACAGATTTATGCTCCGCAAGGTGATGTAATCGTAAATGGTGGTAATAATGTCGTATTAGAAACTCAACTTTCTGACGGAAGTACAATTATCGCTTCAGGCATTACATATAAGTGGGCAAAATTCAAAAGTGGAAATTACGAAATTATTGAGGGGCAGACAACAAGTAAATTAACAGTTACTCCAGTGATGGTAGATTCTCTCGCTTCATTTAAATGTACAGCGACATATGGCGGGAAAGAATATATTGCATATTGGACTGTGACCGATAAAAATGACCCGCTTGATTTACAAGTGTTATGTTCTGTAGGTACACAACTTACAAATGAAACAACTTTTGGAGCGGTGTATACTTTAGCATATTTAAATGGAGAAGAAATTGATCCAATTAAATCAACTACATTCTCTACAGAAGCTCCAAAGTCTCCTCATACAGGAGACTTCTATTATCATATTGATAAGGTAAAAAAAGAAGTTGTTCTCAAGAAATATAATGGATCCGCATGGGCTGATGCTGTAGAAAGTGATTTACCAACTGGAGTTTATAAGTATTACAGACGGCAAAATGGAGTCGAGCTTGACACAGACAAAGAATGGAAAACAGGAAAAGTTATTTTTGTCGATAGAGAACTTGTGAATAAGAATCTGGTGATTAATTGCGAGGCAGAAATTTCTTTAACAACATAAAATTGTCATTCACGGAGAGTAGGAAGCACTACTCTCCTATTTTAATATAAGGATGGTGAAATATGAAAGCATATGGACAAATTACACTAACTGTTGTGAATGATGGCGAACAAGGAAATCCCGGAACACCCGCATTAAATGTAGTAGTTGCGAATGAATCACAGTCGATCCCATGTACGAATGCAGGACTTGTAAGCAAACAAATGCTGCTTGAAATACCTTTCACTGGATATGAAGGCTTTACAAAAATTGCGTGTGAGGTTACAGTTGGTGAATTGCCATCCGGAATATCTCATACCGTTGAAAATGCAACACCTGAGAAGGACGGAAAAGTTATTTTAAATGTTGCTAAAAATGCAACTCTTGGTGGAGCCGATATTTTGAACGGTGTTATTAATCTAACATTTACGCTAAAAGGACAGTCTGTTGTAAAACAATTCTCTTGGACAAAAACGAAAGATGGGGCTAATGGTTCTGCGCGAGTATATATGTTACAACCATCTACTTTAATTGTTAAGAAGCTTTCTGGTGATAAGTTTTCACCAGAAGCTGTTACATTTTCTGGTTTTTATAAAGATGGAAATGCGGCGGCTACAAATGAATATTCGGGTCGTTTTATCATAGAAAGAAGCATAAATGGAACAACGTTTGAAACAGTATATACCTCTTCAAAAGATGAAGCAATCTCCATATATAAAGTACAAAAAGACGATGCTGCAATTAAATGTACTTTATGTGCAAGTGGAAGTATTACTAATAAATTGGATTATCAGACTGTTACTGTCTTGAATGACGGAAGCAATACAAATTCTGGAGGAGTAAATCTTGTAGAAGAAACAAACAGGGGAGATAAAAATTGGCGATGGAATATGGAAGTTGGCGATTATACTACTTCTGCCGAATCTTCAAATAAAATAAATTGTGCAAAACTAACGCGAGGGTCTTTAGCTCAAAGCGGATGGTCTTATATTTTATATAGCAAGATTATGCCTGAAAAATACAAACCTGATGAAGATTATATGATTTCTTTTGATGTAAAATCTAACGTTACTACTTCTATTAATGCATATCTATGCGACGAAAATAGCGTAAAGAATACCAATGATATTGGAGAAACATATACTGCAATCAAAAATGAGATTGTGAAAGACGAATGGAAACAATGTATTTTTCAGGTAAGAACGAAGAAAACTCTTCCTAGTACTCGACAACAAGTATTGTATCTCACTGATATGGATTCCAAACCGAATACATATTATATGTTCAAAAATCTTCAAATTGAGCGTGGAACAATTGTTACGGATTGGAAACCTGCTCCAGAAGATGTAAAAAACGATGTCTCTTCATTGGAAGAAACAATTATTACAAAGATTGGATTAGAGGTCGATAATTTAAATAAAAAGATTAGTGCGAAGGTTGACCAGACAAAATTCAATCAATATATTGGCGAAAATGGAGAAATAATAACAGGAATAACCGATAAGGTAAATAATGTACAAATTGATTTGGAAGGTATAAATACAGAAGTAAGTAAAGTACAATCTACACTTGACAAAAAGGCAGATGGAAGTACAGTACAGACATTAAGTCAAGAATTTTCTGCGTTTAAACAATCGACAGAAGGATTTCAACAGACAGTAGTAAAGGACTATGTAACAAAAAACGGATTAAGTGATGAATTAAAAAAACAAGCAACTTTTATCGCGTCACTTACAAACGATAATCATATTATACCAACAGATTCAACCGGAGAAAATGGAAATTATAGTGGATGCGAAACAACTGTTTCTGCTGTTTTTGGTTCAGAACTTGTAACTGAAAATTGTACGTTTACACAGTTGCCGTCACAAGGCGTAACCGGAAATTGGAACCCAAAGACATTTACATACACTGTAACAAATATGACAACTGATACTGGATATGTTGATATTACAGCTAAATATTCTGTCACAATTAGTAATAAACAAGAGATTAGATCTGACACAAAACGTTTTGTTTTGTCAAAAAGAAAAGACGTAGAAAATACAGTCGTATACACACTTCAATCGTCAGATACAATTATAAAAAAATTAACTGATAATACTTTTGACCCTAAAACAATTAAATTTTCTTCGTTTTACAGAGAAGGAAATTTATCTCAGAAAAAATATAACGGGGCTTTTCAAATTTTGGAATCAGATGGTGGAGTTTTTACAGAAAAATACTTCTCATCCGTAAAACAGTCAGAGATTGTATATACCCCAAAATCAGATAACGTAACAAAAATTCAATGTGTTTTATATAAAGAACTCGACAAGACAGATGAGTTAGACAGATATACAATCAACGTTATTTCTGATCAGACAGTTGATATAGGATGTCGAAACTTAATTCGAAATTCTAAAGATTTAATTTTTAATTCATATGGTCTTGTTAAGATATAAAAAATTATTAGGAGGTGAGTGATTGGCTAATTTTGAATCTGTTAAAATGACTAATCCATATGGAATTGAAGACACGGTATTAAAATTATCCATAGATAGCGAACAGAACAGTTATAGATTATCAAATTTAATTACCGAGCCTGATAGCTATGTTTTTGTGATTTGGCACAAGACGAATACCCCATGTACAATTTCTATCAACGTATTTGGAGAAATAATCACATCAGAGTCAAATTCTCAGTGGACAAAAGTTGTAAAAGTTAAAAAGGTGTCAGATGTATCAAATAAGAATATAGATATCACACCTCCGATAAACAGCACGACATATTTTTATGAAGCATACTTATCAAGAGGTACGGTTGATACTTCTTGGACTCCTGCACCAGAGGATGATGCGGAAGAAATTATCGGTTTAAAATCTGAAATAAAACAAACCGCAGAGCGCATCGATCTGACAGTTGGAAATCTGGAAAAAGAAATATCACAACTGTCAATACGTGCCGGAAAAATAGAACAAACTGTAAAAGATACAGAGAAAAGCTTAACAAGTAAAATTGAGAGTACAGCCGGAGAAATAAATCAAAAAGTTGAAGATGCAAAAAATGATTTAAAAGCTGAGATAAGTTTATCGGCAGACAATATCATACATACAGTTGGGAAAAATCATGTTACTGCTATACGCTACATTAGAGATTGGTTAAATGGCAGTAATTTGGATAACCAAAATAGATGGACTGAAATAAATGTATTTTCTAAAAATGTAAACATTGCAAATGGAATTATCCCAATTTGCAAAGATGAAGATGGCTCTGCAATTACTATCCAATATCCAGAAAGATATACAGATGGTGATACATCGAAATATATTGAAGCAGAAACTGGATGGAAATGTTTAGAATTAGATTTAGGACAGGTTAAAAATGACATTGATTATATAACAATTTGGCATGAATATCCTCTTACAAGTGCAGAATTAGATGCGGTAAAGATATTCAATCATCGATTACAGGTTTCCACGGATGGCAAGACTTGGTTCACTTTATATGATTCAAGATATCAGCAAAGTGGAGGATACAAAGAGGATCCTAGCGGGAAAACTTATTATATAAATGATACTATAATAAATGATAACTTCTCTTCTGTTCAACAGAATATAGCAGGGATAAATACTACAATTCAAAACGTAGAGGAGAATTTAAGAACTGAAATTAAGGAAAGTGCAAATGGATTCAACGTAAATATTCAAAAAATATCGCAAGACTTGGAAAATGCAAAATCTGCACTGAACAATGCAATAGACTCCTTGAATACTTCGTTCAATGTTGAGTTAGGAAAAATTACAGGTATCATCGAAGGAATTGACGAGACGACTGATCAGAAGATATCATCTGCTATTCAGCAATCTGCTTCTGGTTGGCAAGGTGTTTTTAAGAAATATGGAATGTATAACGATGGTGTGTCTTCCGAACAAATAAATGTAACGATTGACGGAAAAGGCGTGCAAGTATTAAACCCATCTACTTCAAGAAGCACACAAATGACAACAAATGGATTTGAAGGATGGTATAACGGTAATAAAGTTTTCTGGATGCAAGAAGATGCCACAAAAACATCCCGTGTATATGCAGACAGAGGGGTAGAGTTGCCAACATTAAAAATGATTCCTTTGACAGTACAAGATAATAATAGTATTACACGAAATGGAATTGCATTTGTAAAAACAGGTGGTTCAAGTTAATAAAAGTTTTAAGATGTCGTGTACAGCATGACATCTTTTTATATAGATTGGAGAGTGATAAAGTTTGGCAGGAAGATACGAAAAAAGAATTGACGTTATTAACGAGACTGTAAATGCGGCTCAAAACACGTCCAACATAACAATTGCTCTGTATTTTAGGAGAACTGATTATTCTTATTGGGGATATAACCGTGAAGGAAGCGCATGGTATAGAATTGCGATAGAGGGAACTGGATATAATACAGGAAATGTTACTTGGACTTTTGATCTCAATGTTGGTCAGAATGTATGGGTTGAAATTGGACGAAAAACATTCACAGATATTCCTCATGATGCAAATGGTGATCTTAGTTTTACAATGTTTGGTGATATGTACTTTGGAACATCAGTGTCCCCAACGGCTGCGGAATTAGGTGGAACTGGACAGATTCGTAATGCATATTTTGGAAAACATATTGATAGAAATGTAAAGATTACTCAATTTGAAAAAAACAATTCTACTTCAGGAACGACTGTTGGGTTTAATTGGGCTACATCTGATAATATTAACGCATTACACTTATATGACGGCGACACAAAGCTTAAAGAATTCTCTGTTTCTGGCAAAACCGGATCAATTACATATGTAGTTACACCAAACAGAAATTATAGGTTTCAAATTCGTGTCAAAAAAACTGGAACAAGCTTATGGACAAATAGTGGATATATTGAACATTCTATTGGATATCCGTCAATCACGGGTGACTTCAATTTAAATATAAACTCTCCTATAAATCTATATTTTACCGGAACTACCCCAACATCGTCAGTATACTTATATGTTGGTTCAAAAGATGATAACAATTACTTTGCGGAAAAGAAAAATATACAGTCAAGTTATGTATCTATAACTCTCACATCTGATCAAAAAAATAAAATTTACAAACTTGCTGGTCTTAAAGAGTGGATTACTGTTGTTATTGTGCAGAACTTACATATCAACGGAGTAGAAACACCATATCAACAATATTCTGCGACAATGCAATTGAATATTTCTTCTACAGCACCTGTATTTACAAATTACTCGTATAGTAATATTAACTATTCTGTGTCAAATATTATTGGCTCTAGCAAAGCTCTTGCGAATATACCATGTATGCAAGTTCAAATTAGCACATCAAACAAAGCTCACTCTTCTGTTTCTACAATTAGTAAATATGTATGCACCATTTCCGGTGGCAACAACAATAGTTTTAGCAGAACATATGAAGCACAGGAATCACAATCAGATGTATTGATCGATCTTGGAGCGATTACTGAATATGGAAGATACTCTATATCTGTTTATGCTGTAGATGCGCGTGGAATATCTTCTTCGCCGGTAGTAAAGCAAAACGCTTTTGAAGTAATTGATTATCATGTTCCACTTGCTACTACATTTGAGCTGAAAAGACTAGGAAATTTTGAAAAGGAAGTAAGTTTAAATGTTGTTTGTAATATCTCTAGGGTAAGCGGATATAACACATCTTTTACTTCTTATTATAGATATTGTAGGACTGGAACAAGTATGCCTTTATCATGGACTACCATAACTAATATTCAAGATGGCGGAATTGATGGAAGTGATTATAAGAAAATAATAATAAATTCTAATTTTTTAACACTAGAAAAGGGAGAATCTTATGATTTCCAATTTAAGTTTAAAGACAGGTTTTCTGAAGTAGTAATCAATCCATCTTTGTCTCAAGGTGTTGCGCCACTGTCTGTTTATGAAGATGGTACTGTTGCCATAAATCGTGTTCCTGATTTCAATCAGACAGATAGGGCAAAATTGCAGATTGACGGCGATATCATGATAAACAGAAACAGTGATAGTGAAGAGGTATTTGTTGCAGAAGAACTTTATTCATTGAGAGAAACAGTGGATTCACTGAGTAGTTTAAATGAATTAACTAAATCAATTTATTTATTGATGCATCCTATTGGAAGTATTGTTATGACAACAAAAAATGAAAGTCCAGAGATTACTTTCGGCGGAAAATGGATTGCGTGGGGATCAGGAAGAGTTCCAATTGGCGTAGATGAAACTCAAGAAGAATTTAAAACGACAGAAAAAACTGGGGGAGAAAAAGAACATTGGTTATCTATACATGAAACCCCATCACATACCCATCCGTTAGAACCTAACGGTCAAGCACATTCTTTTGCATGGGGCGCAAAAAAAGGAAACGTATATGTTGCAGCAAATGCTGTTGGTGGTGCTTCTCCAAGTAATACTAATTATCTATACACTCAGCAAAATACTTGGAATCAAACAGGATCGAGTGGTTCAACTCAACCTCATAACAACCTTCAACCTTATATCACATGTTATATGTGGAAAAGAACCGAGTAAATATATTTGAAACGAGGTGATCACAATTTACACAATAATTATGAATGACGACAAATCTCTCACTGCTACTGTCGTCACAACACTATATCAGAGAGAGAAATTGGCAGATAAAATTCAAATTTTAATTCCACAGAAATATGGAGATTTAAACCTAATTGAATTTACCGCACTGTTAAAATATGTGGATCAGGCAAACGTTCCGCACGTAGAAATTCTACAAAAGGATAAAGACTTATATAAAGAACATATTCGTTATGTACTTCCTGTAGACACCAATCTTACTCAATACGCAGGAGATATTGCAATTAGAATTACATTGCAAAAGAATGATATGGAAGTGAGAAAAACGTATGTAGTGCATACTGGAGAACTGATTATTAATATCAGTCCTTTAAAAGACTATTACGCTTTTGTGCCAGATGAATCGTTGGAGTTTGTAGATCAGATTGTTGTAGATTTACAGAACAAGATTGAGGCACTGGATAAAGTAGCAGACGCTTATGACAAAACAAAAGCAGATAATATTCAAATTAAGAATGGAAACGAAATACAACTACTTTCAAACAAAGTTCCTATCGGAGACAAAATCACTGTTACAAATGGTGGTTCTGGTGAAGGAACAGGCGGAAACTGTAGTTTTGAAATTGTTGAGTTTTAGAAATTAGGCGATAGGATCATTCCTGTCGTCTTTTTATATATGAAAAAATAAAGGAGGAACAAAACATGGCAGATTTAAATGTAAAATTTGCAACAGGTGAAAAGGGCAAGATTGAAGAAGCAAAAACAGCCGGAAAGCTGGATGCGAATGATTTTGTTGTGACAAGCGACACAGATGAACTTGCATTCATCAATAAAGACGGTGAGACAAAGTTTCTGAAATCTAAGTCTACAAAAGAGTATACACTGAAAGGAACTGATCTTGGTGCACTTAAAGCTGGTCAGACTATCCCAAAAGAAATCGATATGGATGGATTACTGAACTTAATTACACAAAAATCTATTCCTGCAACATATACAAAACCGAGTGTTACTCTTACAAATAATGCTGGTTCTGCGGCGGGTAATGTTGAAGCAGGAACAAGCATTACTCCAAAATTGAGAGCCACATTTAACAAGAATGATGCAGGTGATTTGACAGCTATTTCTATTAAAAAAGGCGCTCAAAGTGTGAAAGAGGGAACAGCATCTCCTCTTGATTACGCCGGAGAAGCAATCATTGTTGGAGATGAGACAGTTACATTTACTGCTTCTGCTACTTATAAAGAAGGAGCAATTAAGAATGATAACCTTGGTAATCCATCTCCAAACGGACATATTCTGGCAGGAACTGTTGCATCTAGTGGATATTCAATTACCGGGAAAAGAAATCTGTTTTATGGAACCGGAGTTGGAAATTTGCCAGAATTAAATTCTGCAACTGTTCGTGGTTTGGCAAATAAACAGTTGAATCCTTCCAATGGTCTTTCATTCAACATTAATATTGCACAAGGACAGCAGTTTATTATTTTTGCATACCCAGCAACTTTAAGAGACGTTAATCAGGTAATGTACGTTGAAACAAATGATACCGGAATGGCTTCTAGCTTTACAAAAACACTCGTTGACGTTGCGGATGCAAGAGGTGGAGAAAACGGAAAAACGTCATATAAAGTATATAGTTACCGGATGTCTACACCCGCTGCTGCTGGAATGACTTTTAAAGTAACCATTTAAATAAAGGAGGATTGTAATTATGGCTATTGATTCTAAAAATTTGCTCGTTGCTGTGAAGGCTTTTGCTCCTGCGAATCCACTTCCACTTGATTCACGTTCATTATGGGGTTCTCAAGGAGAAGCTGAAACGTATGCAAAGCAACCAAATGCTTACGCCGGACAAATTATCACAGCAAAGGTAAATGGTAAATATAAAGCATTTGTACTACAAGGAGAAAACGGAAACTGTACTCTCGAAGCAGTTGGAGCTGACCCATCTGCTTTAAAACAGTATGTAATCGTTGGAACAAGACCAGAATCCGGACAGCAACAGGGCGTTATCTATATTGATACAAATGTTGGTTACATTTGGGATGGTGCTAAATGGGTTAAGGTATTTGAAGATGTGTCTACATCTATCACTGATTTCCAGAAACGTATTACGAAATTAGAAAGCGATATTAACCTGAAAGCAAACATTGCAAATGCTAACTTTACAGGAACAGTAAAACTGGAAGGAAAAGATTTAGCAACGAAAGAGTACGCAGAATCTCTCGTTAATGCTGCAAAATCTGAAGTTCCGATTGTAATTGACGAAGATCATCAATTCCCATCAGAAGCATATAAAGCTGGTCAGAAGTATGTTGTTGCTCTTGCCGGAACATACCTTGGACAGAAATGCGAAATCGGTGATTTGATTCTTATCGTAAAAGATTACAATGTTGAATCTGCATCTAATGCTGATGGAATCGTGTTGCAGTCTAACATTGACGGTGCCGTTACGAGTGCCGATCCTTCTGCTATTGAAGGCGAGATTGTTGTAATGAGCGGTGCTACCGGAAAGGTTATCAAATCTTCCAAAGTAAATATCACTGCTCTGAATGAAGCAATCGCAAAAGCTCATGAACATGCAAATAAGGATAAACTTGACACATACACAAAGACTCAGGGAGAATTACTTGCGGCTGCTTCTGTTGATGCACAGAGCAAAGTAGACAAACTGAAAGAAACTGTAGATGGTAAGGCTGATAAAGCTACAACACTTGCAGGATACGGCATCGAGGATGCATACACAAAGACTGACATTGACGGAAAACTGAAAGTTATCAAAGATAATGTCAATACAAAAGTAGATGCTGCAACTGTTGATTCTAAGATTTCTGCTGCAAAACCAGGAATTTTATCTGAAGCTGCACAGGCTGCTAATGAAGCCTTGAATACAAAAGTTGGCGATTTAGGTGAGTCTAGTACTGTTAAAGATTATGTTGACAAAGCAGTAGGATCAGGTGGCGCAGATATCGCAGGACAGATTGATGAAGCACTGAAACAAGCAAAGAGCTATACAGATAATAAATTAACTATTACAGAATTTTAATCATAAATAGCATAGAAAGTAGAGGTGCTGTTTATGACAGAAACAAGAGCAATTTTAAAAGCAGTCTCTACAGTTGATTCTAAGTTGTCCAATCTCCCAATTGAGGATGGACAACTTATTTTCGTTTACGATAAAAAGAAAATCGTTTTGGACAATCATGGAATACGAACTATTTATGAACAAATTCAAACTATTGAAAATGAAGATCAACGAAAAGAATTACTTGCACCAATTGATTCTTTTTATTTCGTAATCGAAACTTCAATTCTTTGGAGATATGCGAATGGACAATGGATACAGATAACATCTCAACCAGCAGAAAAAATAGTTTCAAAAGACTCATATTTAAAGTTTCCCTCTATTGGATCTTCTAATCAAATTTATATCGATACAACAGAAAACGCTACGTATCGATGGGATGATAAGTCGTTGAAATATTACTGTGTCGGAAGAGATTATATGAATATAAAAATTATAGATGGATGCTTTTGAGAGGTTGTTACTTGGTAGCAACCTTTTTAATGGCTGAAATAGAAAGGATAAATATATGGCGAATACAACATTAAAAACACGTATCTTACTCAATAATAAAACAGCGGCTGAGTGGGCAAAAGACACGGAAACTGTATGGCTTAAAGGTGAATTCTTAATAGAGTCAGATACAAAAAAATGCAAAATTGGAGATGGTGTAAAGAAATATAATGAACTTACTTATGCTTATCTCACACCAGAAGAAGTAAATTCTATTGTTGCACAATCATCTCATACTCATTCTAATAAAGCCATTCTTGATGCTACAACAGCAAGTTTTACAACTACTTTATTACAAAAATTGAATGCAATTGCTGCTGGAGCAGAGGTAAATGTACAGTCAGATTGGAATATTGCAGATTCAAGTTCTGACGCATTTATCAAAAACAAACCAACTTCCATGCCAGCTTCTGACGTATCCGCTTGGGCAAAAGCGCCTACTAAGCCAAAATATACAGCAACAGAAGTTGGAGCTGATCCTACGGGGAGCTCTGCAAAAGCACTTACAGATGCAAAAGCGTATGCAGATCAGAAAATTGCAGATCTCGTAAACGATGCACCTGAAACAATGAATACATTAAAAGAAGTATCAGACGCACTTGATGCAAATAAAAATGTAGTTGATGCATTAAATTCTGCAATTGGAACAAAAGCGAATCAAACAGATTTAACAACTCACACTGGAAATGCAGATATTCATGTGACAAAGGAAAAGAAAACTGCATGGGATGGAGCTGCTACACATGCTGGATCAGCACATGCTCCTGTAAATTCAGAAAGAAACACAATTACATCCATCAAAAAGAATGGTTCTGCTGTTCCGATTAATGAGGATCGCTCTGTAGATATCACTGTTCCAACAAAAGTATCTCAGTTGGCAAACGATGCGGGTTATAAAACAACAGATAACAATACAACATATTCCCTTGGAGTTGCGGCGAACAGTTCTGCAAATGGAACTGCAAAAATCAGATTGACAGGTAGTGATGCAAAAAATACAGACATTGCAATTAAAGGTGCTGGTTCTACATCTGTAACAACGGACGCGGAAGGAAATCTTATTGTAACATCTGCCGATACAAAATATACACACCCAACAGGAGATGGAAATTTGCATGTTCCTGCTACCGGAGTAACAAACAATGGAAAAGTATTAAAGGCAGGTGCAACAGCCGGCTCTGCAGCATGGGCGCAACTAACAAAAGCAGATGTTGGACTTGGGAATGTAGATAATACTTCTGACGCAACCAAGAGTGTTGCTTCCGCTGCTAAATTGACAACAGCAAGAAATATTAATGTAGGAGGAGCTGTTACAGCCACTGCTGCATCTTTTAATGGTGGTGCTGATGCAACGATCAATGTAACGTCTTTAAATGCAGCAAAATTAGTGCTTAATTCAGGAGATGTTTTAATTTTAGACGGATCAATTTAATTACGGAGGAGGATATGCTATGGAGGCAACAATCAAAGTTCAGCTTAAACAAGCTGTAAAAACAGAAAGCCAATGGTGTAGTTCTAACCCAGTAATCCCAGATGGTTGTATGGCTATTACCTCAGATAGAGGTAATGCCTACAAAGTTGGAGATGGATCGTCAAAATGGGACGATTTATCATATAATACTGCAATTGCACAAGATGTATATTCGTGGGCGAAACAAAAAGAAAAGCCAGATTATACAAAATCAGAAGTCGGTCTTGATAATGTTGATAATAAAAGCAGCGAACAAATCAGGGCAGAACTGACAAAAAAAAATGTAGTTGATGCACTTGGATATACACCTCTTGCTGCTTCTGCAGATTTGTCTGTCAATAGCCTCACAATTGGAAATCATGCAAAACTTACATACGACACAGAAAAAGGTGCGTTAAAAATATCATTTGTATAGGAGGTGACTGTTATGCCTGATTTTTCTGGATGGACTGGATATCAAACAATGGATGGAAATACAAACTGCCGTGCGTGGGCTGACTGGCAAACAACTCGCGTATTCAGGAATGGACAAGCTGGGTGGGATGTTAGAATTATTTTAAAAGCGAACAAGACAACATCATCACCTACGTACGGTACTGGGAATACGCAAGTCGGTGCTCATCAAACAAACTCTTCTGTAGACACAAAGTATATGACTATCGTGCAGAGCGAAACAACATTTAGAGATGAGACTGTGTTTGTTCCAGCGGAAGCAGGCGCAGACATACCATTAGCAGCATATGCTAATATTCATATACCGAATGTAGTAAGTAAGGGAATCAAGTTTACAGTTACAGCCAAAAGAAATCTTTGGGGCGTTTATTTTAATGCGAATGGAGGAAGTGGGGCTCCTGAGTGGATGAAACGACACTGGGGAGAGATTGTGTATATTCCTTCAACAACCCCTTATAAATCTGGATATACGTTCAACGGATGGACAAAAACGCAAGGATCATCAACCATTAACTATAAGCCTGGAGATCCAATAGGCGATGATTCCGATGTCACTTTATATGCGGTATGGAGTCAAAATGTTGTAAAAACATGGAGTATTACATATAACGCGAACGGTGGATCTAACGCCCCAGCAAAGCAGACAGCGAATGTTGGTCAGTCCATCACAATTACTTATTCAAAACCGACACGCAGTGGATATACCTTTTTAGGATGGTCTACTTGGAATGAATCACCAGAACCTGAAGCAATGTTTACGCCGGGATATTCTTATACATCTGACAGTGATACAACACTGTACGCTGTCTGGGAGAGAGTAAATACAGATCCTCCTAGTTTATATTTCCCTGACACTTATGGAATAAATCTTGACTTCAATTATATACCGCAGCTTAGCATAAGAGCAAATGTAACGAACCCACAAGATAGAACCATATATTATAAAGTTTGCTATGTAGATAATTATTACGGAGATATCTATGATTACTATTTAAACAGCAACGGGAATACAGGCACAATAAGTCAAACAACTCTAGATACACAAATACCAGTAACATCAACAATCATTAAGAAATCCATTCAAAACTGCAACAGTGAGACTGAATTTAAACTTGCGATTTGTGTTAGTTATGAAAACATATTTGACAATAATGCGCCTGAGATGAAAAAGTATCTTGTAACGGTCAGTATTAACAATTACCAAAAACCAATAATAAAAGAGTTGTATGTTGGAAGAACCGCAGATGGCGGGGCACAACTTGATACAGTATTTAAGTATGCCGATTCATTTACAAAAATAACTACTGGCTACACAGGGGTATCTGTGTATATAGATGATTTTATTGCATCTTCGTCAGAATATACAGAAAGCAATTCTTTCGTTGGCGGAGCAAAGAATACGATAAATTCTTTGCTCACATTCATAAATAGTGCCGTTTCTGATTATAGCCATGTGTTTAAAATCAGAGTAGACGATGGAATATTTTATACAGAAAAAACATATATATTAGGCGTTTTAAGAAGTGACGGAAATATTTATATTTATTCAGATGGAAGGGTTGAGGCAAACGGATTTGTCAAGTTAAATTCAACAGACGAGGATGCAATTTTGTTTAAAGATGGTGGATTCGTTTATGCAAAAAATTTCAAAAAAATTGTAAATGGTGTTTACTTATGTCCAGATGTTTTTGAGATGTTTGGACGTGAAAATACCTCTATGGCATATTTATTGAATCAAAATTAACAAATTTATTGATTAATTGAACGGATAATTTTTATTCGTTCTTTTTTAAATTAAAGGAGGACAAAATTATGTCAGAACTTACAGGATTAGAAACAATTAGTATTGAAGAACTCGAAGAAATTTTAAGACAGAATCAGGAAAACAAAGAAACTCAAGAGGAAGAATAATCACAACAAAGGATGGTGATAAAAAATGAGTATATGTGGAGGTATTGCCGGCAGGAGAGGGAAGAATCCTGTCGGTATTTTTATTCACAATGATGCAGGTGGCAGTTGTCTGAATGCTGCTTACTGGGCTAATGCACTTGCAAATGGAAGTCATAACAAAGAGAACGGGTTCGCACACGCATATTGTGGTAGCGATGGTATTCAGCAAGTTGAAGACGATATGAATTGTGCATGGCATTGTGGAAATACAGATGGAAATACAAATTATCTGAGTATTGAGGTCTGTCAAAGTATGGGGGACTTAAATACATTTAAGCGAAATGAAGAACGTGCTTTACAGTGGTGTGCTCAAAAATGTAAGCAATATGGAATTATTCCAAACGAAAACACGATTCGTTTACACCAAGAAGTGTTTGCTACTGCTTGTCCACACAGATCAGTGGAGATACATGGTGGTGTTGCGGCAACAAAGGCATATTTTGTTAAACGAATCAAAGAACTTATGGGTGGAAACCAAAACGCAGCTATCACAGATATTGAACAGAAAGGAGAAAATGAAGAGATGAGATGTTTATTTACAGTAGAAGGTAAGGGTGCAGTATTTTATTTCGATGGATACAAGATAATCACACTGGGGCATCCTGACGAGCTGAAAATCGTTCAACAGATTTATAAGGACAACAATGGGAAAGATATGCCGTGCTACAAATGGAGTCCAAGTGCTCCATGGTACGCAAGATTGATGGCAGTCGTTAATAGAAAAGAGACTACGTCAATTTAA